GTTGTACAAAATAACCCGCGCTGAGTTTATAGGCGGCTCTCATTAACAATCATCAGCGAGGTCATCCATGAAACGCTTTTTAGGAACTGTAGCTTTGCTTTCGGTGCTATTGGTTGTCGGATGTCGCAGTATATATTCACCCTGCGATGTCGTACTGTATTCTGTAAATGGCTCCGTCATTCAGCAATGGCAGGGCGTTAAATATGTTCGGGTTTATAATGGTATAGCACGTTTCATGGATGACGGGAACTATGTGCGCATTTCAGGTACTTTTATCGTTAATATGAAGTAATGCCGCCAACATTATTGAGGCGCGGGTTACTTCGTACAACACCGGCGTTATGCAATGCGGATCACATTAAGGAGTTGGAATTATAGCCGCACTGCACAACACCGGAAACGTTGGTGGAAATGCTCGCCTTAAGAAATTTTTGATAGGCGGGCGCAAAGAAAGGTTCATTATGGTTGATTGTAAACTTCCGACGTTGTCAGTAGCTACTTGTGAGTATCAAGAGTTTTTCGATAACCGAACGCAGTGTAATGGTCGTGGCATGTTCGAAGGTCATTGCCCGTTTCGTAAGGTTGTGGAAGATGCGCCCGCTGACACTATGGAAGCGGCGAGCACATCCACCAACACTCAAAGCCATGCAATTTCGCTTTGCCTTGTGTGCATTAAAGAACCGTGTTCGCAGCGGAGCGAGCTTCCGTCATGTCCAGTAACCGTTTGTGCCATGCGCCAAGCGAAACATGCAGGCGTTTGAGAAAGTTGTAGTCAATTACCATTTTCTTTGGAGTTATAAATGGCCGCAAAAACATACGAAGAGTTCATGGCGCAAGAAACTTTTGACGCTGTACCGTTACCTGAAATTGGTCGCTACATTTGGGATGCGGCCATTAAATCTGTTGAGGAAAATGGTAACAGCCTACAACAGCGAAAGTGTGCCATTAAAAAATGTGGTTGTCCAACATGCGGTATTCCAGTATCGGAATGTCCTCGTGTAAAGTAACGGCACACGTTTCGCACACGTTGTAAGAAATAAATTTTGCTCTTTAAAATTATAGGCACACTTCTGTACGGGCCATACGAACGACGAAGGGTAATATGGCGGGTAAAGTGTCATTCGACTCCGTTACATCCCGTAAGTGTGCTTTACATTAAGGTAGCAAAATTTACATCTTACAACAAATAAAGGTTGCCATGTGTGCCTATATCAAAAACTGACCGTACCAGTAATCGAACGGTATAACATTACGGCTCTTATACTCAGTAGGTTTTTATAGGCACTCACGGCAACCGTTTATCAAACGTTAGGCACAATACCGGCTCCGACCACACCAATGACGGCGCGAGGAAAGGAAAAAATGAAAACACACATTAATAAAATTTACGGAACTGAGTTAGAAAAAGTATGCATAGATGAACCTCCGTATACTGTTTTTGGAAGTTCTGTCTTGTTGCCTTCTTTCCATGTTGCAATGAAAGTTGATGGGTTAAAAGAAATATTAAAATTGGCAGACGACGATGATTCTTTTCATATCGAGATTTCGCATGAAAAAATGACAAGGTATTGGATAACAAGAAAAAGAAAAATCGTGCCGCAAGAAAGCGGAGCGGAGCCGGTACAATGCCTAACAAACAAAGGCCAAAATACCGGCGAATCTATAGGTAAATAGTTATTAATAGGCCGGTACTTAGGCCATTTGTTAACGTTGTACGCAATGAACTTCTTAGAAAGGTTTTTACTATGTCTAAACTAGGCGGTAGGTGTATATGTAAGTTATGTGATCTTGAGAACACGGGTACTTGTATCATAGAGGCCGCAAAAATAGGATACTGTGGTGCTCAGTCCACAGACGTACAACAGCTAAAGGCTAAAATTGCCTCACTTGTTGCGGAATTTTGTGAGCTTTACGACAGGGGTTTGAGCAATGAAGCCGTGTCTCTTTTACTAACTAAACTGCGGCAACTATCAGCCGTTTAACGAAACGTTGTGACGCAAGCTAATTGAACTTTTAATTTGAAAGGAGCGGCTATGAGTCAAGGAACAGTTGATCCGGTCGGTGAAATGGTCAGCAAAGCCATCACCAATCATCTTCATCATGCCAACCGTAGGTACTATAACGAGCGGGACGACTTTCTTCTCGGTAATTTACATGAGGATATGTGCAAACTGGTAAGAGCCGCACAGAAGAGCGTGGAGGTTCAGTTGGCCAGCGCACAACAGCTAAAGGCTGAAATTGCCGCTCTTGTTAAGGAGTATAGTGGTACATTTGATGGTATGCATTCTTTAAGTGAGAATGAATTTTTACATAAACTGCAGCAACTATCAGCCGTTTAGCAGGACATTGGTTGCAATTGGCAACGAGAGCGTTTTATAGTTCCGCTGCTAGAAAGAATATAACATGAATAATCCAAATGGTAGATAATGGTATTAGCCGTTGGCACAGGTTCGATTCCTGTATCGACATGAATATTTATTTATTATTTCATTTACTTTAACTGAAAGGTAATAATATGGAATATTTATCATTTACTTTATGGATGTTATGCTATCCATTATTCAGTACAATTGGATGTTATTTAATGGTAAAATATCATGAAGTTTCACCATTAAAAAAATGTACCTCATCAAATATCGGCATTGTTACGTTAATTGATTTAATTATATACATATATATTGGAATGCTTTTATGGCGATCTGTCACAAATCCATAATAAAGAGGTGTCTATGAATGAAATTAAACCAAAATTTTCAAATTTAACTAATAAAATGCATTTATTATTAAATCAAATAATAAACGCAGAAAAGGGGGCGAGAGAATTAATAATAGAAATGCATAATTATGAACGAATACCTCCTGCAGAGGTGCTTATTACAGAATCTCTTCTTAAAGAGTTATGTAATGCTCTTGGATGGCAAGGAGGCACACGCCATCAGGCGCTGGATAAAGTTAAACGATTGGTACAAATAGAACAGAAAGGAAAACAATGAAATTATTTATATTTTTAAAACAATACTTTTGTAAACATGTATGGAAGGATGGTAAAAAAACACTTTTAAGTCAAAGATGGGAAAATTATGCAGAACAGGATGGTGTTCCTATTCAGGCACACTTTTCTTATAATAGCATTGAACAAAAATGCATTAAATGCAACAAAGAAAGGATAATAGAAAAACGGGTAATAATTACATAAATATTATGATATTTTTGTATAGTAAGTGTATCGTATCGCATGGTATTGTGCCATCAAGTAAATGTTATGTATTGTGCCATCTAGTAACGTAATGCGTAATAAAATCTAGTAAAGTAAATGTAAGGTGTAACATAGTACCGTCTAGTAAATGCGCTGTAATGTAGTGTCATATCAAGTAAATGTAAAGTAAAGTCGGGCAGGGTCTCGTTATGTGACGTTCTGTAAATGTAAAGTAAAGTGGTATGGTATGATGTTTAGTAAATATTGGGTTTTGTATAGTTGTGTAAATTTGTAAATGTTGGGTAGGGTGTTGTTATGTGAAATTCTGTAAATGTAAAGTAGTGTAAGGTAGAGTAGAGTGTTATTGCGTAAATGTATAGTAAAGTTGAGTATTGCTATGTAAATGCAATGTGTAGTATTAAGTAATGTTTGGTAAATGTATTGTCATGTTGCATTAAGTAATGTGTGGTGCCGTAAATGTAATGCGTTGTATAGTATTATCTAGTAAATGTAACGTGAGGTCACATGATGTAAAGTAATATCTAGTAAATGTATGGTCGCGTGAAGTATCATGCAGTAAATGTTTTGTTATATAAAATTAAGTTGAGTATTATAAATGTAAGATAAAGTAAAGTAACGTGCATTGTAATATAAATGTAGGGTGAAGTCTAATGAAGTAAAGTTCAGTAAATGTGCTGTAAAGTAGCGTGAAGTAATGTTCAGTAAATGTGCTGTGTCGTGTTGTAAAGTATCGTCACGTAATGTTATGTAAATGTAATTTAAACCTTAAATAAGGAGACGTAAAATGGCTAAAAATGGTAAGGCTTTGGGTGAAAAGCCCATCGAGACAAATGTCAGTTCAGTTATGGGCGTTCGTGGGGAATGGTTGAAAGACAAATCTTCCTCTCTTTCATTTCAGGAATGGCTTGTTCTCAAGTATAACAAACTTGAGGAAACTATTCTTACACTCCAGTCTGAGAGGGGTATTTTGAAAACTGAAATCAGCGATCTTATGAAAGAAAACGAGGCAATTAAAACAGAAGTTGCCTCATTGAAACCGAAGATCGATGAGTTGAAGCTTGAAAAAGATCTAATGACCAAAACTATATCAGAATTAAAGGCCGAAAATGAAACGCTTTCAAAGATCATTCCTTTTCCCAATATAAATAATCTCGCCAATGCTGAAGCTGACGCTGTGCTTCAAGCTGAAGAAGAAGCTGAAATTCATGCTGATGAAGAGGCTGCTGCTGAAATTGTTGCTGAAGCTGACGCTATACTTCAAGCTGAAGAAGAGGCTGCGATTCAGGCTGATGAAGAAATTGGTCCGTCTGCCGCATAGTTTAATAAAGGGGATTAACAATCCCTCTATTTTTTTTAATCATTAAAACAAGGAGTTTATATGAGAGATGTGGACAATACTTTAACCAGTCAAAATGATATTGATGCTATGGAGTCGTGCACGGATATTACCAAAATTGCGATACTCAGGGCCATTGAGGAATTGAAACGTCAATTTATAACAGAAAGAATTGAAGCGGGTAAATTAAAAGTCCAGTATGCTGAAAAGGTAGCTGAGATTGCCAAACTTAAAATTGAATTAAGCAAACTTTCTGAAGCAAATCAAGTTCTTGAAGAAATAAGAAGCGCAATAGAGGAAACTAATAACTATTTAAAAAATGAATCAGAGAGAGGTTCAGAAAATGAGTAAAGAAACATCATTCAAGGATTGTAAGAAAAGTTGTAAAAATGGTTGTATTTGCGATGGTTATTGTTTTAAAACTGGTTATGAATATGCTTTAATGGATATGCAAAGTTTGCCTGAATCCAAGAATAGAAAAAAGAATAGAAATAAACTTATTAATAAACGTTAATAATGGTTATACTTTTATTATTTGTGGTATAACCACAATAGAGCAACGGTCTTATTTTAAACTGCTGGATACTACGCGAATCGGAGCCTATTAACAGCCTAAGATCTCACCGAAGATACCTGGTGCGTTATTAGCGTCGTGTGCGGACTATTGCCCCCAAAAGCAATAAGATCTATCGACAAACCGAGGACCAGCAGTTTAATTTTTTCTTACACTTTTCTTTGAAAGGAATTAACATGAATATTGTTAATAAAATATTACTGCTTTTTTATTCAGTCTTGTTTGGATTAATATTGGCCTTTCCAGTCAAATGGTGTTGGAACTGGTCAATTGCCATTATATTTGGTCTGCCGGATATTACGTGGTGGCAGGCGTGGTGTCTTCAATTTTTAACTGCTGTTTTAATAAGGTCAACAAACAATATAACAACGAAAGAAAAATAAATGTCGAGTAAGATAATGCGCTGTTCAGTAAATGTATTGTAAAGTTGTATACGATCAAATAGGGTGACGTTAATGTAAAGTAGGGTGGAGTTATGTTTGGTAAATGTTTTATACAGTAAAGTACCATAAAGTTATTATATGACGTTAGTGTTAAGTGAAGTGCCGTTTTGTGTGGTAAATGTTCTGTGGAGCCATGTTATATGGAATATCGTTTTGTGACGTTAATGTATTGTGTGATGGCATAAAATCTAGTAAATGTATAGTAAATGTGTGGTCGAGTCAAATGTAGTTTAGTAAATGTGCTGTTGGGTAAAATATAGTTCAGTAAATGTATTGTTATATTGTATTCAGATATCGAGGCGCACGATTGCGCAAAGGTCAGGCTTTTATTATCATAGTTCTCTAACCTTACCTGGAGAACAATATGCGATTTGAAAGCAGGTAAACTTGACCGGCAAGTAACGTAGCCTGCGTTACTTCCAATATATTTTTGGTCTATTACTTGACAAATAATAATTTAAAAAGATATTACATAATATAAACGAATAAAAGGAGGAAAAATGAGTTTTTGGTCTATTGCATCAAAAGAACTAATAGTAAAAGACTCTCCATCTTCGACGGTGATGGCGCTAAAAAACTTGAGAAATTTTCATGCTACGGATGGCGCTTCTATAAATTTTGAATGTGCAATTAATGTAGCGAAAGTATACGAAGAGTATTGAAAAGATGTACATAAACCAGCTTGGAGTGATTTAGTAAGAGTTGGCAAGGCCCATGCTAAAGTTATCCATAAATTTGAAGGTAGTTGCCCTCCATGGTGGCTGTATGAAGTATCCAAGTACGACAAAATGGAAGGGATATCTTTTAATTGGGTAAGTGAGCCCAAAGAGCCTCTTAATTTTGAAATAGGTATGAAATACTATCTATCAAATAAACGCTTGATAGAATTAGGGCAAAGAAAATGGATATTCAAATCCATTTTGAACTTTGCTCTTGATAAAGCTCTTAGTGATGTGCTTGGGGCAGCAGATCAAATACTTCGGGTAGTGGTGGGAGATAAAAACTACTTGTATAAATTCGAAGAATATTATCAACATTGGAAACAGATTTCATTTTGTGATAATTCGATAAAGGTTATTATGCTGAGTTAATTATTCTTTTACAACAATTTATTCAACGATAGGAGAAAGAATTATAAAAGCGGAAAATAGATACAATAAGATAAATGTTTTCGTGAGGAAAATGCTTAAAGAAATTAAAAACAGAAATAATGACATTAGTGAGATCAAAATGAATTATCCACAAAATATTTCCATAAATGATATGGAAATAATAGAGGGAATATTTAACGGACTGGGATATAAAATATCTCCTAAAATTTCCTCATTACAATTAATGTAAAATTTTAATTAGGATAGTTGTTCCGCCGTGCCGGTTTAATGAGATACAAGTTGAAACTGTGAGCAGGCCCGAACAATTATCCTAATTAAGCAAATTGTAAATGTATTGTACTGTGAGGTCCTGTAAATGTATATGTTGTTTGGTTTAGTGCTGTAGGTGTGTTGTGAAGTATTATTTGGTAATGTGCCGTAAATGTGCCGTGTTGTGAAGTCGGGCGGCGTAAATGTACTGTGTTGTTAGGTCTGGTGGCATAAATGTAAGGTACAGTTGAGTAAAGTCTAGTAAATGTAAGGTACTGTATGATAAAGTACTGTGTTATAAATGTGATGTGAAATCGCGTGAGGTGTTGTAACAGTAAGTAATATCGCGTATCGTAAATGTCTGTGTTGTTTTGTTAATAAATAAAATATAGTATTGTAAATGTGTCGCGTAAGATCATGTAAATGTGAAGTAAAGTAGCGTAACGTTTAGTAAATGTATAGTAAAGTAAGACCGCGTAAATGTGAAGTAATGCCGAGTAACGTAAGGTTATGTAAATGTGGAGTAAGGTGGAGTGAGGTGCTGTATAGTAGAGTTTTGTAAATGTATTATATTATTATATTAAATAAACACTTCATTATTTATAGAAAGGAAACTATCATCAAAATCCAAAAATTCTAATTGTTTCAGCATGTCTTGAAGAAGTTGGCACTCAAACAAAAAAAACTGCCGACACAAACGTTCATTGAAAGGAAGTTTTCCATGGAAGCGAAGAAAGTTCTCAAAATCGAAGCAGAGTTCTTAACAGAATGCTTGGGAACAAACCCAAGTGACCCCAATGTTTATGCGTCATGGATTGCTGAAGAGGCCCCTGACAGGGCCACAACAGCCAGTGATATTGCAGGTATGACCACCACGATGGAAGTTCATCGTGCCCAACTTCGCGCTGCCGCAGAAGCGAATCCTAATGCGCCTGCAGTAGAAGAAGTTGAAGATGCAAATCTTATCGATCCCAAAGGAAAAACTATCTTCTTAAAAACAGAAGATGGCAAGCCCTATCTTCCCGCATATATGATTAAGGGCTTTCTCAAGTCGTCTGCCAAAGCTCAGAATCGTATCCCTGGCAGCAGAGTCAGTGGCATAAAGGCCAACCAGCAGGTCATAACTGACCTGATTTTTGTAACCCCTGCCAAGGTCATGCTGGAACTGCCCAGCGGAGCCACCATTGGTGAGCTTCAGCGCCCTCTCTGCATTGCAAATTCGCCTACTGGCCCCAGGACAGCCATCAGTGTCAGCGAGTCTGTTCCAGTTGGAACTAAATTCAAATTCCAAGTGGAAATGTTAAGGGGAGATCTAGAACCTCTGGCAAAGGATCTACTGGACTACGGCGAGCGTAAGGGCATAGGACAGTGGAGAAATGCAGGTAAGGGGTCGTTCTCTTATCGCATTGTATAGGTCTTGCCAGTGGATAAAAGTAACTACCAGGAGCGATCGAAAGTTTAACCTGGGGCTGTGTGAGTTCTCGTATCTTTCAAATTTAGATTACACACAGCATTTTATTAAATTAAACAAATTATTTAAAAAATAATTTGTTTTTTTATTTATATTTATGGAATAACAATATAAAGATGCTTTAAATTATATGGAAAAACACAAAAGGAGCACTAATGTATCTTAAAGATGTAATATGTAGTAAATGCCAAATATCTATGTATTGTGCTTCTGCTCAAGGTGACGATAGGCCTCCTTGTGCCGATAATCTTAGAGAAATAAGAGAATCTGTTAGAAAATTGAGAGACGCTTTTAAAAGATGGAATGATATTCCGACACAAGCGCCTTCTGATGAACTATTAAATGAGATCAACAATGTGATTCAAAGCACAAAATGAAGTCAAAAATTATTAAAGATCATGTATGCAGGCCAAACAATTATTTATTATCGCCATTTATGGAAAGAATAGCTTTAAAAATATCCGAAGAAGCTGGTGGTAATAAAAATAATCAAAAAAGAATATCACATGGCTTGCAAATTTTAGTATTAAGAGAAGCCCATCGTAGAGGGATAGATACGAAAGTATTATATGATATAATTCATTAACAATTCAATGAGTTACTATTGTATATTACATACAATAACTAGTTGTAGTCAATTTAAAATTGGAGATATTATATGATTAGTTGGTATCGTTATTCTGAATTGTCTGATGGTGGCATAGAAGATGCTCCACGTTTTGCGTATCGAGATGATGTGGAGCCAATTTTAAACAGCCTACAACAGCTAAAGGCTGAAATTTCCGCTCTTCTTACCGAATATTATCATTATCAATATGAGGTTTCTCGTCCCGAATTGGCTGAAATTACATGGAACAAATTGCGGAAACTATCAGCCATTTAGCAAACGTTGTGCGAAATAAGAGATTGTTTTTATGGTTGTAGACGGTCACACATCAATTCCCGGTGGAATCTCGGGCAATGGGGTAGGTTCGACGCCTACATGTGACAAGTGGACGCACGAGCAGACCGCTTTACACTATGGAGGCAATCTCTTAAATTGCCATGTGTAAAAATAGTGCCACCGGTTGAAAGTACCAGTGATTTCAGGCTTGGGGTGGCTTGGCTTGTGACCTCACATATGGCAATTATATATTATTTACAATTCTTTTATAGGAGAATTATATGTGGCAATTCTTTGGTTTTATTTTTTGTTTTTTGATATTAGCTACAATATTTGCTGAGATTGTAATGCATCTACCTTAAATTCAGGACGAATATTATAAATAGTCATATTATATAGACGGTTGCAGCAATGAACATACCATATGCAGGGCATATATCGTGGGTTAGCTACCCTGCTCGTCGGCCTGTAAGTGTCGATCACTTCATATCACGCTTGTTATTTTGGACCGAAAGGGATGAAGGAGTAACAAGATACCACAGGTAAGCATATGGGCAACCGTCTTATAAATATTATTTTTAAATTTTTAAACTTTAATTGATGTGCACAAATGAAATTAACTAAAGCTATTTCTGTAATCGAACATTTATATAGTTTATCAACTTCAAATAGTGAGGCATGGTCTGTCATTCGTGCGGCATTGTTGAAAGTTCAAAAACCAGTCAAACAACGTAAGTTAAATATTTGCCCAGCTTGTACTGAAGATAAAGTATTAATAGCGGCTTATAGTAAAGGTGTAAAAACAATTACATGTACTATGTGTGACGGATCTGGCAAAAAACCTACAAATTTGTCATTGGATTGCTACGGTATTTCAGTTAATTCTGAAAGTGGTAAGATATCGAAACTTCAAAAGAATTTATAATATTCACTTAAATTCATGGAGAAATTATGTCATCTAAACTTACTAAAAAAGAGATTCAAAAAGATTTTATAGCCCTCATCAATAGTTGTGTTGAGGGCTACACTGAAGAATGGACACCTTCTTGTGGAGAAAGCAGAGAAGGTTTTCTTGCCATGAAGGATCTACTTGAGAATCTTGCTGGGCATTTCAAAGTAGATATATCAAAAGCTAAAAAAAATATAAAGGAGTTTAAAATGGCTATTGAAAGAAGGACTAGAGGTGGTCAAGGCGGTAAAATAGGTCATAGCAATATGAGCCATTATACCGAGACCGAGATTATTAAAAAGGGTCACAAAAAACATCTTCGCAAAGAATCTAAAAAAATTATTTGTGAAGAATTAACCTGAAAGGAATCAATATGTCATCCTGGCATAGCTATCCATCTGTTTACGCGTTGGGGCACAAGGCTATAGAGAATTTATTCAAAGACCCTGTTCTGGTTGAGGAAAAGATCGATGGCAGCCAGATGTCTTTTGGTAGATTTAACAAAGAATTGAAAGTTAAATCAAAGGGTAAAGAAATGTATCCTGAAGCGCCAGAAAATTTATTTGAAGAAGCTGTCAAATTTGTATCTACTCTCGATCTTCATGATGGTTGGACTTATCGCGGAGAATGCCTTAAGAAACCACATCATAACGCATTGGTTTATGATAGGGTTCCTAAAGGTAATGTAATCCTGTTTGATATTAATACTGATGAGGAACAATACCTTTCAAGGAAAGATAAAGAAATTGAGGCTACTCGTTTAGGTATTGAAATTGTGCCAGTTATGTATGAAGGCATGATTTCTACTCCAGAGGAAGTGCTTATCTTCCTTGAAAAACAATCTATTCTGGGTGGCCAGAAGGTTGAAGGTGTGGTTATTAAAAATTACGCTCAGTTTGGGCGCGACAAGAAGGTGCTCATGGGGAAGTATGTCTCAGAGCAATTTAAGGAGGTTAACAGGGAGAACTGGAAAGAAGCCAATCCTCAACAGGGGGATATCATTACTCGCCTTATAAACGCTTACAAGACGCCTGCAAGGTGGAATAAGGCTGTTCTGCACCTGGAGGAGCGTGGCGAGCTTGAGAGGTCTCCTCGTGATATAGGAAAGCTTATAAACGAGGTTAAGGCTGATTTAAAGAAAGAGTGCGAAGAAGAGATTAAGCAAGCCTTCTACGACTGGGGGATTGGCAATATTTTAAGAGGGGCTGTAACAAGACTTCCTGAGTGGTATAAAGAGGAATTGTTGAAGTTACAATTCCATATTAAACCAGAGAATCAGCAAGATGTTAAACCCAGCTGATTTATGATATAATTATAGTAGTGAATTTATGGGGGTGCACGGTTTCGACAGATTTGATGAAAATTAAGTTGCATGTCGTGGATGATTGTTGGCCACGTTAAACATCAATCACGTATCAACTGCCGAAGATTATTCTTTCGCAGAAATGCTGAAAGTCGCCTAATTAAAGGTGACGAGGGTTAGTGATCATGCTCTGAATCATTAATCTACTAATGAGCTAGAGATTATATGGGTGGCCTTCGTGACATATAATTTTGAAATTATCTGAGGTTGATCTTGAGATGGTATTGCTGGTATCGAGTTTCAAGATCATATCTAAAACCAGCTAAACATGTAGTAACTTAATTAGAGTCGAATTTGGACAGGAGTTCAATTCTCCTCACCTCCACCATTTCAAAGCGTATTGATATCATTATCATTACGCTTTTTTTTATTTTATTATAAAAGAAATAAAGTATTTTTTATATGGGTGAGCAACGAATCCGCGAGAATGATCAGCTTTCCCAGATAGCGAGTTCGCTAAGTGGAAATGCCGTCAATATGAGGTAGCACGCTGGCCGTGGAGGAAAACTCACCCATTCTATTTTAAAAGAGGATAGAAAAATGATATGGATATGTCTTGTTATTATAGAAGGACTTATTTGTTTTTATGTTGGACGATTGAATGGGATTAAAAAGGAACGAAATCATTGGAAAAAATATTATTTAAAAAAAGAAATTATATGTAATTACCCAAATGCTTGTGGACTCAGGATGAATGGCAGATGTGATTTAGAAAAACCTTGCGATAAATATATACCTTAATAAAGGATGGCTAAAATGATATTTTTTTTATGGCTAATATTAATATTTATTCTAGCTTATATTATGTATCGTATCGGAAAATATAGTGAACAAAGACACTTAGGTATAACTTCAACTGATGAAATAAATAAAAGTATAGATAAATCATTATTTACATTCAGAGAAAGAATACGACGACGATGGGGTAAGCTAAATAAGAAATTTGTAAGATCTATAAAACCATGCCCAACTTGTGGGAGTCGTAATATTAAATGCAGAGGTTCATTGTGGAATTGTGAGGACTGTGGCAAACAATGGCATTTGTGATATTTTATATGAATTCATGATATAACAATTATGGAGAAATTTATTTGTATAAAAATCATTCTCTAAACAAGGAGATAAACATGTTATTTCTCATTGAGCCAAGTGAACTCAGGAAAGCTTTAAAAGATATTGAAATTGCTGAAAAGAATGGATTTAAGTTTTGTAGAGGTGTTTTTAGATTAGATACCCAATCTGAGATATTAAACAATTGCTTGGCAAGATATTCAGATTTGGATGAAAAGGCTCACCCTACAAATCCGTGTCTGGATTGGGGAAGACATCAAAATGTAACAAAAAGACACAAATTTGTTAAAGGTAAGTTACATTTAATTAAAAAAAATTAATAAAAGAAAAATCTTACAATTTCAATAAGATTTATTTGTGAACCCATCTTGCACATGACTATAAAAACGTGAGCACAACAACCTACAATTACAGTAAACAAAACTGCTGATCGAGTAATCGAACGATCAGGGGCCGGTGGTGTGAGTTGATATAGTTATGTGCAAGGTGGGTTTATTATTTAACTTAAAACAAAGGAGAATTTATGAAATATGTCGAAGGTTTGAGTAAAGAGATGGTAATTGCGGCAACATATTCAAAAGACAAAAATTTTACAAAATTAAGTGAAAAGGCTAAAAAAATCAACGATATAATTGACTCTTTAGTTATGAGTGAAACACCTAAAAGAAAAATGAGATCTATTATATCAATATTATTGAACGAAACATTGCCAACACAAGACAGTAGATTTAAGTGCAAAATATTTACAGCATTGGTTCATTTAGACGAATATGGTTCACACGATTATCCTATCGGAGAAGTTGTTATCGTTATTCATCCAACAAGTCGTCACGCTATTAGGCCTGATGGAAGTTGTGGTAATCGTTATACTGAACCTGATGGGTTGCATTGTAGGTACGCCACCGTCGAAGAGATAGAAGCAGCATTTTCAGATGAATAAAAATTTAGCACTTAAAAAAAGATACTACTATTGCTCCAGTTGCGGGGCAATAGTAGAACGATTTTCTGATCGAAAAAGAATTAATTCATATTGTGACAAATACAATAAAAGTGTATATTTGCAGCCAATATTAAAAAAACAGATTAAAAAATGCCATAAATGTGAAGGGACAGGAATGATAAGTAATAAGAATATTACGTCACATTATGGTATTGTAGCGCTAATGTGCAAATATTGTAAAGGAACGGGAAAGATCATTAAATGTATCAACAACATTTCAAAAAGGAAATAATAAAGAAGGAAAAAATGACAGTAAAAATTGATGATACTTCAAGAAAACAATATTATTGTGCTGCATGTGATTTGGAATATCTTGTTGCGGATTATGATAATTTAATAGCACAAGAGGTCGCCAAATTATGCCCTAAATGTGAACATCCTGGCAAATTAAAAGAGTAATCAGAATGTTAAAAAAACAAATTGTTATCATAAATCTTAATTAAAGGCGGGCTGAGATCGTGGGGGAACTTCCACCCTGCTTAGAAAAGGTGCAGTGCCCTGAGTGACGATCTGTAGGGGCTGAGCCGCCTGTTTATAGGAGGACACTATTAATCATACTCAATGGTTTGCTCAGAACAATAAATTCCAACAACATGAACAATGGCTGGTTGATAATGTAATATTAGAAACTATAGTTGGGTCTCATGCATATGGATGTCAGACGCCACAATCTGATTATGATTTGGCCGCAATAGTATTACCAAGATGTGAACATCTAAATCCACAAAAATTCGGGTTCATACTTGGGTTCGATAATTTGCCAAATTTTAAACGTAAAGAAATTAAAGGCAAAAAAGTCGATATAAATGGTAAATTATTTGAGGCTGAATGGATATCATTAATAGAATTCTTTGTTCAGGCAGGGTTAAAAGGGTCACCTAATCTTATTGAAATTCTTTTTGCAAACAGAGAGTTTGTTACTGTAGGAACAAAAATGGGGTGGCGTCTTCGTGATAATAGACGTTTATTCCTTTCAATGAAAACATATCATGCGTTTCGTGGGTATGCGTGTGGTCAAATGCATAGAATAAGACAGCGTAATCCTGAAACAGAAGATCGTAAGGCTATGGTAGCCAAATATGGATACGATCTTAAAATGGCTTTTCATACTTTACGTTTAATGGATCAAATAGATCAAATACTCACCATTAATGATATTGATTTAATGAGAAATAAAGAAGAATGCAAATTAATGCGCAATGGAGAATGGGGAGATTTTGATAGATTTGATAAAGAGTTTCAAAAACGTATGGATCATCTTGAAGAGCTTTCCAGGAAATGCAACTTGCCGCCTCAACCACAACAAGGGGCGTTAAAGCAGCTTTTAGTGAGTATACTGGAAGAACACTATCCTGTTGACGAAATGATACAAATGACAGATGAGTATGTTTCTGCAAAACAAGTAAATGATAAGTTGGATGAAATAATTAATTTAATAAAGAAACCTCAATAAGATTTATCATAAAGGGAAAATAGTACCTTTATGATGAACTTCGCCCTAAACGAGTATTAAACCAGTATTTTGGGTAAACCTGGAGGGTGAGTGCGTTTAAGCCAATAGCCCTGGTGGTCTTGTGCTAACACAAGAAAAGGTTTTTATTAGAATCTTAACCGAGTAACGAGAACACATATTTAAAAGGAGATGGTATGAAAAAGATAATTGGTATATTTTTAACATTAATATTTATTATAACATTGTATATTAGTAGTACAATTATTACTGAAAAAATATTTTTAGAAGAATTTAATGGAATATCTTGGGCTTTTGGTGTTTTATCAATGTTATTAGCAATGTTATTTATAATTAAATATCAGTTAAAATATTTAATTAAAAAACAAAAAGATTAAACATTATGAGGGGAGGAATTGGTGAATTGGATATATGGAGAGCATGGCCATATAATAACTGAGATCGCCAGGGGGCTATCGTTAAATAATAAATTAAATAATTATTTAGAATTAGGTATAGAATATGGTAATATATTTAATAAAGTCGCCCCTCTAGTAAAAGATATGGCCGTTGCTGTAGAAATAAATAAGAATTCATATCATAAAATTTGTCATAATAAAAATTTATTATGGAATTGCTGTTCAACTGATGATTATTTTGATAAATTTATTTCAAAAGAAATTAAATTTGATCTAATATTTATTGACGCCGATCATGGCTTTGAATCTGTTAAAAAAGATTTTAATAATTCTTTTAAATATTTAAATGATGGTGGAATTATTCTATTGCATGATGTATATCCACCAGAAGAAAAATATCTTGGAAATGGTTTTTGTACAGATGCTTATAAAATAATGGACTATATAAAAAAGAATTATTTGCTTCAAACTGACGATATTGCAACAATTCCAATATTTTTTGGCATAGGATTTATAAGAAAAACTAAACGCCAATTAGATTGGCAAAACCATTAATTAGGAGAATTTATTATGGCTGTTCATTGGACTCCGGATTCAAAATTTAATGCGGATAAGTATGACACTATTCCTAATGGAGGCAAACTTCCAGATAAACCTATTACGGCGCGTGGCCATAGACGTCATGAGCCTAAAGCATCAGGAGCGAAGATTTCTGAGGTAAACAAACATTAAATTTAAAATAAGTAAATATTAAATCTAAAAGAATGACAATTAATAATTGTCATTTTTTTTATATATTGGTATTTTTAGATTAATTATGGAATATCTATAATAGAACGTTTATCTTAAATTTTACAGAAAGGCCAATATGAAATGCAGAAAATTTGGTATTAAGCCTAACGAATGCTGTTTAAATTGCATGGATAGATTCAATAAGAATAATAATTGTTATAAAAAAGAATGCGCAGGATGTCCAATGGGAAATAAACAGCGTGGTATGGCTTGTTATCTTCCTCTATCCAGAGCGCTTAGAATTAATGATTTTGAAACTGTATATAATATTCTAACGGAATATGCTAGATTAAAAATCAAGGGAGCGATTCCTAGCGTATATGCAGACTTAATGATATCAAAAATAAAAAGTGAAAGAGAATTAAATAGAGATATAAATTTTAACGAGCATTACGATCATGTCAGTAGTGCTTGGGATGGGTATATATGAACTATTGGGTTACAACAGACACTCATTTAGGACATGATAAAATGAAAGAATACTGTGGTAGACCATATAATTTTAGTGAAAAAATTTTAAAAAATTTATCTTTAACAATAAAACATGATGATATATTAATTCACATTGGCGATGTGTGTATAGGTAATGATGCCTATTGGCATGAACAATTATCTTTAATACCGATGACAAAATGGCTTGTTCGTGGCAATCATGATAGAAAAAGCAATATATGGTATCTTACCCATGGATGGTCGTTTGTAGGTGATTATTTTAAAATGTATATGTGTGACAAATCTATTCTATTTTCTCATAAGCCCATTATTGATATAGGATACGATATAAATATTCATGGTCATTTTCATAATAATGATCATAGAACCTATGAACCAGAATTGGTGGCGATAAAAAATGATAAACAAATCTTATTGTGTATTGAACATCATTACCAGCTTTTTAAACTTGAAACAATCATAAAGAAAGGTATTTAAATTATGGCTATACTATTAATGACTATAGGCATTCCAGGTTCAGGCAAAACGACTTGGGCTAAAAATTATGTTGCTCAACATAGCAATTTTACCATTATTAGCCCTGATGAAATACGAAGAAAATATTTGGGCGGCATTAACGATATGAGTAGAATAGCAGATGCTTGGTTGGTGACAAAAATAAAAGTATCAGAGTTATTATTTGATAATAAAGATGTAATTCTTGATGCAACCAACGTATCAACCACTTATAGGCGATCTTTTTTAATCGGATTACCTGAATGTGAATTGATGGCTAAAATTTTTGATGTAGAGCCAAAAATAGCTTGTGTGCGTATAGCACAAGATCTTGAAACCAAAATAAGAGCCAATCCTCCAACTGAAACGGTATATAGAATGTATGGAGAATTTTTATATACATTAACTGTAATTCAGGATGAGGGATTTAAAATAATATAACAGTTAAAATCAAACCTTAAAAGGAGAAGAAATGAATTTTATAAGGAAATTAAAAGAATTACAACAATTGGGAGATATATTGGCCCATAAAGGACAAATGGGTGGGTTGACTAATTATGAACTTGAATTTTCAACTCAAACCTTAGCCAGCATTATGGTATTACAAACCACTTTTGATGTATGGGAAAAATGCGGATCTCGCATATTTCAGTTATCGGATAATTTGGTGGAGGCATTTACCCATACTGACATACCTTTAAAAATGTGTCCAAACGAATTTCATTATCCGTTTGATTCATTTATAATAGAAAGCACTAATAGGCCATTATTTGTAACAAAAACCCCTGCAGGTGAAAGGCCTATTTATGCAGTTCTATATAGTTATGATAGAAAACTAATGGCGGAAAATAATATCATGGCTATAAATCTTAAAGGGGAAATGTCTCAAGATTTGGGTTACGATAGGAGTATGTATGGTTTCTTTTCGACATCAGATATCGGGATGGAAAGGATTAGATTCAGTATGAATGATGAAATGTCATTTGAAGAAATGGAAAAACAATTAAATCAAATGATTATCGAATCTATTGCCGACCATTCCGATATGACCAATATGGTAAATATATTATACAATACCATAATGTATATCAATGACCCCACAAGAACTGCTGAAGAAACGGAAACGACACATACTAGAAAGGTTAAATTCGATAGTGAGGGGCATGTTGGGATTCAAAAGTATATTCTATTAAATACTCCTAAAAAGTATAAATCTTTAAAAGAATATACTGAAGAAGGGGGCAGGAAAATAGATATACGTTTCCCTGTGCGGGGTCATTGGCGCAATCAGCCTTATGGTGAGGAGCGAAAAGAAAGAAAACATGTCTGGATTATGCCTTTCTGGAAAGGACCGGATTTGTCAGAAATAGTAAACAAAACCTATTTAGTGAACTAAAACTTAAGGACAATCAATTATATTTATTGGTTGTCTTTATATTAACCTTAAAATTGAAGGAGTTAATATGAAACGACTTATTGATATCTATAATAAATATAAAAACTATTTTACTATTGAATCTCAACCTATATTTTCTTCAATATTGTGGAATTTGGATATGATGAAACAATTGTCAAAGATTAAAAAAGTTGCTTTTACGCCTATAAGTCAGAGCGTGTGTGGTGGTTTAGATCAGTGGGAGTTGATATTAACTCTTGAAAGTGGCGGCTACAATCCTCTTAAAATTTTCTTTGATAAGAAAAGGAATTGGGAAGATGTGTTTCATATAGCTAATAGTATTAATAAAGATCTTTTTGGTTATACCAGATTAGAATCGGTTAAAATAATCGCATCTTCTCTTAAAAATACAGATTTTAAACCTTCAACGAAAAAGAGAAAATAAAATGTGTATTTGCGATACTGATGAGATCATGACTAAATATATTCGTATGGGAAGGGCACATTTTATCTGTCCAGAATGCAGTAAAGATGTTACTATAAGAGTATGTCTCATGTATGATGCAATCGAAAATAGAGATACAACATTAAAACAACTTAACAAGGAGATACAAAATGGCAAAAAAAATATACAAAAATCCAGAAAGAAAAGTAACAAGAAGGTTAAGTAATAAACACGGCAAGCATCGCCATGTATCCAAAAATACATTAACGAGAAGTCGTCTTAAATAATCTGCCAGGAGCCACATTCGATAGGAATGCCTGGGATCCGTGAGGAACTTCATCACTCCCTGTTCTTCACGGATTTTTTATTTTATAGAAAGGTTATATGGAACTATCTAAAAATATACTTCAAAATCATATGGATTTAGCTTTAGAGTCTGCAAAGAAAAACTTAATAAAAGATGGAGGCTTAAATCCAGTAGCTATATTATATGATAATTATAGTATTAAAAAAATAATAAATATGTCAAATGAAATCGATGAGACGGATGGATATGATAAAAAAAGCAAATTTGTTTTTATGGCTGGTGGGGTTGCTGGTATTATAAATGCTACTATAATTATTTTTGTATTTGATGCGGCGATGAAGGCTATAGAAGATCCTAAATTATATGATTGCACCATGTCGCCATTGACCTACCCAAAAAGTATGAGAACCGAATGTATAATTGTTAATGGCGTAGACTTAAAATCTAAACAGGAAAAGACCGTTATAGCTCCCTATGTGGGTGGAGGAAAGGATGGACCAGTAAAATTTATATCTTTAAAGGAAGCGTTAGGTTCAGAATCAGAGAGCAACGAATTAACAGAAAGCCAATCAAGATTTCCCAGATTAGCTGTAATGGGCTATAAGTCATCTAAAAATATACTATCCAAGGGGGATGAAAATGGGTTGTGATCTTATTCTTTATTATTTAACATGGGACAGAGGACGAAAATTAAACTTTAAAAAAGGTTTTGAAATTATAAATAAAATGACTGATGATGAAATAAATACGAATGATGATCTTCCCCCAGATTCAAATAAAAAATCTCTTCAAACTTCTTTACAAAATATTAAAGATGCTATAGATGATAAAAGAAGGGATGGTTATTATTGCGAATTTGGTCATCTAAATGTTCTTATTACTGGTGGTGAATCATATGGAGATCTTCCAACAGATCTTTCTAATGATATAGAAAATATAAGTAACATCAGTGGTCTTACTGAGGCTATTGGCTTTGATAAAGATAATTATAATTATAAAAATATTTTTATTAAGGCTTTAAATGTAATAAAAATGAATAAAGAGGCAAAAATTCAATTTCAGAAAGTGTTAGGAAAATATGAATATTTCATACCAGCTATTAATAGATTATTTAAGAAGAAAATTAAATAATATGTTATTTAATTCATTTTTATGGAATATCTATTTTGAGAGATTTATTATCTCTCGCATAAAAGGGTTTTAATAACCCTAATGACCATTCAGGCTAAGGTCGTAAACCTGAAGAGAAAAGGCCGTGTCATCTGCTCCGACAAGATGGCATACTTAGCTCAATAGGCGCATAGTAATATGCGCCTTTTTTTACTTATTACGAAATGGTATATTTAAATTATGAGAATTTTATTAATAGTATTAATATTTATGTGTTGCTAGTCAGGTTTAAATAATTATTCATATTTAAATAACTGTGGTAATGTTTATACTTTTGATTTAAATGAAACGAAGAAATTTCTTTTGTCTATGAATCAATTAATAATTAAAATTGACATCATAAAACAAGGCAATTCAAGAATAGTATATCTTATTTATTATAGATCAAAAGCATCTAATTAATGTTAATTTTGTTTAATTTCTGGTATAACTATAATAGACAGTTGAATCATTAGCATTTCAAGCGATAACTACGTTCTTGGATGTTAATGGGGATTCAGAGGGAAACTAAAACGAGTTGTGTTAGCAACGCGACAAACCCTCTAAGGAGCTAACACTCCTGAACACACCCGCTACTCCCGGCGAGGACTGTTTAGATGTATCAAATTAGTTCGCTAATTTGATGCGTCGAATAAGCCCCGGCTACAAGTGAAGCTAAGTAGTCCTTAGGCCATTTGTAGTTAGGGGCTTTTTAATTAAATCAATTTTGCAAAATATGATGGGACGATGTAAACGGCCACGTCGTCCTTTTGTGGCCAGGCGCTATCCTCTAATTGGGTCCAAGGCGCCTGGTCTTTTTTTTTATCTTTTTTTTTATTTATTAGTTGTTACTTTAATTATATTTATGAGATAATTATTATAGAGGAATTTATTATCATGGACAATGAAAAGATTCCAGAAAATACTTCTAGAAATGAATTAGAGATAATTCATACCATACCTACCGAAGAAATTAAATCCGAATCTATCAGCAATATTATATGTTCTTGTGGTGAATGCTTAATTGATGGATATTGCCCTGCTGCATAATATAAATATTTTTTTTAAAGGATGTGTATAAATATACTTTTATCCTTATATTTACTTTATTTTTTTTTCTGTAATTTGATAAAAATAAAATGTCACTTTAATAAGAGGGGTTATATGTTTAAAATAAAAAATAAGTTTTCATTGTTTATTTTTATTATTTTATTTATCATAATTATTTATTGCATTTTTAACGTATTCTTTTGTGGAATAAAAACCATAATAGTACCCAATCACGTTAAGCTTAATGGTAACAAATATATTGTTTTAATAGAAAAACCTATATCAAAAAAATACTGGAGCGATCTTTCAGGTGGAGTCGCGATTAAAAAAGTTTATTACTTAGAAAGACGATAATCTATAGTAAAATATAGTGAATAATGATATATTGTAAATATAACCAGAAAAAGGAGTTAATATGACTATAAAAGAACAATATGAAAAAGAAACAGGCAAAAAGGTCTTTATTCAAAAAATAGAAGGAACTCATTGTGTGCTGTCTGATACTGTTTCCAAAGACTATGTCGAATGGTTGGAAACTAAATTAAATAATATTCAAAAGGAAAAACAATCATGAAATATCTTTGGGAAATTGCAATAATAATAACTATATTATTTGTTTCTATATTATTAATAAATAAATATCAATACAAATTATATTGCAATAAAGATACAATAGAACTTCAAAAATATCATATAAAAGATATAGAATATAATAATATAGAAAAAACTATATCTATTTGTTATGATATTTCTAAATATGAAGCTCATTATTATGCCATTATTTATAAAGATTTTGCTGATAAATATAATATACCATGGGAAGTCTATCCAGCAGTTATACGCATTGAATCAAACTTTAACTCATCGGCAATATCATCCAAGGGAGCTAAAGGCATAGCTCAAGTAGTTGAGTCTACAGGAAAAAATATTGCCGATAGTTTAGGGATTGAATTTAATGGTATAACTTTATGGAATACTGTTTTATGTCAGATAATAGGATTTACTTACTTATCTGAAATGATTAAACAGTATGGTATGGATAATGGTATTAAGGCTTATGTTGGCGGCCCTTCTAAAATAAATAGTCAGGCAGCGAATGACTATAAAGGTTCTGTTATGAAAGAGGTTAATATGTTAATTAAAAAGTCAAACCAGATTAATAAAGAAACTAATATATTAACTTACGTATATAAGGGAGTGCAAACAGAAAATAAAAAATAGAAAGTTAAAAATATGACTGAAGTAAGATGCGGAAGGTTTAAATGTTTTCATAATAAAATTGAAATATGCGATCGAAAAGAAATAATTTTAATATTAAAAGAAATAGATAATCTTATTTTAGGAAAAACTACAATAGTCGATTGTGAAAGTTATTATGAGCCTTCTGAAAGGGAAGCGGGCGAATTTCATTAAAATAGTTGCATCACAGCTATTAATATATTATATTATTCAAGGGTGGCCAAATGGATAGTTATACTTATATTCCCAACATTCATGTATTATTCGACAGGATTAGCGCTGTTCCACAGGCAATCTCTTACGGTGAGGCTCCGTTTAAGAGCTTCATCGCAAGAGAGGTTTTTGTAGATGGAAAACCAAAGGGTGAATATCATATTAAATTAAATAACCCTACTAAAATAAATATAGCTATGGCTATCCATTTTTTTTCAGATTCATTAAGGCATTGCGAAATAAAAGAAATAGATCCTACTGGAACTCTTAATCTTGAATATCATATTTATATTATTACAAAAGATGAAATGAATATATTATCAATGATGGGCATTCTCGAAAATTTAAGTAACACTGCTTTTCAATCATTAAAATAAAAGAAAGGTAATACATGGATTCTGAAAATGTAAAAATAGTTGGTAAAGGCGAAGTAAAAGAATCTGACGACGCCAAAGATTGTTATGAAGAAGGTCTTCAATTACCGCCATTGCCTGATAATTCGGTAGAATATACGCCAGTTAAATCTGAAGAAATTAAAGATAATACTATTGAATTGGCCAGCCCAACAATTCAAACTTTTTCAGTAAGTGATGTTGATGATCCTACCAATCTGGGGGACATATCTGAAGCTATAATAGAAGAAAAACCAAAAGAATTTGTGCCGAATATTCAAGATGCCAGAATTGATTCTGAAAATGAAGGTGGCGCTCAAGCTGCTCGTATTTCCGGACCTACAGGATTGGAGGCTAAAGCGGTAAAATTAGATGAAGCTATACAGCTATTGGGTGGGAAAAAAAGCAATTTTAACCCTGGCACAATACAAAACGCTCTTGAGGATCAGAAAATAGAAGGTGGAGTTATATCTAATAGATCTACCGGACCAATGACTAATGATGGGGATGCCTCTAAAGAGGGCTTTCAAATAAAAGAAATAAAGCCAGAAGAAGTTAAAAATAAATTCAGAGTATATGGTTTTACTGTTCAGTTTAAAGAAAATGATTTAACTGTTACACAAAATATTTCCGATTATTTTGATGATATTGAGGATGCGTTCACTTCGGTTAATAGGACAAAATATTTAATGACTATAGATGGTGGATATAGAGCTGCTAATATCATTTCCGGAATTCCAGAGATTTCACATTTGGATCAAAGGCTATATAAACATATAAATGGTTCATGGAGAAAGATGTAAATCTCTATGTTATCGTTTTCACATTCGTGATATAACAATGATGTACAAATATTATAATTTTTTAAGGCGATTATCAATAAAATAATCGCCTTAATTTTAATATAATAAAAAAATAAGCCAGCGTGGTGGAATTGGTAGACACATATGACTTGTTATGTTTGTTACAAAACGAGCCAAATTAGCGAAAGCTAATTATGAGAATCTTGAGAATTGCTGGAATAACCTTAGAGTTCCCATAACTACAACATGGTTGGAAACAACGAGTGTGAAAGTTATAAAATTATGGGAAATTGGTCAATCAGCATCCGAGCCTCTAAATAATTAAATTATATGAGGAAGGTTCAGAGACTAAGCACAAGACACCCGATATGGGTGATGATATAGTCCAGACCATAACCATAATGGGCTTACGAAAGTAAGTGTGGTAAGAAAATCATATGATCTTATGATCGTATCGGTTCGACTCCGATCGCTGGCAGAAAATAATTTAAAGGAAGGGAATATATGAGTCTTGAACACGCTTCTGGTTTTAAATTATTATCAAATTATTTACAACATTATTTTGGTGTTATATTGCATAAAATATATGTAATGTATTATCTAATATTTTTTTGTTGTAAATTAATGTGGCGCGGCACCGTCCACGATTTAAGTAAATTTTCTATATCTGAATCGAAATGGTTTGGTAGAGTAATTCATCATTTATCAGGTTCGCATTATGGCAGCGACGATTATAAAGAAACTTTAAATTCTATTAAACCAGCCATAGAACATCATTATCAAAATAATAGGCACCATCCTGAATATTGGAAATTTAAAGGAATAGCTTTAGATAATGCCGTTGATATGATGAATTTAATTGATATAGTTGAAATGCTTGCTGATTGGCAAGCAGCGGTTAAAAGACATAAGACTGGAAATATTATAAAAAGCATTGATATTAATAAATCAAGATTTAATTTATCAGATAAATTGTGTTATATATTTTACAACACAGTAAAATAAAAGGAACTATACACAATTGAATAGCACCATCATATAATTAATTACATTCAGCCATGATGGCTATATTACTCCACAAGGTAGATAGTAATGTTTCATTATTACGACGATTTATTAAAAATTAAAAAAAAGAAACGAAAGCGAGGAAGAAAAGAAAGCTTTAGATATGGAAATACTGTATATTGGAACAGCCCTCTTGATTTAATTATGGATGGGTTTGTTCTAAAAGCTAACAGAAAAGAAGTAATAGTTGTTTCCCGTGGAGGTATAAGGAGAACCTTGTCACGCAGCATTATAAGCAAAAATAAAAACCATATTCCAAACTAACCCGCCTCTGTTAAGGTTCAGGGCAATCACGTTAATGCAAAGGATAATTTCATGAACACGAGTAAATTGTATGTTGGAAATCTGCCGTTTTCAGTTGCTGATCAAGAGCTGAAAGAACTCTTTGAGGCTATTGGTCCTGTTACAGAAGCAAAAGTAATTACCGATCGTGACACCGGACGCAGCAAAGGGTTTGCATTCGTGACAATGGACACCAAGGAAAACGCCCAGAAAGCTTCAGATGCCCTGAATGAAACAGAAATGGGCGGAAGGGTCATTGTGGTGAATGAGGCCAAAGAAAAGGAAAAGAAGACCTACACCAATGGTCCCAAAAGAGAATATCGCAGGTAGTTTTTACATTTTTAAGAAAAAAAGGAGGGAGTAAAATCCCTCTTTTTTTTAGTTGTTAATAAGGATAAATTATAGTATGATATTCTTTTAACATAATTATTTACTTTTATTGAAAAATAATGTATATTATATTTATAATTACGACGATGATTTCATCCAAAGGTTTTGGATAAATTATCATTTGTGAAGTAGTTATGGTTTTGAGCATAAGATAATTGTGCTTAAAATGTAGGTTGTATAACATCCTACACTTAGGAGCAGCAGTCTATAGTCCCTAAGTCTTTAACTGGAATAGCTTTCTATATTTTCAGTAACTATATTTAAATAATAACACTTAACTTAAACAAAGGGGATTTGTATGAGTAATAGTATAATTAACAATATCAAAACCTCGGTAAAATGGTTGATTTTAAAAGAAGGAAATAAAATATCTATATCGAAAGCCTCTACCTGGCTGGCCGGCGCGTGCGGAACTATAATTGGATTTCAAAATATTCTGGTTTCATATCACATACCAATGACTCATCATGCACTTCTTATTTTTAAGGCTGCTGGAATTGTGTCTGCTGTTATAGCTTTAATTAGAACCAGGCATTCTCAAATTTCAATATAACATGGAAACATTTATACTTAATATCATTCTGACTTTTATTTTAATATCAGCATTATTAATGATAATATTCCGTAATACTTATTTTGTTAAAGTAATATGGAAATATTCATTAATATTAATACCTGTATTTTTTTTAGTTATTACTCGATTAATTAATAAAAAACCAAACGATAATATAAAAAAAGATGATACAACTATAGCTGGGATTAAAGATAAATTAAATGAAGCCAATATGATTTCAGCTATAGAGGTGTCTGCCGCGAGAGAAGACAATAAAGTAAGATTAGACGAATTGAAACGAATTTCTTCTATAAAAGATGATCAGGAACGGAGAAAATCGCTTTCTAATCTAATGGGATAAATATGAAGTTTTTCATTTTTTTATTACTACTTGTTTATACCTCATGTTCTCAAAATCTTTCATTCATGCCTAAACCATTTAATTTTGACAGCACTGTCCGTTTGCCAAAAGATCAATCTGAAGTAATAGATTCGTCTTTACCATATTTTAAACAATTTCCTATCGATTCAGGTAAAATGTGTTTAAAAAATGGCATTTTAATAAGTGATAAAACTGCGGCGGAATATGTGTATTATAAATCATGCTATATTAGGCAAAATAAAGAACTAAATATAGCTAAATATTTATTGAACGAATATTACAATCAATCGTTGGCTGCTGAACAAATTTATAAAAATCAGATAGAAATATTAGAAAAAGAAAATAAAAGAAATTGGTTTGAAAAATATGGTTCCTATATTGGATTTATTATTGGAACAGCCGCCGCGATATTAACTGAAAAATACGTTTTTCAGGCTTCTAAATAATTGTTATATTTATTATGTTTGTGAAATAACAATATTGAAGATTTAATTTATAATGCACGGTGCGTCTAATGCTTCTCGTTGGAGGCAAATCGTTGGGCGACTTAAGCACCAACGCTTCTATAGAAGGCTTGAGTGTCTGGCGGTCTTGTTGACGCATCGTGCAATATAGATTTAATTTAAAAATTTTGTTCCTCGGCTAAAAGGGTCTTGCGTTTTAATATGCAAGGCCCTTTTGTTTGATAAAGGAGATATATGGGAGATGTAGAAAATAAAATATTTAATGAATTGGAGGAAAAATTTCCTCACTGCTTATTTACGCAAAGAGGAAAAACTATTATTTTGAATGATGGTGGATTTCATAACGAAATTCCTATTTTTAATATGACCAAATTGAAAGGAGAGTACGACATTGGTATACATAAAGAATTAATAGAATTTTTGAATCAAAATGGATTTGTAGCAATATATAAAAATAATAAACTTTATATTTCTAACCAGGAGGAATGAGTAGGCAAATCTACAATCAAAAAAAAGATCTATAATTTCTTATTATAATCTAATAAAAAAATCTAATCTAAGGAGAAAATAATGAATTTAAAAGAAAGTGTTTTAGAGGTTCTTAAAAAAGATGATAAACAAACCTCCCATGAATTGGCCAACAAATGCAAAGTGCCTATTGAAGCAATACATACATGTATATATTTATTAAGAAAAGCCGGGCACAATATACAGAGTAAAGATAGGAAATATTTTATGGATATTCAAGAAAATATTTCAAAACAAACTGGAGATATAGCTAAGCGCTCTTCATTTGAGGTTCTTGAAAAACTAAAAGAAGGTCCATTAAGTAAAGAGGAGTTAATGTCAAAATTGGGGATGTCTTCTCAATCTGTGATAAATTTTATCCATACTCTGAGAAATAGATATGACGAAAACATCAAATTACATTGGAGAGATCGGAAATATTACTTGAATTCTCAAACAAAGGAGTCGGACAAAATCAACAATAATGTGTCTAGTTTTAAAGAAGGAATACCTGGGATTCCAAGTCAGGATATAATAAAAGAAATGTCAGCTATACTACAAGAAGAATTGAAACATCTTCATGCAATTAATGCCATGATTGATGCTTACAAAAATGTAAAAGGTCAATTTGCATTGTAATTAAACTTTAACCGTATTAATGAAAGGGTTATATGGCTAAAAGAACAATGATTATTCCTAAAACGGGGATTAAGTTGTATGATGATATCTTAGATTATCTGAAAAGGAGATCTCCAAACCCACAAAACGCACAATACTGCAGGCATGTGGCCGCACATTGCCATTCGAGCATGTATCATGTTAAAAACGCCATTAAAGCCATCCAATTAAATATGAATATAGGTATCCTCAAAACCCGACATCGTGGATACGTATTATCAGGACTGGCGAATCAAATAGATGACCTCGATTCTTTAAGAGGAACTATGGGCATTTTGGCATGGATAGACAGGGATCTAAGGTCGTCAGTTAATGATATCAGGGCTAATTGGCCGCGTCACCAGATTGACCCAGTATTAAATTATATATTCAGACCCAATGCTAATCAGCATTATGCCTCGGATATAAATTTGCTTAAAGCCCTCTTCGATAAAGTAAACACCGGCCTGTCTAAGAATTCTAATTTTAGAATTTAGAACAATATTCAAATTGTTATTTATTCTAAAATTATGGTATAATAATAGTAGAAGATTTATCGGCGGTATGGGGTGGGGTTAATCAAACTCCATTTCGGATGCCATAGATAGCGCTACTCTTCTATAAGAAGGGTAAAATAATAGGCCAGCATAAAAAATGATAGGCTGCAACCTATCTGATAATCTGGCGGCCCTTGCAGGGGAAGCTCTTGCGCGGAGAAAACTTGTAAAAGGTCTGAGAGACGCACAACATGCTCTCAGGCCTTTTGCATTTTATCATGATTTCTTTTTTTTAAGGTGGCAGATATGGAGGGCGATAGATTATATTTTTTAATATCTATTTCTGAAAACTTCAAAGATAAATTCATCTCTTTTTTACATAATCTGAATATAACTAATAAAGATGGATCAGTAGCAATTGAAACCGTTTATGGTAAAAAAAAATTTGCCGTTATACCTGAAAGTCAGGAGATTTAAATGGAAAATAAAGAAATGGAATTTAAAAGACAGAGTGATTATAGTAAATTTAAAAGACCAAGAGTGCTACATGGATATACTATCATCATTCAGTCAGGCTGTGGTAAGTTACACGTGACTGTTAATTTTAGCGGAGCTTATCCAATGGAAGTTTATGCAAGAAGCAGCACCTCTGGCGGATGTGAAGCAAATGTAAATTGTATTGGAAGACTCATTTCCAAGATGCTCCAATTTGGTACCCCTATAGAAGAGGTATTGGATCAGTTGCATTCAGTTAAATGCCCTACTGCCATGAAATCAAAAGATACTAAAATTATTATTGAAGAACTTGAAGATCAACCTGTTCATATCAAATCATGTTCTGATGCTATAGGAAGGGCTATAGAAACAGCCATGAACATGATGGGTACTGTAGAAACAAAACCTCCGGATATTAATAAAAATATTCCAAACAATGTTGAGCCCAAACATGCCTAATCATACTGTGGGATATATTCAAGATATAATCCATTCTAATAAAGGGTTTTTTTTGCTTGTTTTTACGTCACCTAATTGTTCACATTGTTATGGAATTGAATCGAGAATGGGATTTTTAAAAACAGAATTTAATGCTAAATTAATAATTGTTAATGCGGATGAAAATAGATTGTTAGCAGAACAATATCTGGTGGAAAATTTGCCTACAGTTTTAATATATAAAAAAAATGATCTTATAGATTGCATAGTGGGGCACAATCCAATATCGAGATATTTTTCAAAATTAAATATTGCAATTAATAATTAAATTTAGTATATTTAATTTAAGGTTCTTTGAAGACTATGAATATGGGGGGATGTTCCGTCCTCTCTTCATTTTACTATTTTCCATTTTTCTTTCTCCATCTTAAATGATGGGGAGTATGGGAATGCCTTGAAAAATGGAAAATAGTGCGTCGGGGACTGGAGGCGCCAACCGGTACCTTTAGCACAACCTCGGGCCCGCCTGGTAGATATAATAGGCGCACGCACTCAATCAAGTTCAAAGACCTTATTCACTTAGAGGAAGCGCTCTATGTTTCGTAGAGCATTATTGTTTCCTGCCTTCTTAGCTCGCCCTGCGGGCTTCACTAAGAAGGAGGTTAACTGCAGCTCTAACATGGACCTCATCCAGGGGCTGTGAACTCTGTGAGCTGGAAGTTTTAATAACCTTCCTATTCATTCTTCAGTAAGTGGATAAAGCCTGACATGTTAAAGTGTCAGGCTTTTTTTTTATCGTAAAAAAAAATAATTTATCAAAAAAACCTTTAATTTATAAGGAGCTTTCATGAGTCCAGAACAATTTAATATAATTCTTAATCGTAGAATTGATTTAATTAAAAAAGTATTATCAGCAAAAGAAAAAGAATACGCTTGCCATAATGATAGATTGCATAATTTTAATAGAGCGGGAATGGCGCTTAATATTAGCAGAGAACAAGCATTAATGGGCATGATGATCAAGCATTTTATATCTATCCTTGATATGATAGAATACAATAAGAAATTAACAGTTGAATTGGTAGAGGAAAAAATAGGCGATACTATTAATTATCTTATTTTACTCGAAGCGTCATTTAAAGAAACAATTGAAAATACCGCTTGGGTTGAAGAGGCTGAGAACAATAGTTTATTAAATTCAAATAAAAAAAAGACCTCCAAATAGGAGGTCTTTTTTTTTAGCTATTAAATATTATTAAAGATTAGAAGGAATATTATTTTGATCCGATACAATATTAAGATCGGCAATATTAGTACCTTTAACATATCCGACCGTATCAGATGTAAGAATGGGCCTACAACGAACAAATTCCATATTTACAGATTCTGTAAGAACGTTCATATTGGCCGATATTCCCAAATTATATGTGCTGATACTGCATCCTTCAAAATAAGTCTGACCAACCGTATCTGTCTGTTGGTCTTTAAAGAAAAATGCTAAACCGACAGGTTGATCAAAAAATGAAGAAGCCAAGTTCATTGCTAAATTGCCAGAGCTTATATTGGCCATTTTTTGATAAGCCTCTTCGCCATTAGAATCATAATAAGGGTTGGAAATAAATTGAGCATACTTCTTGGATTGAGAAGAATAATCATGCGCAACCTCACCCATATATAATGCTTTCATCATACTGGGGCCATCAAAGAATACTCTGCTCAAACTAATGCCGCCAACAGTTCTTCCTGGAATAATATAACTAAGTTTAGATCCTATTTCAAATATTCTACTTAAAGGCTTATTTAAACTTATCTGAGCAGTTTCGACCAATCCTATAGGGACTATACGAAAACCTGCCGTCCCCTGCCCAGCCTTATTAAGATCTGCAGGACCTGCGGCTATCAGAACGGTTCCAGCCTCTACTATATCATGAATACCAATAGAATCTTTGGTTTGAATACCCTGAGGAGATATATAGGCTTGAGAAACATGCTTATCTTCCCATTCCCAGCCCCCACTATGATCTATCATTTCTTGAAGATTTACTTTCTGAGTAGATTCGTCACTCATTGGATCCTCCTAATTTTAGTTTTTATCATTTAGTTAAATTTAACGCGTTTTAACAAGTAAAGTAATATCATAATAATTCCCAGCAATAAAAGCTGTTGCCGTAAGGAAGAAATTAATCTTATCATCAATGACCGCATCTCGTTCTATTTTATCCACTGTAAGTTTGGCTATAATGCCATCAGTAACCAATTTGGTGCAAACGATTGAACAGACCTGGCCTAAAAACTTAAAAAGATTGGGATCGTTAATATTATAACGCCCAACATAAGGGGCTACAGCCGATCTTACCGTTTTAGCGCAAACGTCAGCCTGTTTAGTGATCGATCTTTCACGATACTGTACTGCGTCCATATTGGTTGTAAGATCATGCCTGGAGCGAATGGTGGGAGTTATAGTGGCATCCTGAATCATGATGTCTACGCCGCCTCCGCCTATTTCATCAAGCTGAGCTTTTCTGAAATATGTATTAGTACCCAGCTGGATATTAGAAAGGCCAGGTATGCTGAAAGGCATATTAGTAAGCGACTGAGAAACTATAACCCCACCATCCATACCACAAACTGAAGCGGCAATAAAATATGGAGGCACAAGCAAGTTTTCATTGCCATAACTGGCAGAGAACCATCCAGGCCACACCATACCTACGCGCCTATTACCATATTTGATTGACCCTCCACGATTGGCCTGATCATCCTTGCGGCCACTCTCAAATTTAAAGGAAGGAGTAGTTACGGCATCACCAACATAATCAGTATTTACGGTAGTAACCACTGTAGGAGTAGACGTAACTGTAGCTGTGGTAATATAAGCAGTTACACTATAAATCTGAACTTTATCTCCAGTAGTGAGACCAGCGCTAAGAGGATTAAATGAACCATGGAGTGTTATTACTCCAGTATCTTTATTAATACTTCCGGTATCATTGCCCATAAGATAAATGTCATCTAAATCATAACAAATAACACCTATTCTTTCATGGGCTTCGTATGGCTCCGACTGTTCATCACAATAGGCGCCAATAATACCATTAACGCCGGCATCAGTGGTGCCAAAGCAATGACTATAAACATCAAAAAGCTTAAGTTCCTCAAGAGCATTTTCATATTCAGTAGCAAGACTGTCTGAGGAATCAACATTGACTCCATAACAAACTTTACCACCGGAGCGGCCAAAAATAATATTCATCATAAAAGCCAATTCATTGCGAGGATCTATAGTCTGATCATCTGAACGGACCCAAGCGTCACGTATATCTTTAACGCTGGTTATACGTTTTACAACATTATGTTCCTCAGAACGAATTGCCCTGAAATCGCTAATTATTTCAGTTGTTACCATAGGCTGCCATGCTTGAATAAAATCGCCAGTGGCAATGGGCGTATCGCCTGAGACCCCAGATCGATTCATAGCAGTTATGGTTGTAATAGTATAATAAGTTCCATCAAATGAAATGGTGTCGATTGCATATATTCTTTTATAAGTAGTATCTCTTTCTTCTGCAGAACTTGCGGTATTAGCAGCAGTAATTATAAACAAATCACCCTTATTTAACGCAGGAACATCGTTATCGCTTGGCGCAGGTGTTGTAGAGGTCGTAGTGGGAAGAGTTATTGTCTTGGGAATTTTGAATGAAGTTTTAGTTGAAGAAACACTGGATATTTTAACACCAACATTGCCATGGAGTCTTTTTAAACCGTAACTCTGAGAAAAACCCACCAATCTGTTAATGCTGTAAGAATAAAGCTGAATAGTGGATCCAATACTGGTTGCAAAAGCCTTATATTTCAGATAATCACTATCAGCATGCCCAGCACCAAGGGCTTCTGTATTAAATCTTAAAGTATGTTTATTTATAATCGCGGTTACTGTTGCCAGTTCGGGATCATTAATAGATCCAGATATGGCAAGACTAGAAAGAGATATAATATCTCCAACCTTTACTTTAGCTGCGATAAAATCAGCAGAAGCATCGTATAACACTTCAGGATAATTAGGAAGATCATTACTGGCGCATCCAACAATAATCTTATCCCCATCAGTAATATCTACACTATAAGCTTTTGATAAAAATATTTTGGTTTCATCATTACCAATAGAACCTATAATGCCAACATCAAGCCAACTTGAGCCTGAATGTATAAAAACTCTTTGTCCAGGTTTCAATTGAGCGGTAACTATTGCTCCGCCAATAATTGAAATAATATTAAGACTTGTTGCTGATATGGTTACGTCACCAGTAGTAAGGACGGCATTATAATACGGAAGTATGGCCTGACAAGAACCCGCTACCTTTTCAGTATTGGGAAGAACATACATTTCATCTCTGGCTATAGCCACACCATTAGAAGAAAAATCCGTTGAGTCCAAAGCAAGATCTATTTGACCAACAAGACTATTTGCATAAGCCGCAGGAGGGTAAAAATCAAATGCCCTTTTTCCAGCAATAGATTCATTATAAACTACTTTATTACTTGTCCCCCATAAAAGATCAGTAGTATGATCGGCATCGTCTTTCTGGCCAATGCCATAAAAAGTGCCCAACGATTGTTTGTTATATACGTCGTATGCGGTAGCCACAGCAACCGATGGTAAACTTTCAACTGCAACAGCTCCAGGCGAAACAACAAATTGCTGTCTGACTGATACGTTTGGACCCTGATAGGTACCCATGTTATTCTCCTTATAAAAAGTGAAAAATTTATCTTAAATTATCTATTTCGTAGTATTGTTCGGAACTTCCATTTTTAAATGTAATGAACTCCATAATAAATTATATTCAATATTACTTTTTGATTCCGGCGCAACCCATGGTACAGGTTGATTATTTATATCATGAGTTTCAAGTTTTAAAGTATGATTATCCGTTATTTCTTTTACAGTATATAATTGGGCATTATCATCATCTTTAAATCTAATATAATACCAGCCTTTATTCAACTCTTGTTCAAGCAATCTTGGGTTATTATCAGGATCAATCCCAAAATTCTGAGTAGTATCGACAAGAACATCCGAATCTTTGATAACACTTCCTTTATCAGATAGTGGAGCATCTGTACTTGATTTATCAGTTTGATATATTGTAGCAGATTTCCACACTTTAGGTTCTCGAAGTGGCTTTATCCACCCCATTTGCAATGATACAAAAATCCTAACTGTTACTTCCCATCTTCGTATTTCAGTATCTTTAACCACAGGCACTTCAGGACCGATATCGAGATGGTATAAATTTCTAACAAAACTAAGATTATCTATAATACCATGTCTGTCGGCCTGAAGCATAACAGCTATATAATTGGCCAAACTTGAAGCTTCAGCACTTTCCTTGGAGCCACATATTATGTTCATTGTACCATTGGCTATGGCAACATATTGTGGATTCAGGAAAGTATTGGCCTCGGCACCTTTTAAATTATCGAGAATCCTATTATCAAATTGAAAACCTCCTCGTTCAACCACTACAAATGGGGCACTCATTGGTTTTTCATTATCTATTACAAATGGAGCGCATATCCTGATAAAACTCTTTCTATCATCAGGATCCCATCTATACTCGGATGGAGTTATTTCCGGATTCTTAAAAATCCATTGTAAATAACTTAATAGGCCATCCATTATGGCTGAAACAGGAAAATTTATCATTGGCGCTGGCATTGTATTATCCCTTGATTCTTTCAAAGAACCATATGATCATGTTTAATTTTATTATATCATTCATGGTAAACAATTTCAACAAGGTATTTATTTTGTTTTGATTAATAAATCTTTTATATAAAAAAACGCATCTTTAGCTGGATAAAATGCCTGATCATTTTTTTTAACAAACTCTTGCCCCCATGGTTCAAATTGATTTGATCGCAAAAGATTTTTTGATTTTAATAAATTAGTATTGTAATGATATCCAAATAATTCAGGATTAGATAAGCCCCATAATATTATACCTGGAATAATCTGAGGCATGGTGTTTACCATATGTTGAAGAAAATTATCCACTGAAATCCATGTATAGCATTTTGAAATTTTATCTTGCAAATCTTTTAATGAATAATCAAAACAATATTCGTCCATATTATCTAATGGTTTTTCATTTTTAGAACCTATTTGAACAAGTTTATATCCAAGGGGTTTTATCATTGCGATTAATTCATTCCAATATGGATAACTCTTGGGGTGATCATCTTTGTGACTATAAGGACTTATTATTATTTCATTTTCAGAACCATATTTAATGATATCTTTTGATCCAAATTTGCCGCGAACAGGCTCTCCAGATAATTGATAGATTTGTTTATAAGCCCACGCAATACCTTTGTTCCAATTATTATTTGCCATAAATTTATAAATATTATAGTTATCTATATTTTTAAGCAACATTTTAGATTCAGCTATTGAGGCCAATTTAATATCTGGAATGTCTTTAAAAACTTCAGGAAAAGTAACAAAGAAAATATGAGTTTTATTTTTATATTTTTCAAAATATAATGGCAGGACACTTTTAAAAGCAAAATGATCGCCAAGACCATGTTCTAATACAACAAAAGAATAGTCATTTAATTTAACCCCCGACTCTGTCATTTTTTTTAAAAATACGCGCTCGTCATTGGATGCATATTCTTTTGTCTTATTAATATAACTATTGTCTCTATTGCCTCCGGTATTATCGCGCAAATGCCACGTAATAGCGCTTGGATCAAAAATATTTGTATAACCCTTTTTAGTCATATTGTAAGTTAACATCGTTTCTTCTCTATGGCATATTGGCGATAATTCACGCGAGTATTCAGCTATAGATTTTCTATAAATAAATGTGCTGTGAAGATGATCGACAATTTTAGGCTGAGAATTTTTAGGATACATATACCACTGTTCGTTTGCTCCAAGAAAAATATCTTCAATTTTATTAGATGCTATAGAAGACGGCGACATAATACCATTTCCATCTATTACGCATCCCCCGACAGCGCCCGTCTTATCGGTTACATGTTTTAATAGTTTTTCAAGTACATCATATTCGGGAACCCCATCGTCATCAACTCTCCACAAAAATTCTGTTTTAGCTTTTTGGATTGATGATATATGATTTGTAACCCAACTGGTACTATTAGAAAAAACAACTTCCCATGATATTCCCTTAGCGGATATAATTGAAAAAATATGGGAATATAATGGATCTTTTCTTAAATCTTTATGTTCGCCATCATCATAAATTATTAAATGTTTGGGCTTAACAGTTTGATTTGCTATAGCCATTAAAGTCAATGGTAGTGTGGTATGATATCTATTTTTAGTTAAAATTACACAAGTTACATCAGTATTTGTTTTCTTATATTTATTTCTTAAAATTTCTAAATTTCTTTTAAAAATGTCGCTCCATCCAGGTAAATTATTAACTGTAGCTTCGGCTTCATGATATAAGGGAAATTGAGTAGTCCAGCGACCATTTTCTATATATGGCTTATCATCAATCGGAACTCTAATTAATTCTAAGCCAACTAATTTAACCCTCATGCAATAATCGATATCTTCACTCGATCCTGGAGAAAATATTTCATCTAAAAGCCCAACAGAATTGATTGTTCTTTTAGATATCATTACACAGAAAAAAATAAGAAAATCAATATCTATTTCACTGTTATGTACACAAACAGTCCCAGTAACACCGCATTTATCATTATTTATAAACGGCTCATTCAAACATTTTAACCAACGATCTTTTTCCCAATAATCAAGAATTCTGCAATCATTATTTAATAAAACAACATAATCCCCAGATGAAGATGTTATGCCAGTGTTAATGGCTTTAGGATAACCTATCGGTTCTGAAAAATCCAATAATTTAAAAGAAGGCCCCAGCGATTTTACATATTCTTGCGTGCCATCAGTACAACCATTGGCAACTACTATTATTTCTATACTTTCATTTAATGTGGTATTTTTGATTATACTTTCACAACATGGTTTAAGGCATGTTTCTAAATTATTAAACGTAGGTATAATAATGGAAAATTTTATGTTATTTTTTACAAATTTATCATCAATCCATTTCATTAATATAAGACTAAAACCGTTATCTTGAGGTGTTTTGTATATTATATTATTTTCGGTTAAGTATAAATATTCAAATCCTGGAAAATCTTTTTCTGTTAATCTATGCAATTTATGATGTGGACCATATCCGCCAGGCGTTTCATTATATGGTGTAGTGGTAAGCAGACATTTACAATGTTGTTTTAGTCGTTGTGCCAATTCTTTACCGTTTTCAATATGTTCTAAAAATTCAAAAGCTATGATCGTATCATATTGTTCAAACTTAAAATCATTAACATTGGCTTTTTGAAATTTTACACCAGGAATATCTCCAAAATTTTTTATAGCATAATCTATAATATTTTGATCATAATCAATTCCGGTATAATCTAAATTTGGAATATCTTTAAAAAATCTTAATCCATATCCGTAACTACAACCTAATTCTAAAATCTTGGATCCATAAATATTTCTACTACACCATTCATATCTAATCTTTTCTTTTGGATTTATATTATCATTTTTTCCAAATACAGCTCTTTCTCCATTATTTCCAAATTTAAATTGATCATTATATCGATCTTGTAATATTTTACGATTTCTTTCAATTATATCATTCCAATTTGGAATTTCATGACAAGTAATACCAGCTCTATGATATAAAGGAAAAGTACTAATCCATTGCCCATTTTTAATATAAGGTGTTTCTCCTACAGGGACCCTAACAAGTTTAAAACCAGCCCTAATTGTTTTCATACAAAAATCAGTATCTTCACCAGCCCCAGGAGTAAATGCTTCATCTAAATCTCCTATTAAATCAAACATTGATCTTGGAATCATTACACAACAAAAAGTTAAAACATATGCACCAGCCGCTGAACACCAATTCATTACCGACCCAGTAATTCCGCATTTTTTATTTTTTATAAATGGACCATTAAGGGTTTCTATCCATTTATTTTTTTCCCAATAATCAAGAATAGTGCAATCGTTATTAAATAAAACAATATATTCACCTAAAGCTATTTTAAGTCCAGAATTTATGGCCTTAGGATATCCTATAGCTTCAGGAAAATCTAGTAGTTTAAATTGTGGGCCTAATGACTTTATATAATCTTGAGTTCCATCAGTACAACCATTAGCAACTATTATTATTTCAATATCTTCATTTAACGTGGTATTTTTTATTATACTTTCGCAGCATGGTTTTAAACAATCATTTAAATGTTGAAACGTGGGGATAATAATGGAAAACTTCAAGAATCCCTCCTGTGATTATTGAATTAAATTGGCCACCATTTATTAATATAATATATTTGTAATTAAGATGCAAATGCTTTTGTAATAGTGGAAAAATAATTGGTACCGTTATAATATATAGACACTATATCAATAGCACTTGCTGTAGTGCTTAATACTAATCCTAAAGCTGTACCCCCAGGTGCTCTTACAGTATTGGGCCAAGTTGCGACTTTACTACCAGTACCGTCTTGAGTGCATCTTAATACTAAATTGCAGGGCCCATTAGGAGCTGAAAAGATAAAAGTGCAATTTCCAGTTAAGGTTATTTTTTGTTTTTGCCCATTAATCCAGTTAATTGTGGTAGCCCCGCTACCATTACCATTATCGTACTCAGATACATATGATGCTGTTTTTAAGGCGGACATATCGCCAGAATCGCTTAATATTACAGAGCTATTTTGAATGGTTTTGCCATCAGCGCCACTCCATCTAACAATAGCCTTATCTGTAGAAGAAACTGGCATAACATATCCAGATCCAGAATAACCAGAAGTTCCTGACGTTCCAGACGCCCCAGATATTCCAGATGTTCCAGAAGTCCCAGACACACCAGAAGTTCCAGACGTTCCAGATGCTCCAGATGTTCCAGAAGTTCCAGAAGTTCCAGAAGTTCCAGAGGTTCCAGAAGTACCTATTCCAGAGACTCCAGACGTTCCAGAAGTTCCTGATGTTCCAGACACCCCAGATATTCCAGATGTCCCAGAAGCCCCAGACACACCAGAAGTTCCAGATGCTCCAGATGTTCCAGATGTTCCAGATGTTCCAGATGTTCCAGATGTTCCAGAGGTTCCAGAAGTACCTATTCCAGAGGCTCCAGACGTTCCAGAAGTTCCTGACGTTCCAGATACCCCAGATATTCCAGATGTCCCAGAAGTCCCAGACATACCAGAAGTTCCAGACGTTCCAGATGCTCCAGATGTTCCAGATGTTCCAGATATTCCAGAGGTTCCAGATGTTCCAGAAGTACCTATTCCAGAAGCCCCAGACGCTCCAGAAGCTCCTGATGTTCCAGATGCCCCAGATATTCCAGATGTCCCAGAAACCCCAGACGTTCCAGACGCTCCAGACGTTCCAGAAGTTCCAGAAGTTCCTGAAGTTCCAGACGCTCCAGATGTTCCAGATTCTCCAGATGTCCCAGATGTTCCAGAAACTCCTGATGTTCCAGATCTTCCTGACGTCCCAGATGTTCCTGATGCCCCTGATATTCCAGACGTTCCAGAATAACCAGAATAGCCATAAGTATTAGGATTTATAGAACGATAAACCCCATTAGCGTCTCGATATCCTAAATTTCCAGTATCGTTCTCAATCCCTATTTGACATAAATCTATATGGCTATTTAAATCCGAACTAGTGTTATTAATTTCGGTAATGTGGACCTGTTCGGCATTAATATCATTATAAGTATTGGGCATAAACTTTTCCTTTTTTTATATTAACTATTTATTAAGAGTTAATTCCAAATTCTAAACCAGCTATTAAAGATAATATTGGACCAACACCCCAAAATGTTTGAGGTTCATTTTGACTATTATAATCAGTTAAAATCCAATCTGTGGAACGAGCAATATTTGAGATTCTTATTTCATCTAATGAACCATAGAAATACGTTTGTGCCGATGCTGTACCTCGACCAATAACCAATTGTGTAGTATAGCTACCTGTTCCCGCCGTATTTACTGTAATGCTTCGCTGAAACGTTCCATTAAGATAAAAAGATAAAGTCGTTCCCGAATATACTAGACTTGCCCTATACCATACCCCAGCACTTATGGCAGTTTGGTCGGTAGCATTCCATAAGATATTAGGCGCATGACGAGCCACACCTATACCAGTGGTCCATTGGAAAATCCTGTAATCGACTTTTGCGCCATCATCGTAATGCGAAACTAAGGCAGAATGGTCATCTGTGTCAGTGGTACTAACTGCATTGAACCAGACCTCTTCAGTTATATCTCCACTAGTTATTCCTAAATTTTGTGAAACTGCTGCGTATTGTGTCGTACCATTACAACTTCGCGCCTTGCCAATGTTGTTGTATCCTGTAGTTTCAGTTGTTCCACTATTAGTTAATGTATAACCGTTGGAAGTAGAGTCTGCAAGAGTGGCTGGGCTTCCCACACCATCTCCGTGATAAACAGCTTTATGGCTTGTGCTGTCCCAAACAGCATATTGTCCATAAGTTGCTGTTGGTTGATACGGCAACGCATCAGATTTTCCCCACCATACATAAATTTTAATATCTACAGAAGAACTAATCGAAGGTACCTTTACCCATATTTCTGCCGAGGAAGTGCTTGGGGTTCCTGTATTATTAAACGAAACAATTTCAAAAGGTAATTGCACAAGCCCGCCTACATCACTAGAAAATCTTATATCACTACCATCTGAATTTGCCCCTAATCCACTTGTAAATATTTGTTGATCTAAATTCGATGTTCCTTGTGACCCAGTCCATACAAAAGGTGTAGTAAAGTTAGAATAAGTTGGGGCACCTAAACTGCATTTTGTATGATTTTGAGTTAGTATAAGTTCCTGTTTCCATCCAATTGGAAAAATAGGAATAGTAAACCGTTCGTCATAATAAATAAAAGTCTCTGGTGAACTTTGTGCTGCATAAGCACTTTTGGTATACGCCTCACTAGCTATACTATTTCCTATTCTTATTTCGTCAAGATAGCCATTGAGATATCCATCACCCGCCCAATTTGATTTTCCTAAATAGCAATTAGGTCGAGCTGCATCACGTAACCAACTTGGTGCAGATGTGGCAGAACCTACTACGACACCATTTATATATAAATTCAGTGTTCCTGCCGAACCATCCCATGTATATATAAAATGTTTCCACGCACCTGTTGACCATAAATTAGTATCTTGCCGGTAATAGTTGTTTGTGTTGTTAAACAGATGTATAGATCCTGTGACTGGACTGGTACCAGAATCGTGGTGTATTTCAAAGTTGTCCTGTCCTGCTCCGTTACCAAAATCAATTATACGAGAACCCTGTTCAGCAAACGAGTTCCAATACACCCACCCCATAGCCGTCCAATAAGTTCCAAAATTCGGATTTCCAGCAGAAAGGCCTCCATTGATATACATATAGTTACTTGATCCATTGAAACTTCTTGCTTTACCAATAACACCATTTACTACTGATGTGCCAGAGTTTGTCATGTTAAACGAAGATCCAACCGAATTGTTCATATTCGTACTGCCTGTATCATCACCATGATATACCATATTCCATCCCGGAAAAGCATTATAACGGCCAAAGGAATGACTGCTTGAATACTGCGTAGCAAGTGAATACCCCCACCAAAGATAAAAAGCCGTATCAACTATTGTTGATAAAGAAGGTAATTTTACCCATATTTCTGCACGATAATTTACAGTATCAAAAGTCACCACATCAAAAGGCAATTCCGTCAATCCTGCCGCATCTATACTAAACCTCAAATCACCACCACCATTCAATGCGGAATAAGCGCCTCCATCTATTAAATATGATGGTATATTAGATGTTTCTGCGGTCCATATTAAAAGCACAGCAAAAGCCGAGTAGTCATTCTTAACCTTAGAAGAATTGACATTAAGTTTTAGTCTGTATTTCCACAGAGCTGTGTCTAATCTAATATCTGCCATTATTTTCTCTTATTGAAGTATATTTGTTGGGATTTCGCCTTCATAAAATGCTTGTTCAGTTTCAGTGCCCTCATTAATAACATAAAAATTAACTTGGCGCTGAATTCCTATTGGTATTCCGTCTTTTATCTTTGTTTCAAAAACATTGGTTAAATATCTTTTTGTTATAAGATTTAATTCATTCTGGGCATGAGGTTCAACCTGCACGATTGCAGTAAAACGCGAAACAAGATCAGCAAGTAACTCAGTCTTTGTCATAACATCTCCCTTGTTGTTGGATTAAAAGAAAACAAAAAAGCTTCCACCTAATGTTGTTATTGCACCTACACTCCAAAAAGTCTGAGGCGAATTTTGGCTATTATAATCAGTCAAAACCCATGCCGCAGAACGTTCTATACTTGATACGCGAAATTCATCTATTGAGCCATCATAAGAAAATGACCCACCCGGATAAATACCCATTTCAAAGTCGGTTATGGTTCCAAATGCCTTAGTTTTACCTGTGTCAGATTGTATCTGTGAACCGTTACGATAAATTCTCATTGTCCCTGCAGCCACATCTTTTGTAAACACCCAATAATTCCATTGCCCTTTCCAGTGTGATGAATCGTTGTCAAGAATATTTATTCTATCATAATTTCCTGCACAGTCCCAATAAATATTCTGATCGTCACCCCACGGACAATGCACATTTAGTTGTCGTGCTGGGCCTGCGGAAATCGCACCAAAAAGAGTGCCTTGCATCGGTTGGGTCGGCCCTCCATAATTCCACAATCCAATCGTAATCTTTCCACCTGATACTATAGTTGTATTAAGTACTGATACTGGAGGTGTAATGGCTTGACCGGAAACATTGAACTGGAACGCCTTGCCCAATTTTCCATCTATTAGTGTCGGCCAACTTGTAGCCGTAATACAATTTCTTGCATACGAAGTTGAGTCAGCACAAGCAGATGCAGTTTTCATGTGATAAACAGCTTCATGGCTTGTGCTATCCCAAACACCATACTGTCCGTAGGTTTCACTTGGAAGATATGCTATCGCATCTGATTTTCCCCACCAGACATATATTATCGTGTCAGTAGAACTATTTACCGAAGAAACCTTAACCCATATTTCTGCAGAACCATTCCCTGATTTACTAAATGATACAATTTCAAATGGCAGTTCTGTCGTTCCGGCAGCACCACTTGTGAAACGTATATCAGAACCATCAGAATTTGCACCTCCATTTGACGCAAAAATCTGAGAAGGCAGATTAGATGTTCCTGCCGTTCCTGTCCAGATAAATGGTGTAGTAAAATTACTCTGAGTGCCTGTTCCTACTTTAGTATGGTCTTGAGTTAATAAACACCTATACTTCCATCCTGTTGGAAAAATTATACTATTAACAGTTCCAACACTCCAGAATGTCTGTGGCGAATTCTGATTATTATAATCAGTTGAAAGCCACTCAGCAGAACGAGCAATATTTGAGATTCTTATTTCATCTAATGAACCGTAAAAATATGTTTGAGCTGTTGCTGTGCCGCGTCCAATAACTAATTGTGTAGTATAAGTACCTGATCCAGATGAGCTTACTGTTACACTACGTTGGAACGAACCGTTAAGATAAAAAGACAAAGTTGTTCCTGAATATACTAAGTCTGCTTTATACCAAGTGCCTGCACTTATTGCTGTTTCCGAAGTAGAGTTCCATGCAACAGCAGGTGCGTGACGAGCTACACCTATTCCTGTTGTATACTGAAATATTCTATAATCAATTTTTGCCGTATCATCATAATGAGAAATCAAGGCTGAGTGGTCATCAGAATCAGTGGTATTAACAGCATTAAACCATAACGATTCTGTAACATTATCGTTTGTTATTCCTTGATTATCGGAACGAGATGCATATTGAGATAATCCATCACAACTTCTAGCCTTTCCAATCTTGCCTGTCGTTGATGTTGTTCCACTATTAGTTGCCGTATAACCATTGGAAGTAGAATCTGCAAGATCACCTGAACCATCTCCATGATAAACAGCTTTATAAGAAGTCATCCAGACATTATTGCTTCCATATGTATCTGTAGGCCCATAAGCTGTAGCGTCAGATTTCCCCCACCAAACATAAGCCACTACATCAGTGATAGAATTAACTGATGGAATTTTAACCCATATTTCAGCGGAGGATGTTCCAGGTGTTCCTGTATTGGTAATAGCTACAATTTCAAAAGGTAATTCGGTTGTTCCTTTTCTATCGCTAGTAAAACGTATGTCACTTCCGTCAGATTTTGCGCCTACTCCGCTAGTAAATATTTCTTGAGGCAAATTTGACGTACCAGAAGAACCGGTCCACACAAACAAGCTTGGAAAATCTGATTGTGTGCCTGTACCAACTTTTGTGTGGTCTTGCACTAAGCGACATTTATAAGCCCAACCAGTAGGAAACGCCATGTTATGTCTCCTGACTTAAGGCTATTAAGTCCCATTTATCATCAGCCGCATGATAAATAAATCCCATATACAAAGTCTTTGATAAAACAGTTGTAGTAGGCAAAGCATTCCCCATTGCCCGATACTTATCTCCAAAAGAAATAGCTCTTGCTGTTCCATTATCTTTTATTCTGATTATTAATTTTTCTCCCAATACCGGCGTTGATGTAGAATGATTATTTATAGTTATTGCACCAGCTAAGGCGGTTATTGCGTAAATATCATATGTATCTATTTCAGGTGTCAAAGAAGTGTTAGAGGCCACACTTAAAGATCTTGGCTGATTCCTTTTATTAGTAAATGTAGTTGTGCTACTTGCAGTAACTCCTGCATATCCCGAAACACCAGAAGTTCCAGATGTTCCAGATGTTCCAGATGTCCCTGATGTTCCAGACACCCCAGACGTTCCAGATGTTCCAGAATACCCAGACGTTCCAGACGTTCCAGACGTTCCAGACGTTCCAGACGTTCCAGACGTTCCAGACGTTCCAGACGTTCCAGATGTTCCAGATGTTCCAGACGTCCCAGATGTCCCAGATGTTCCAGAATATCCACTTGTTCCAGATGTTCCAGATGTTCCAGATGTTCCAGATGTTCCAGATGTTCCAGATGTTCCAGATGTTCCAGATGTTCCAGATGTTCCAGATGTTCCAGATGTTCCAGATGTTCCAGATGTTCCAGATGTTCCAGAATATCCACTTGTTCCAGATGTTCCAGAATATCCACTTGTTCCAGATGTTCCAGATATTCCAGACGTCCCAGACGCTCCAGACGCTCCAGACACTCCAGACACTCCAGATGTGCCACTATATCCAGAAACCCCTTGAACAGTAAATGTAGTTTCTACCCAAGAAGAATCAGTCGTGCCCTGATATGTCCATGTCGCATTATGAGCATTAGCTTCACTATTTATAGCGACCACTCTAATTATAATTCTGTCTGTACTAAGTATTGATATTGGAGATTCTATTGTCCAATAGGTGTCATATGCGGTCACATCCACTGTAAGGGCCCCTGTAGATCCTACTACACCTCCAGATAGGGCGGTTACCACACCTGTAGCGGATCGTTTTTCTATTACATAACCCGCTGATACATGCGCATTATTTGCAGAAAATCTACCATGAAATTTCCACGTTCCAACTGGTATTGAGGTCTCGCCTGGAACCGTTGCAACTGTTAGATAGCTATCAAAAGGAACATATGAAGAAGCGCTGGTTATTCCAGTAAGATTTTCTGTTGTTTCAGTACCTGTTGCCGGAACTCTTGTCAATTTTTCACAATTTATTGTAATGGTAGCGGTAGTATTATTATTTGAATTAGTTAAAGAACCATATCCATTAGTAACAGTTATTGTCGAAGCAGTAACTGAGCGTATTGCCCATTCGTGGGTATCCATGGCTGTTGAAGAATTTGTAACTATAAATTTTTGACCAACTACCCAATTATCAGTTACAAAACTACCCGCGCCACTTCGAACTATCGTGCCGGCGGCAGCAGAAAATGTAAAAGTATCTCCACCTGAAGCTTGTGAAGTAGGAGTGGTAATATCAGAACTTGTAGTATCAAACCAAAATTTTTGTCCAGTTACAGCCCCTTGTACTCCACTATACCCACTATTTCCAGAATATCCAGATGTCCCGGATGTTCCAGATGCTCCAGATGTTCCAGATGCTCCAGACGCTCCAGATGTTCCAGAATATCCGCTTGTTCCAGACGCCCCAGACGCTCCAGACGCCCCAGATGTTCCAGATTCTCCAGATGTTCCAGATTCTCCAGATGTTCCAGATTCTCCAGACGTTCCAGATTCTCCGGATGTTCCAGATTCTCCAGAATATCCAGATTCGCCAGATGTTCCAGATGTTCCAGATACTCCAGATGCTCCAGACGTACCAGACGCCCCAGAATATCCTGACGTGCCAGAATAACCTTGTAATCCTGGTTCATCAGAAAAATTTATAGGTCTTGCAAAATCTTCTGGGACAGTTTCTAAATTCCATCTTTTTGCATACATGAATTGAAAGTATACGTCTTCAATGAATGCTTTTTCTACTTCGCCATCATTATAAATATATGTAGTAAGTGTCCATGTTCCCGAATATCCAGAAATTCCGCCAGAATGCGTAATCTTACCATAATATTCATTGCCGCTTTCATCTGCTATTGGATTATGATTAATACCATTTCTTAAATTACATATATCTTCATAGCCGCTTACCGGGACGCCTTCAGTTGTGTCAGGAAAAGAATCAACCGCCCTTTCTCCAATCATAGAATCGCTAATATCATATTGAGAAATTCCTGAATATCCAGAAACGCCCACAAAAGCTTGTGTATTAGATATAATTTTTCTACCTTCAAAATTTGCGGTACTTCCTGATATTCCAGATTCTCCAGAATATCCTGATTCACCAGAATATCCTGATTCACCAGAATATCCTGATTCACCAGAATATCCAGATTCGCCTGACGTTCCAGATGTCCCAGATGTCCCAGATGTTCCAGATGCCCCAGATTTTCCTGAAGTTCCAGATGCTCCAGATTCTCCAGAATATCCTGATTCTCCAGAATATCCAGATTCGCCTGATGTTCCAGACGCTCCAGATGTTCCAGATGTTCCAGACGTTCCAGATTTTCCTGAAGTTCCAGATGTTCCGGATTCTCCAGAATATCCTGATTCTCCAGAATAACCCGATTCTCCAGAATATCCTGATTCTCCAGAATATCCTGATTCTCCAGAATATCCAGATTCACCTGATGTTCCAGACGTTCCAGACGCCCCAGATGTTCCAGATGTTCCAGACGTTCCAGATTTTCCTGAAGTTCCAGATGTTCCGGATTCTCCAGAATATCCTGATTCTCCAGAATATCCTGATTCTCCAGAATATCCAGATTCGCCTGATGTTCCAGACGTTCCAGACGCCCCAGATGTTCCAGATGTTCCAGACGTTCCAGATTTTCCTGAAGTTCCAGATGTACCAGATTCTCCAGACGTTCCAGATTCTCCAGAATATCCTGATTCCCCAGAATACCCTGATTCTCCAGAATATCCTGATTCTCCAGAATATCCTGATTCTCCAGAATATCCAGATTCACCTGATGCTCCAGATGTTCCAGACGTTCCAGATGTTCCAGATGTTCCAGATGCTCCAGATGTTCCAGATTTTCCTGAAGTTCCAGATATACCAGATTCTCCAGATGTTCCTGATTCTCCAGAATACCCTGATTCTCCAGAATATCCTGATTCTCCAGAATATCCTGATTCTCCAGAATATCCAGATTCACCTGATGTTCCAGATGTTCCAGACGTTCCAGATGTTCCAGATGTTCCAGATGTTCCAGATGTTCCAGATGTTCCAGATGTTCCAGACGTTCCAGATTTTCCTGAAGTTCCAGATGTACCAGATTCTCCAGAATATCCTGATTCTCCAGAATATCCTGATTCTCCAGAATGTCCTGATTCTCCAGAATATCCAGATGTCCCGGATGTTCCAGATGCTCCAGATGTTCCAGATGCTCCAGACGCTCCAGATGTTCCAGAATATCCGCTTGTTCCAGACGCCCCAGACGCTCCAGACGCCCCAGATGTTCCAGATTCTCCAGATGTTCCAGATTCTCCAGATGTTCCAGATTCTCCAGACGTTCCAGATTCTCCGGATGTTCCAGATTCTCCAGAATATCCAGATTCGCCAGATGTTCCAGATGTTCCAGATACTCCAGATGCTCCAGACGTACCAGACGCCCCAGAATATCCTGACGTGCCAGAATAACCTTGTAATCCTGGTTCATCAGAAAAATTTATAGGTCTTGCAAAATCTTCTGGGACAGTTTCTAAATTCCATCTTTTTGCATACATGAATTGAAAGTATACGTCTTCAATGAATGCTTTTTCTACTTCGCCATCATTATAAATATATGTAGTAAGTGTCCATGTTCCCGAATATCCAGAAATTCCGCCAGAATGCGTAATCTTACCATAATATTCATTGCCGCTTTCATCTGCTATTGGATTATGATTAATACCATTTCTTAAATTACATATATCTTCATAGCCGCTTACCGGGACGCCTTCAGTTGTGTCAGGAAAAGAATCAACCGCCCTTTCTCCAATCATAGAATCGCTAATATCATATTGAGAAATTCCTGAATATCCAGAAACGCCCACAAAAGCTTGTGTATTAGATATAATTTTTCTACCTTCAAAATTTGCGGTACTTCCTGATATTCCAGATTCTCCAGAATATCCTGATTCACCAGAATATCCTGATTCACCAGAATATCCTGATTCACCAGAATATCCAGATTCGCCTGACGTTCCAGATGTCCCAGATGTCCCAGATGTTCCAGATGCCCCAGATTTTCCTGAAGTTCCAGATGCTCCAGATTCTCCAGAATATCCTGATTCTCCAGAATATCCAGATTCGCCTGATGTTCCAGACGCTCCAGATGTTCCAGATGTTCCAGACGTTCCAGATTTTCCTGAAGTTCCAGATGTTCCGGATTCTCCAGAATATCCTGATTCTCCAGAATAACCCGATTCTCCAGAATATCCTGATTCTCCAGAATATCCTGATTCTCCAGAATATCCAGATTCACCTGATGTTCCAGACGTTCCAGACGCCCCAGATGTTCCAGATGTTCCAGACGTTCCAGATTTTCCTGAAGTTCCAGATGTTCCGGATTCTCCAGAATATCCTGATTCTCCAGAATATCCTGATTCTCCAGAATATCCAGATTCGCCTGATGTTCCAGACGTTCCAGACGCCCCAGATGTTCCAGATGTTCCAGACGTTCCAGATTTTCCTGAAGTTCCAGATGTACCAGATTCTCCAGACGTTCCAGATTCTCCAGAATATCCTGATTCCCCAGAATACCCTGATTCTCCAGAATATCCTGATTCTCCAGAATATCCTGATTCTCCAGAATATCCAGATTCACCTGATGCTCCAGATGTTCCAGACGTTCCAGATGTTCCAGATGTTCCAGATGCTCCAGATGTTCCAGATTTTCCTGAAGTTCCAGATATACCAGATTCTCCAGATGTTCCTGATTCTCCAGAATACCCTGATTCTCCAGAATATCCTGATTCTCCAGAATATCCTGATTCTCCAGAATATCCAGATTCACCTGATGTTCCAGATGTTCCAGACGTTCCAGATGTTCCAGATGTTCCAGATGTTCCAGATGTTCCAGATGTTCCAGATTTTCCTGAAGTTCCAGATGTACCAGATTCTCCAGACGTTCCAGATTCTCCAGAATATCCTGATTCTCCAGAATATCCTGATTCTCCAGAATATCCAGATTTACCTGATGTTCCAGATGTTCCAGATGTTCCAGATGTTCCAGATGTTCCGGATTTTCCTGAAGTTCCAGATGTACCAGATTCTCCAGAATACCCAGATTCTCCAGAATATCCTGATTCTCCAGAATATCCAGATTCACCTGATGCCCCAGATGCTCCTGAATATCCTGAATATCCTATACTATCTGGATTTATAGTATGATAAGTCCCATGGGAATCTCTATATCCAAGATTGCCGGTATCATTTTCAATGGCTATTTGACCAAGATCTAAATGTTGGCGCAATAAAGTTTCAGAATTATTGATCTCGGTAATATGCACCTGTTCGGCAAGCGGGTCTTCATATATATCGTCTGACATAATATTTTCTTTCAATGGTTAAGTGCATGTTTAATATTCAATAATTATCCAATATGATACGCTGTAGCAAGATAATTATTCTGCATATTAGGCAACCCTGAACCTCGCTCAAAGAATGTAAGATATGATTTTTGAAATCTTTTAAAATCCTCATGGCCAAAACCATAAATATTTTGATAAAATAAAATTATTTGTTTAGGAGCAATGGTAATATTCATACTGTAATTGCTTGGAAAATAAGAACCAAATTCAGCATATTTTAAATATCGAATAGTTTCCAATATATTAGATTTTTCATGAATTCCATTATATTTTTTAAATTGATCAAATTGAGACCAAGATGGAAAAGTGGACTCATTAAAAATGGACGCATTTCTTGCAAGAATTTGATATTTCGTAACACTATCTTCCGGATTTAAGATTGTATCAATAGGCGCATCTAAATAAGCTTTAAAATAATCACCATTATTTAATTGTAAATATAAAAATTTATGTGTAGGCCAGGGTATATGAACAAAACTACCAACTACATCGTTTGCCGAAACGCCCATATAATCATTATAAAGGGGCTCTTTTAAAATAGATTTTTTATATAATTGTAATCTAACTAAGCCTTGTTCTTTATTGTGCCATATTGCTTGAGTTATATGATAAATGCCACTATAATCAGAGGTTTTATTGGTATTATTATAAATTAAAATCTCAGGATATTTAATCCCTTTTGATGTATCATATACAAAATTAATCATATGTTGAATAGGCATTGGACCCTCTGCCGAATATATTACTATCGACGCTGGCGTATACTGTTCTTCAGCGGCGACATCTTTTAAAATAAAATTATTAGTTAATTTTAAATATAACAAATCTTCTTTCAGTAAATCAGAAACATCGGATAATTTAATAATTCCATTAAGTCTATCTATAATTGAAATTATTGATATATCGCCATATTTAGTTAAAAATTTACCACCCACCTGAACAAAAGGATGTAGTGCATTAGGGCTTTTTAATTCAACAGTTATTAAATTATTGTTCTTATCAATACTTATAATTTTATATGGATAAGATTCGTATAATCCTATTACTTTACCATCATCTGGCGATAATGGCTGCCCATAATATGAATTCATCGCCTGCTTGTATTCTAATCCATTATTAATGTTTTGAATGCCTTTCATAATACTGGATATAGCCATTTTTCCACTATAATTATTGTGATTATAAATATTCCAATCTGAAATATTAATTAAATTTCCATATAATTCATATAAATAATTTTCTATAATAGATACTTTTTGACAATAAACTATAGAATCAATAGGAATGGCCCCGTCTTCAAATATATTTCGATTAAATTCTAAAATATAATTATTAAAAGTAAAATCTATATCTTTTCTAAATTCTACAGGGTATCCACCGCTAATATGTGAATGTAGGTACTGAATATCTATTACATTTTTATCGATATCATAAGCTTTAGCTGTGGTCAAATAAATATTAAAAGTTTCATTTTCAAGATAAGATAAATCACCATCAACTTTTATCATAAATTTACTTTTTGATTCATCAGAGACCCATTCACCTTGATTTGTAGTTCCTATAGTACCATTAGAGGAATTATAACCACTATACCATTTCCATATATTACCTTCATATGGATAATATCTTCCATTAGGTTGTTCCGCGCATTTATATAAAGACAATTTTAAAAACTCTACAGCATACTCGTCTAAATCGGTTCCGCCAAAAATTGGCAAAAGGGCTGAACTATAATTTAAACCGGATTTATTAATAAATGTAGCCCAAGGGGTACCCGTACTGGAGGCACTAATAACATCATTAATATTATCGCCTGACGCGACCTTAATTAATAAATAATCATCACCCCATATAATTTCAGACTCATCAGCGCTGATAACCTGAACATTATAATGCGAAATATCTTTATAATCAGGTTGATCTGGAGTGTATAGCCCCTCTATCGACATTACGCCAATTAAATCGTCTGAAATTTCACCATTACTAAATGATTTATCTATTTCAGCATAATGTTTTCTATCATTGGGCTCTTTAGATGATAATAAATTTAATATTTTAAAATATTGGTCTTTAATATCTGATCTATTGGCCTTAACAACAATATAATTATTTAAACCAATTTCCCTTATTTTATAATAATCTGAAGAAGAGATTTCTATTAAATCTTGATAAATAGGTTTTAAATTTGAATCGTATTGAGGTTCTATAGATACTTCACGAATAGCCCTGATAGTATAATTATCATTTTTATTTGTAGGATCAAGATTTAAGGGCTTAGAAGTTAACGGCCCTAAAATTATTTCATAATAATCTTCAATTGGATATATTTCAGATTGTTCAGGTGCGGAACTATTATATAATCGTGTTGATTTGGTAATTAAATTGTTAGTGGCTAATCTCAACCCTTGCCAATAATTCTCAAATAATTCCCTATCATCATCAGATAAATAGTCCCAGAAAGTGGTTAAATAATCCCACAAATTTAAATTAAATTTATCCTCTTGAACTAAAGGATAATATTGCGTATTATCGTTCTGGCTCATAATGTAGTTGCCGATAATGATGTGATTCTAAAAAATTCTATCGAATTCGCCTCTAATTGGTCGGTAAATGTTCCAGTTATAAGATTGCCTAAATTATCATATCTGATGTAAGACACAGTTATAGGTTCTTGAATATTATTAACTATATTTTGATTATATAAATAACTAACAAGATCTTTAACAACAAATACACCATCTATATTGTCATCAAAATATTTTTTTATAGCATCAGTAACCTGATTGTCGCTTGATTTTCCAGTATAATAAATGGCAAATGAAAGACTGATTGGCGATTTATGTTTAACAAGGATATCTCCATATACTCTGCCAAAAATAGGACCTTCAAAAAAATCCTGCATAGCAGATATGGATGGATAGGTGGTATATTCAACGGTAATAGAGTCAGAATCAATATTATTTAAATATATTTTAACGATCTCTTTTGACGATCTTACTAATAATAAATCTGAACGCATTACCGTATAATCTGAATTTGATAAAATTTTAGTTTCATTAAGAGTGGCCCCTATAGTAACGGATAAAATATCAATAATAGGCATATTACAACCAAGCGCCCTGCTCATTTCAAAATAATTATCATTAATTTGTTTAGTTAAAGTGATTGAGGATGAAATTAAATTTTCATAATTACTTAATGTAGCCACGTAAATATCCGATTTGTTATTGGCATGATACGATCCTGAAGAACCACTTTCAGCTTTTATATAATCAATATGAAGAACCGAATGTATGTCATCTTCAGTTTCATTTGAATATCTACTTTTTAATTTGGTAGTTCCGGTTGTTATAAATAAAATAAAAATATTAGTTCCAAATCTATTTAAAACTTTATAACGATCTATGCCGTCTAAATCCTGTGTAAATAATGATTCTAAACTATTTTTAGAGCCATCTGGGTTAGATAATCCAGATATTGCAGTCCAGGCTCCACTGGTTAATTCAGTGGATCCGGTAGCAACGCTTTGCCCCTCTTTATCCCATATATAAGCCTGAAAGCCATCTGTTAAGGTGTTATTTATGGCGCTGGAGCCATTAGCACGAGCGTATAAAGTAATAGGGCCATCAAGATGTTCTACATTCAAAGCAAACATTGCTGTGGCTTTCTTTTCTGAAATATCAAAAGCTTTTAAATTTGTTATTTGCCATTGATCGGCAGTAGATAGACTTTTGGTATCTAATGATATTTTCATCATAGTTCCATAACGAGTAGAAGATATATTTCTTAATTCGGTGCCATAAACACTTAACAGCGCACTCTGTGTTTGAATTCTTAATACATTTTCTGATGGCGTAGTGTCTGGACTTGATTCCGCTGTTTTATGCAAATAAAGGGTCATTCTTAAATCGTCATAAATAATAAATTCAAATTCATATTCTGATAAAGGTTCTATGCGCCACAAGGTTTCAAATAAAGCGTTAATATCGCCTATGGTGTGCTGTTGTTCTTCATCCTCATCCACAAGATATACTTGAGCAGTTCCATATTTTTCAGCATGAGCGAAATAAATAGAAGCATTATTAGGAGGGGGCGTTCCCTCAGAAATCTCATTTTGAGGAACAAATTTATTATTTATTCTAATTCCAAAACCAATTCCAGTATAACCGTCTACTGTATTATCATTAGTTCCACCTATCATTATCTGAAGATTGCTATTAGCTGTAAGGGCTGAATCGTCAGCGACATCGGGCCATGTAAAAGTTCCGGACAATTTAACACCAATACGTTTATTGATATCTTTACCAACAGACAAAGAATTCAGCGCTCCACCGCAAATATTAATAGTATTATTGGTAAAATTTAAAACTTTAATATCTTCTGCGCCATCGGCTAACGGCCCAAGATTACTAGGAGTAAATCCATTAGCGCCATAAATCCATTCTGGAGACGGAACAATTACAGGAGTATACCCAACATTTTCATCAATAATATTAAATAGGTCTTTTGTTGCAACTTCCATATATGTTTTATAATCATCAAAAAATATCCCTTTATACATATCGTCGGTGCATTCCTGATTTAATGCATAACCATGAAATGCCGGTTCTTGAGAATTAATATCACTAGGTTCTATGGTAAGAGGATAATCATAATCTGTGGGGATAGAAAGAGGACCCCATTGACCAGCGTTAACATTCCCAGCTTCAAATGGATATATCTGATAAAAACCTATACTTTTAATAAGATTTTCACCTTGAACTTTTCCAAGAAACGTTACTTGCTGCGGAGGGGCTGATAAATCTATAGCTTCAACTAAATCGCGATTCATATATCTGTCGCCGGCTGAAGCTATGTATTGGGATCGTATAATAGGAAAAAATTCAGGCAATCTGGCATATATACTACGCTTATTCATTAAGCTTCTGTCATTAATAGCATATGTTAATCTTTTAAAATATTGTTCATTATTTTCATATTTAGAACCATTTTTAATAGCCTCAGGATTAGATACCATTTTATAAGTAAAATCAATATTTGTTATTTGGGATATTCCGCCAACATCAATATTGTAAGAACCCCCTCTTACTGTAGCTATAATTGGAACGTCAATATAATAAATAGCAAATCGATCTGTAGAACGTAAAAATGATCCACTATTGATATATCCAGGTTGAATGGCTTGATATTGTAATCCATCAGAACTTATAAACCTGGTGTCGGCAGTTATTTCAATATTAACCTTTTGATCAAACCATATTCTTGCATAGCCAAAGGCATAATCTCCATATACTCTAGGTTCAAAAAATTTATTACCAAAAAAATCCAATTCCTGTTCAGACATATTTTGCCAATTAGTTACATCATTTATTCTATGCTCGCTGGCTAAAGAATTATAGAAATCGCCCAAAATTATACCTGAAGGCTTTACAGCCAATTCATCAATTACAGTTCCTTTTTGGCCGGAAGACTCTGAAACCTCGGACCATTTTTTTCTAATAAAAGCTGTAAAATTAAACATAGTATTCCTTGGGGGTTAAAGAGGCCCTATTATTGAATATATATATAATATACCTTTAAACCATCTTTTCTTCAATATGTTATTTTAAAAGTAATTAGGAAATAACTATAATAGTGAGATTTAATTTAGACTGATCATCTTTAACTAAACAAAGGAGTTTAATATGGGAAAGCTGCATGAACACATTGCGGTGGAAAATGACATCAAAGGAACGCTATCGAAAATTATAGCAGAAGCCGCGACTACGTTCACCAAAAAAGACACGCATTTTGATGAGTCTTCAAGGCTTTATACTCCGTTTGTAGATGGAGATAAAGATATTCCAGAAACTGAAGTAACGCATATGGTTACTACAGTAAAAGACAAGCTTGACTATGTATTTCCATATCTGGCCAAAAACCTAGATCATACATATCAGAAGGAATTGGCCAATACGGTAGCAAAAGCTGATGTGGTTCTGGAGAACGGGACGGTTTTGGCAGAAAAAGTGCCGGTGCTTGTTCTGGTTCAGCTGGAGAATACATTAGAAGGCTTCAGAAAAAATGTTCTGGAAATCATTCCCACATTGGATCCCAAGATTGATTGGGAACCTGATACGTCAGCTAAAAATGTGTGGAAGACCCGCAATGCCATCAAAACAGTCAGAACGAAGAAAATAAATAAGCCAGTAATCGTAGTGCCGGCTTCAGACAAGTTTCAGGCACAAGGGCAATTGGTGCCTGAAGACATCCCTGTGGGCGAATTTGTCAAAACAGCTCGCACAGGAAGGTTCTCACCTCTTCAGAAAAGTGATATTCTTGCTAAAATGGACGTAATCATAGCTGCTGTAAAAAAGGCTCGCGCAAGGGCCAATGATACGCCTATTGAGAACGTAACAATTGGCAAGAAGATTGTGGATTTTATTCTTGGTTGAATATTAATTTATATATTGCTAGTGTAGGATAGTCGGGAGGCTTTGAAGTGGGGGCGCTAGTTTCCATGGAGCCAAAAGTGGAATACCGATCTGCAATATATAAAATAATATAATTGTATAAAGATTGACAATGCGAACTTATAACTTCGCATTGTTATTATAGACACAATAGTCATATTTATATTCAGATTAATGAATAAAACTCAGGCTATTATGTGTCCCATGCTAAAAACAAAAATGGTCGATTTTGGTCTACAAAATCGTTATCCAAGCCCAATCACCGGTTCAAATCCGGTCTGGCTCTCTAAGAACATCTATATGATGTTTTTAAAGAGCCGGTAGCTTAGAGGTCAAAGCGGGGTGATAACAGTAAAATACGATTTGTTGTAACCATTATCTTCTATGTAGCTCATCCTATAAAGATGATAACTATATAACTGACCGCCTGGGGGGAAGGGTATTCCCCCTGGGTATTTTTTTACCTTTTTTTATAAAACGTTATTTTAAGGTATTTTATGGTATAACTATATTGGAGAGGGTATATCCGTACCTGATCCATAAACCTTTTTCCAGGGAGTGTATATGAATCCGGTTACAGCGCCCGCAGGAGCATTTGGTAAGGAAGTTATCAATAGCGTCATTTTTGGCGCTATCGCAGGAATTCTGATGGGGGTCACAGGGAGTGTCGTGACCAAAGCTTTGCAGCCCAGGGTTGACAAAGCAAATCAGGCCACCGGCAAGCCCGCCGGTGATACCAAGAATTAATTGGGTGCTGTTAATGAAAAGCACCAGAAGAAATTCTGGTGCTTTTTTTACTTAATCTTTTTTTTTACTTATTACGATCTTATACTTCCTTCACCATGCACATCAACCTGTTGTCCTTTTGCAGGGGTATCATTTGGGGATTTATTATTATTCTGATTTTCTTCATTGTCAGGCGTGACTGCTTGCCCTTCATCACCACCCTCCACTTTCTGAAGCATGGTATAATAATCTGCCTTTTCAGCCAAATGATCTAATGCTATCTTTTTTCGAGTGGCAGGATCTTCACTATGTTCAGCTTCAACCTCAATACCCATTTCCAGCTGTTGAGGATCAACAGTATTGGGATCTAATCCCTGAGATTTTCCACCTCTTAAAAATTGAATATACTTACCAGCTAAAATATAAGCAGCGGCTTCGGCTTGAGGAATATCATATCCTTTAGATTCCGCGAATTCATGAAACATTTCATCTGTTGGAGTAGGGTTCTGTTGAAAAAAATCAAATATCATTTTGGGGTCAATAGCACTTGTTCCTGTAGACGCCGCTTCTTCAGCAGGCTCATTTCCTGTAATCTCTTTTTCACCATTATTCTGAGGTTTATTTTCTCCAAAGTTTCCTTTATTATTTTGTTCCTTATTTTGTTCTTTACCTTCTGTATTATCTGGTTTCTTATTTTTATCTTTGCTTTCATTATCTTGTTTGACTGGTTTGTTTCCCATTCCTTTAGGAGGGAATGGCTTCTTATCTGATCCTTTTTTAGCAGTATTAGATTTATTTGTTTCAGACTTAGACTGTTTTGATTCATCCGCAGGTATCTCCGCAGCTAATTTGGTTAAAAGATCTGAATTTTCCATAAGCACCTCTTTTGTGTTAAGTTTATATATTTTAACATACTTTACTACCACGTATAATTCCCCGTAACGTACTCGGGGATAGGGTGATTTAACGGATTGCTGATTGATTTCCAACTCTGTGTGGTTCCTTCTTCAAGAACTTTTGCAATTCTATTGTGGGCCAATCTGGCTATCCAGTCCTCAGATGATTGGGCTTTTGCCTGAATTCCAGTAGGAGTTAAAAATGGCTCATGTTTAATTCTGTCTTTAAAAACTTTGATTCTTTTGAATCCCCTTTCATCAAGTTTATTAATAACACTTTCATCTATTTTAGTATTCGCTTTAAATGGCCCATAATTTTGAGCCAGATGATCCCCTTCAGTATCATAAATACTTTCTTCTTTTAAATTATTATTATTGTAATGTTCAACAGTCGTTAAAGGCGCGACGTCACCTTTTAAATAATTAGGATGACTGCCTGGTTCAAGTATTCTTGTGGTATTAGTTAATCCTCTGACTACAGTTTCAATATCGCGTTTATCCAATTTACCTTCCATCAATTCATTTATATGATTAACAAGAAATTTTTGAGTTTCAGGCATACCTTTATATTTTAAAATATCATGAGCCGACGGAGTGCCAGTGCTTAACAGATCGCCGGATTTGACTAAAACACCAGGTTTAACTAATGGTTGATTGTTGGCATCAATATATCGTATTTCTTGTTTTTCTCCATTATCCAAATGAACATCCCATCCGCCAATGGGAGATTTTTTAATATCTTTTACAACACCATCGATACTCGCCAATGTGGCTTTGTCAGGATTATTTTTAGTAAATCGTAACGTATCAAATAATTGATCAAATACTGTAGATCCTGGTTTTTTCTGAATTTGTAATGCGCCTCCGGTATGGAATGCTTTCATCGCCATGTTTAATGAAGGCTCAGTGATCGTGTGGGCTGAGATGATTCCAATATTATCTCCAATATTAGGTTTTTTTCCATCATAATTTACACCATATGAAAACGAAGAAAAGCCGTCTCCAGGAGTTGGGTCCGTTATTGGAGACTGAACATAAACTTTTTTAATTCCATGTTGGCTTAATTTATTCGCCACATCAGATGTTACAATATCATTTCGTTTTGCTATAATTTTTCCATTATCAGCTTTTGCGTCTTGCGCAAGGAACCTGTTTAATATGCCTTTATTGTCATTAATATCATATTCAAAACCTTTATTATCAACCGGCTCATCGTGAGTTATTCTGGTTTCATAAATTGAATTAATCAAATCTTTTGTAAGCCATCCAGGCTTTGAAGAAGAAATTGATTTTTTAATATTACCACCACGGGCCCCATGTGCAGCAGACCAATATCCAAAAGTATCCAATCCTTCAGAATAAGATTTAGTAATAGGCAGAGGTATAGGTCTATCTTCCGCATCAGTAACTATTCCAGGCATTAAAGCAATAGCGCTTATATTATCAATACCTTTAGTTCCTCCTGATTTCAAGCCAACGCCTATCATGGTATTTTCGCCATATTTATTTTCAAGTTCTTTTCTACCCTTCATTGTCATGGAACTGAACGCTTTAACTATAGACATGGGGTCTTTTTTATCTGAATTTTTTTCCGCCTCTCTTACAAGAGAATCTCTTAAATCTCTATCAACAACCGTATCTGAAACACCAAGGGTGAAGCCAAAAATAGTAGAATAGTTATTTCCAACATCTTTAATTTTATCGGCTAATCCTAAAGCAATTTTTCCATTGTGTTTTTTGGTGACATCTCTAATCCACGATTCTACATTTTTACCATTCAATTCGATATCGTATTTTTTTAAATCATCAGGAACCACACTGTTAATTTCATGCATACCAAAGGGAGCTTTTTTATCTCCAACCGTTACGGAGTCGGCATAGGTAAATTTATTCTGTTTAAAAGCATTACGAGCCTGTTCCAGCGTATCAAATTTTAGACCAGTATCCTGTCCACCTTTACCCTTGGAGACAAGCCAGCTGCCTACAATCATGTCCATTTGAGGTACATTAAGAACTGAATCGTATCCAGTTTTAAGCATAGAGGCTGAGGGTTTCATTTTTTCAGCTTCGGCAATGGCTTTGGGGGAAATGGGGACGTGTAACTGAAAGGTATCAAAAACAGGAATTCCATTTGAACACATAAACGTCATTGGCCCCGGAACGGTAATGTCATATAAACATTGTTTTTTATCAATAAAATTAACTTTATCGGCGGTAAGCCATGTTATAGTATTATTATTAACAATTTCAATCCATTCACTTGGCAAACAATTATTAGACATAGAAATTATTTTTTTAGACATTAATCTCCCAAGCAAACCTTTTCGACAAGCCTTTCTCATTGAATCTCGCATTATTGGATCTTTAATAAATTTTTCGCATTTATCATACAAATCTTTATTCCAAGGCACCCTATCTACCATATTAATTGTTCTATTGGTAGCCATTGATGAAGATAAAAATTTTCTATATATTAAAGATTTTTCTTTATTCTTAAATATTAATTCTTTGCCCCTTATATCAATAGAAGACATGCCAATATTATAATATGAATTATTATTTTTACTATAATAACTTATTAAACATGATATATTTAAACTTTTACACATAGTTAAAATTTCGTCGGCAAGACGCAAAGATGTTGTTGCATATCTAAATTTAAAAGATCCATTACTATTAGAAAAGCCTATACTTCCGTCGGTATCAAGCATTCCAGATAACAAACCAAGTTTAAATTCTTTAGGGGAAGACATATAACATGGCGGCAAGTGTTTGTTATAACAATTATGCCCAATTATATTTCTTAAATTTTCTGCCAAAGAAATATTTGATAATGATATATTTTTTCCAATATATTCATTTTTACTATTACAAATTTTCTTTTTATATTCATTAGACCAAAATGTTGGTTCTGTTTTTAACAATTTTATAATATTAGATTTAAAAGAATTTTCAATATCTTGATGAATGGTCGCTATGTCGATTTTTTTTCCACTAGTACTACCGTTTCCTATCATGATTCCTAAAAAATATCCAAATTCTTTTGTTAATTCTACACTATCAACACAATTAATAGACATTTTGTTTCTTTTAGAATAATTATTTAATAAAATATGTGTCACTGATTCCTCAATATTAAGTTGTTTAACTTTAGGTATTTGTTTTCCTACAATTTGTTTAGGGCTAATTTTTTCAAGATTCCAAGTATTAGTATTTAAATACACTGCACTATGATCGTCAGATAATATTAATGAATTTTTATCAGACATAGTAATTATACATGAGTTTAAATTTGGATGAATAGAAAAATGAGATACCGGTACAGATATGATTTGTTTTGTTTTATTGTCGATTGTTATAATTTTTATTCCTTTAGGAACCTCATATTCAATATTATTGCTATTTGTTAGCCGTTGAGTTCCCTCGATTCGGGGGAAATCTTCAATATTAATATGTATAATCTTTTCGCTGTCATTAATAATTAATCTATTTAATGTTGGCATACTAACAATCCTTTCTGATAAGTATTTAATTGGATTATAATAAATATACTTATTTGAAAGGAATTGTGCAAGATATTTTTCATGTAAATTATTTAATTTATTTCTATCAAAATCTCCGCCAAAATGAATTATTTTCTCATTCTTAATTTCATGTTTAATAATATTAAAATTAACTATAACAAAGACACTTTCCAACCCGCTATCTCCGTCAAAATCCCCTCCAAAGTTTTTACTTACCACTACTCCTGGCACCTCTATAGATTTACCTTCTGTCAATATCGGTTTAAATGCAGTCATATTCCATCTGTGTAATGATGGCGCTCTGTTAGCTATTATTAATCGCTCATCAGCCACAACGTCCCTAGCTCTTTCTGCAACAGAAGTTTTATCTTCTATTTGTTTTTGTGCTTCAAGAGGCGTATACCCCCAACTCACCATTTTTTTCATTATAAAAGGTCTGAATATTTTAGAAGCCATTTCTTTAGGTATACCCATCTGATCTCCACCCAAATCTGGATTTAAAATAATAGTGGAGCGACCAACAAGATCCTGGCGTCTTTCTAAAACCTTATCTTGAAAGAAGCCTTCTTTTGATTGATTAGAACCCGCAATCTGTTCTACAAATCCTTTTTTATTTTTAATTCTATTAAGATATGAAGTTGGCGCTTGAAGGCCGGTAACAGATTTTAAGTCGTTATATAACTGCCCCCTGGCTTCGGCTAATTGTAAGTTTTTAATATCCTCATTAGGGATTGATTTATCAAGTTGAGATTTTAAATCTTTTAACGCATTGGCTGTATGAGCTGTCTGTTGATACAAATCATTTATATCAGACATTATAATGGCGCCATCTCCAGCCATAGGTATCACCGGTCTGTATTTAGAAGGAGTGACCAATACGTTAGAAACTAAATAATCGGCAGGCTTCATTTTATGTTCTTTTAGTGCCCTTAAATATTTAATTTTTTTATTAAGTTTATCTATTTTTGTTGAATTTCTTTCATTTTTTAAAGCTTCAGTAGCTTGGTCTAAAGTTTCATTTACATCAATTGCTCCCAACATCGTCTCAAGGGCAGGTCCACCTGAAATGGAATCAGGAGTTCCAGGGCTAACTAGTTGTCCCGTTTTTTTATTAATAAATTGTTTGCCAGTAATGACGCCTTCCAATTTTATTAAAGGCATATCTAAAAGATTGGCTGCGGCATTCGCGGCAATTGGATTAAGTGTTTTTTCTGGTAATGAGAAATGTGTAAAATGATCACCAAAAATTCCACCAGCTTTAACAGGGTCAAACAGCCCTTCTTTAATGGGGGCCATGTCTTTTAAACGATATGTTTCCGTAGGATTTAATAATTCTCCGCGAGACCGCTCCAATATATCCTTATCAGTCAGGGGTTTTAAAATAAAATTTTTCCCTTTTTGTTGAACATTAATTCCAGAGCCTTGCATATTAGCAAGAAGCTTATCCCACACAAAAGCTTTATTAGGCGGAGGCAAAGTTTGACCTGTTTCCATAGCTTTCCAATATTCATCATTGCGCTGCCCCTTTATTGAAAACATTTCTCTTAAATTTTCTTTAGCCCCACGAGCAAGTAGTGCGGCCGTTTCCATGCGACCAATATTTTTACCACCAGTTTCGCCACCAGATGCGGGCTGCTCATTAGAATCGTATTCATCACGGTATCTGGCTGAATATTTATGATCTATTTTATGTTCTAGTTTAAGTATATGAGCAAAACCTGTTGCGACAGGATTTTTGTATGGCTGCTTAGTATCTGGATCGATTAATATATCCTTATCGGAAACTCCAGCTTCTTTCATATCTTGTAAAATTTTTCTAGAATTATCTTCTGGTGAAAAATTTCTAATAGGATATTGCTGTCCGGTTTTCCAGGCAATTTTACCAGCAGCGGATTCTAATAATTGCGAGGTATTGATTCTATTAGAAACTCCTATAGGACTCATGGTTAAATCAATATTTTTACCAGTTGTTGGATTAAATGGCATTTCATTATCCGGAACTATCTTTGCTATTATATGTTTATTGCCATGCAATCCCGATATTTTATCGGCAACCTTTAAAGGTTCTTCTGTTTTAACGCTGACAACAACACTATTGCCTGATTTTTTTACATCTGTAACCGTTCCAATATGATCGTTATCCCAACGAATGGCATTGTCAGCCATATCTCTTTTCAATTGCTTGTCAAGTCTTCCAATAGCAATATCATCAGCAGTAGGAGATTTGCGCTCCAAATGAGCAATAACAATATCATCACGTTTTACTGTTTGGCCAGGAAGAATAACACCTTCTTTATCTAATTTTTTCATGTTTTCTGAGGTCAGTTCTTCAGGATAATAAGCCTTATATTTATTTGCAGAAAATACGCCTTTTGATGTACGTTTAGTTTTTAAATCATATATATGTTGAGATGTTAATTTTTTTGCAGCAGACTCAGACATGATTGCAGAATCTTCATAATTGTAACCTTTATAAGGCATATAGGCCACATGAAGATTGGCGCCCAAAGCCATCTGACCATCTTTGGTAAAATTATTATCAGCTAATATATCATTAACTTTTACTTTATCACCAACTTTTACTAAAGGTTCATTATGTAAATAACTTTCAGAATTTAATGAAAAATTATGATAAACAGGAATGACATATTCTTTGCCCGATTTATCTGAAAGAGTAATTTTATTAGGAGTTATTTTTTTAACTTCCCCGTCTATGGGGGACTTAGGAATTGCTATAAGACTGGCCAATTCTTCGCCAAAAGGTTTACCCTTATCATTAATAATTTTAAATAAAGGTTTTTCACGATTTTTTAATGATATGGCTTGCTCTTGCATTTTAGAGGCTGTTAATCCACGGTTGCCTTGAATGGAATCAAGAAATGGGATTGAGTTGGCTGAAGTATCGAACATACCCATAGGACTGGCTATTATATAATCTACGTCGCCTTTTTTAACTTCGCCCAATTTGCCGGCTCGCACTATTTTAATTTTATCTGAAATCGGATTAGGCTTCTTGTCGCCCATATTATTAAATTGAAATTGATCTGGAAAAGCCACATTTTTATTATGAACATCAATGGGTCTTAAAAGAACATATTCACCATTGGGCTTCATAAATTTAGAATAAAGATCGTTTCCAACTTTGATAGTATCATAAGAAGTATGCACAGCAATCCCAATGTTACCACCTTCAGGCGTATGCAATGGGTCTACAAAGCCAACTTCACTATTTGATATCTGTCTGGCCTCATTGGTCACTGCGTTAGCGGAACCTATACCGCCTTCGCCCATCACGGTAAATTTAGTACCTTCTCCAATAATAGCCATTGGATTTGTTTGATTGGGAGGGCTGGATAATTGGCTATTGGTAATTGTGCCTATAGTATAAGCATTAAATGTTTGAGGACTTAAAGATTTATTAATAGAACGATTTCTATTTAACTTGAATTTAATGTTATTAACAATCTTTCCGGCATTTTTAATTAAATTCTCTTTAATGTGATCCTCTACATCATAAAAAGATTTAAATACTAATGCTTCTCTATCATCGCTATCTACGACGCCGCGATTTATATCTATAATTTTTTTAGAAGCATCGAGTATGGCGTCTTTATTTACATTGGTATATGGCTTACCAAGAGTGATCTGTGTAACATCCGGATCTAATTTGGTGGCAAACAATCTGGTTTTAATTTGTTCAGAAACATTTAATGGATTTAAATCTTTAGCTGGTTGTTTACCGAACACCGCTTCATAAAATTTTTTTTGATTGACGTCTTGCTGGCGAGTATAGGCCATTGAGTTAATATCGAAAACATCCTGACCCCATGAATTAATTAGTTCTTTATCGGTGATTCCAACAGATCTTAAAGCATTAATTAAAGGCACATGCTTTGTGCCATAGGCCATTGAGAATATTTTTCTTTCAGGGTCAAATTCAATTTTAAAATTATTATTAAATCCTCGCGCAAAATCTATTGTTTTGTCTACATTAAAAAAAGAACTAATTTCACCGTTCTTTTGATATTTAGTATAGACACCAGGTTTTAATCTGGCTTGTTTTATAAATTGATATTCATTCCCTCCGATTAAAAACGTCCCCCTGTCAGTCAGCTTGGGGATATCTGCTATTTTCATGTTATTAACTTTATCAATGACTTTATTGGTTTTTTTATCTATTAATTCTAAATCAGCCCTGATATCATTGGACCATAATTGGCCTTTATTACGCACATCTTTTTGTTCTTCTATATCTTTATTATCATACTTTTCAACAATTTTAACATTATTGGCTTTTAATTGAATATTAGGATCGTCAATGGAATTTAAAATTTGCCCAACTGTAGTTTTTACAGCAGTATTAATAAGAATATTATTTCTTACATCCTGATCTAAATTTAATAATTTATTTAAAATCTGTTGAGAGGATTCGGTTGACATTTTATTACCTTAAGTGTGAGTGGTTAATACTATAAATATAATAAATGGCTTATTTATTGTGATATTTATTAAAAATAACTGAAATAACTATTATGGATGATTTAATATTTTTTGTCTTTAAATTAATAGCCCCTAATCTAAATATTACTATTGAAAAGAAAAAAAATCCACTATAATGAAGAGGTCGGTCTTCATTTATTTATTCACAACAACAAAGGGGTCTTATGAGAGCTTATACATTTGTGTTAGGAAGGTTGATGCCTGGTATCGCTACCACCAAAGATGAAGCGTTAAAGGAAGAGATCGTGTTTCTGGGTAATAACGATGGTCCTAAATCAAAATGTAAGAAGGTATCGATGGATAAAAGCAATCCAGCCCAAATAAAAGATGGACTGATTACTTTTGCTCACCCAAGAACTATTGGAAAAGATAAGAGCAGGTTTCTTGTTTTAGCACGACCCGACCGTGGAATCAATAACGTGCTGTTGAGGGTTAACACCGGCTCATTGGATTCTAACAGCAAGTCGCGTGGATGGTGGACACCTAAGGATGGAAATGCACAAGTTAAATATGAAGCAAAAGGGTGTCGTCCTAATGGCAGCACATATTGTGATGACTTGGTAACATTGGCTCCGGGAGATAGCATCATTGCTTATCCAGAAGGTGAAGAAAAAGGTTACGAACTCAAGAATACGATGGGGAAGTTGCACATGTGGAGAGAAAAATAATAATTAAAATTATATAAAGAATTTGGTTTGGTTGAATTAATATTCAGCCAAACCAATTCTCTCTTTACTTTTTTTCAGGAGGGTTATGTTTGCAATAATGTTAATGATTCTTGGCTGGTAAATTTAATTTCCAGATTAGAATTATTATTGGAGGAATAGATGGGTGTTTTTGATATTTTTAAATTTAAAAAACAAAAAAAATACGATATCACTGAAAAGCGACTAAAGAAATATGCAAAAATTACATTTAAATGTATTATTGGATTTTATAAAGATATTTATAAATTAGCCGTCGCCCAAGATGAACTGGATTCTTGGAAAAAATTTATACGCGAAATGGAAGATGAGTTTGGATTTGGAATCAATTCCAAATTCAGCATGGAATATTTAGAAAACATTAATTTCAAGTTAGTATCAATATATCATTATGGTATTTCAAAAATTATAAAAAGAAAATTATCATATTCTGATTATAGTTTATATAAATCTATGATGGAAAAAACTCTGGATAATAGTATTAAGTCCAGGATTACATCCAACGAATCCATCATAATGAACATGCTTAATGTTGATCCATCAATATTGCCTATTAAATATGTTCAAATGGTTTTATCGATTAATGACTTTGTTCATGCTACTAATTTGATTATTAAAGAATTAAAAAAAGTAAATGATTTTAAAAATTATGATTCATATATGCAATATTATGAGTATGTTAAAAATAAAGTTCAAATAATTAATAATCTACTTCATGAAAATGGATTTTATAATACTCATAATTTAGAAAGATTTACTCTTTTGGCAATGTCGTATGTATGTGGGTTTCCAACTATGGATACGTTATATAAAAAACCAATAAATGATGGTGAAACGGTTCCGGATGAAATGATTAAAGAAATTCAAAAACGATTATTTCAGATGGTTGGTAAAAATATAGACGAACTTGATGCATAAAAGGATCAAATCTAAAATTTGATCCTATTTTTTTTATTATATTACAGGAGAATTATGACTACTAAAAGATTATGTAAAACAAATAAAGAAGCGCTTAGATGGTGTAAATCCAGAGGCGCCGTGATAGAATTTGGAGACTGGAGAAAATTCATAGGTATGAGGCATATTCCTGAAGGAATAACCTGCATGGTGGCTATAACAAAATTAAAAAAAAATGAAAAAGTAAGTTACGCCCCAGAGGATAGTATAAGCAAAACCCTTTTAGACGCAGTAAATAAATGGATTAAAAAAATAAATTTAAAAAAAAAGTAGTATATTTTTTTAATTACATACCACTATATATAGTGTGGTATTTAATAAAAAACACAACATGTAGTTAAGTTAAATTTATTAACAATTAGTATAAAGTTTTATATAGATTTTAATTATTTATTATGATATATTTAAAATCTAACAAGGTTAAAAAAATGCCAATCCATTCTATCAATATTTCATTCAATTCAACCTCAACAATAATGGAGCTGTTATGTCAAACACAAAAGTGTATGATGGTAAATTTTCAAATGGCGTTGCATATGAAATTCATCATTCAACAGGTTTTTCCAATCAGTCGGAATTGGCTGTTAAAATAGGAGATGCTTTCATCACTGTTATTAAGTCCTCACAAAAACGAAATGGCAATATAGAATTTTCCGCATCATCCAATGGAAAAGTTATAATTAAAACCGTTAAAGATCTTCCCGCAGAATCTCTCAAATCTCTTTAATAAATAATATTATTTATTAAATATATTTTTTTACATTTTTCCACCAATAAGAGGTTTACATGGGCGATAAATATAAAGTTAAAAAAGACGATCTTCGTGCTTTATTTTCCACAGCCGACATGCTCATGGAAAACCGCTATCACGGCCTATATGAAAAATTTGGCTGGAAAAAGGGTTCCAATGGGAATTATCATTGCTGGAATGTAGGCGCTCACTCAAAGGGCGCTGACCTTCATGCGTCATTGTCGGTAGATAATAGAACTGGTCTATGGCATTGTTTTTCCTGCGGTATTAAAGGCAATTTCCAATCGTATTGGAAAGAATACCTGAAAGGAAGACATGGCGACTCATATACTGATTTTATTATCGATTTTTTAGGTTTGCAGAATAAAATAAATTTCAGCAAAGAACTTAGCGATCCAGACTATGAAAAGAATTCAAAACAGATATGTGAACTATTTGACAGGCTTCAAACAGAAAGAGTAAAAGAGCGCGGTAAGCCTATGATGTTGTCGAGCAGCCTTACAGAAATAATAAAAGAGACAACATCATTACCTATGTCTGAATTAAACGAGATGGTAGATAGATTATTGAAGGATACTGAAGCTTTAAATTATCTACATGAAACCCGCAGAATTACTCCTGAAGTAATCAAGAAATACAAATTGGGATTAACAGACAAGGGAAAATTTATCTTTCCCCAGATCGGTGCTGATGGTTCATTAATTAACCTGAAAGCATATGATCCACGCAATCCTAATACTGATTTCAAGTGGAGTTATCCTCATAGAGGGCTTGGATATGGTCCAATGCCTATCAATAACTTTACTCACCAAAAGATCTATTTCTTTGCCGGCGAACCTGACTGTTATTGCGCTTTAGCTATGGGAATAGACGGGGCGGTAACATTAGGGAGTGAAGCCATGACGGACGTAGATAAGATATTTGGAGAAGATAAAGCCAAACAATTGTTTTATGGAAAAGAAACAGTTGTTTGTCTGGATGCTGACGATTCAGGAATGATCGCGTCAAAAAAGTTAGCTGATTCTCTATATAAATATGTTAAACAGGTTAAAATCATTAATTTTAATATATCAGAAATAAATCCTAATGGATTAGATCCTAATAAAATGATTAAGATTTCTAAAGATGGTAAAGAAAAAATGAAAAGAGCGGAAAAAGATTTTACCGAATTTATGGTAAAAAATGGGTTTGGTAAAGAAGCCATTGATATGTTTTATGCTTTAGAAAAAGAAACAATAGTATATACACAAAATACAGACAGGACATCCAGAGAAATTTTTAAAGTAACCTTACAAGAATCAAGAATGCCAAAGTATTATAGTTTTGATGGTAGTAAGGTCATTCGTTTAGTGGCGTCAGTGGGAGATTTTGATGGAAGGGCCATTTTATATCCTAAAGAAATTGGTGTTAAATGTGGCGCAATGTGCAATCCCGACAATGTTACGACAATGTGCAGATATTGCAAATTACCTACATTATCAGGATTTAACAAAGCTTCTAGTCAAACATTACATATTGAACGGGAGCTACCCAAGGAATTTGAAAATGATCCCACTTATATTAAAGCTACCGAACACGATATATTAGGACTTGTAGAAGTAACTGAAAATCAGAAATTACAGCAAATTAAAAAATTGTGTCAGATTAATGACCACTGTAAAAGCGCTATTATTCAAGATTTGGCTCATGAAAAACTTTTACACGTCAGATTGGTTAAAGATATTAACGAATTTGGCGATCCTACCGATTCGGCCGGACAGACATTTACAGCTATTGATATGGACGCTTATATGGTTGAAAAGGATATTTATCCTAATCGATCTTATGAATTTGAGGCCGTTTTAACCACATCTTGGAATGGCCAGCAAAGCGTATTATTTTGCCATAAAGCCGAACCAATAGCGACTTGTATTGATACATTTAAAATGGATCAGCAGAATTATGAAATTCTGCAAGTTTTTAAGCCAAAGCCAAATGAAACTATTAAACAGCATCTTAAAAGGCGATATGACATATTCGCCAACGCCTGCGGTGTAACTGAAAGGCGAGAAATGTTTTTTGTAGAAGATTTGGTTTTCTTCTCTCCATTGCAAATTAATAATAAAAAACTTTTACCAGGAATCACCAGAGGATGGGTAGAAGCTCTTATTATTGGAGATACAAGAACATGCAAAACATTGATAACTAAATGGTTAAGAAATCATTATAAAATGGGTGATATGGTGACTGGATCTACCGCAGTTACTCGTTCAGGATTGTTGGGCGGCATTAGAACGGGATTAAACAGACCAATGGTTTCATGGGGTAAAATACCAATGAATGATGGCGGTTTAATTATTATAGATGAATTGAGCAACGTTGATATTAAAACGTTGATTGATTTAACCGGTTGTCGCTCAGAGGGCATTGCTTCTATTGATGGCATCGCTTCTGGTAAAGTATTAGCAAGAACCAGAAAAATAATGCTCTCAAATCCCAGGGCTATGCGTTCTGAAAATGAAAAGAATCCACCCTATGGAATTATAGGTGTTAAGGATTTTTGTGTAAAAGATGAGGTTCTATCTCGTTTTGATATAGTGCTTATTGTTCGGGAAAGCGATGTTCCCGCAGCTTCATATGTTTCATCATATGAACAAATAAACACTGAATTTAACGAGCTTCAATGTCAGACATTGATACGTTGGATTTATTCAAGAAAACCCGATCAATATGTATTTGAAGAAGGTTTTGAAGAAGCCATCGATAAGTATATGAAAAAAATGCTTATTAAATATCATGAATCCACACAGTTGGTTAATCAGGAAATGCGAGCTAAATTAATGAGAATGTCTATGGCATTAGCTGGCGGATTGGCGTCTATGCCGGAAGACGATTGGGATAAAATATATACGAAAATAGAACATCTTGATTATATAGTAGAATTTTTAGACCAAATATATTGTCACCCAAATATGCAGATGGACCACTATTCTAAGATGAAGCGGGCCTCTGAAAAATTAGGCGACATGGCTTTTATGAATAATATCTGTAAATACATAGATATTAATCAACTCATTTACGATGATGATTTTACTGAAAAACATATACAACAAATGTTTTATGACTATTTGGAGCGAGTGCAAACAAAAGATTTATATATTCCCGATGTTAATAATGTTAAATTGCAGAGTATAGGACTTAAGATATATGAAAGTACCCCTAAACTTATCAATCTGCTTGTATCAAAAAATTGTTTTACCAGATCCAAAAAGGGTACTTATAGAAAAACTAAACAATTCAACATATGGTTATTAAAAAGATTGGAGTTAGGTAATGAAGCCCCTACATCCAATATACTTGAGTGTGTCAAAAATCAACAAAACTCTATTATCATTGAGGCTACAGAGAGATTTGGACGACCTGGTAGGCAAAATTCGATCTAAAGAAGAAGTTGATACGTATAATTGGAAATATAAACAATTAAAATCCGTATTGGATTTTTATATTGAAGAAAAGTATTGTAAGATTTATAAAAATGAATTGATGCAATGGGAAGAATTAAATTCGGCAGTGTATTATGTTGAACAAACTAAGGAAAAAATGTTGAAAGCAAAGATACTGTCAACACCTGGAATGAAAGACTATCTAGTGGTACATTCGGTATTTAAGACAAATGATTTTAAAAGTACCGATTGGTTTATTAAAGAAATGTTACAAATTCTTGTAATTACCGATGAAGATGTTCTAAGGCTTCATAAATTACAATATGTACCACCAGAATTATTAAATAAATTATCAATGTTTGATCCTGAACCTATAGGATTAAGAGTTGATAATGTAAGAGTAGAATATACGCATGGGTTTAAAAATAGTATTGATTTAATTGAGACGGATTGGGAAGAAATAAAGGCCAATACCGTTAATGTTCAAGAAGTGTTGAGTAAATATAAGCCAATTGATGCGGGGACCAGATCTGTAATAGACAATTCGTTTTATGATGGCATCCCGTTTTAATTAGTTATTATTAACGAACATTTGTAATAACTATAATAGAGTAATTAACCTTAACTTATGGAGGAACCATGAGTGATTTAAGTCAGTTTTTTTCAGAAGTCAGCCAGGAAGAAAAGAAGAGATTGCAAAGCGGAGCCGATAATGCAAGATCTGAAATGGGCGCAGTTGCTATAGCTTATCCTGGGAAATATGTGTGTGAAATTCCGGCATTTTCATACAAAGAAAGAGACACCAATAAAACCGTATGTTTTCCTGATATTTTCATATCTCCCAAGAAGGGTAGCTTAAATTTAGTTCTTAGTTTTAAAGTTGTTGATGGGACCGATAAGGTTCCTAAAGGTGCATCTATATTTATGAATATCGTATTGGTCCCTAAAGATAAAAGTCAAGAAAATATTGATAAAATTCTAATGTATACCAAGCCGCGTTTGATGATTCTAACTGGAACCACCCATCTTGATATGACGCAGGAGTGGTTTGAGGAATGGTTGATGCCTAAATTCGAATGGAAGAATGATCAATTCGTTTTAATAAAAGATCATAAAATGAAGCAAAGAGTGTTGGTCACTGTAGACGAAAAGCAGGGCACTGATGATAAAATAAGATTGTCAGTTGTAGATATTGCTGTCGCTACGCCATCTGAAAAAAGCGTATCGTTTGATATGAAAAATGCAAACGCCACAATTGATCCCGCTTTGAATATGAATGTTTCTGATAGAAATATTTCATATGAAGAGGCGCAAAATAGTGGTGTAGTAGCGGCACCCAACATTCCTGATATGGAAGCTTTCTAAATCTTTATGGCTGGTTTATTTTTTTATAATAAACCAGCTAATCTTTTTTTACGGAGGAACTATGATTAAGGGACTTACTCATTCTGAAGATGGAGTAATGAACAAGGTTACTAAATACAAAGGTAAAATATCGACTGGGTACGCCCCTAATGAAGGGCCTAATAAGGAAAATCATCCGGTTCCAGCGGGCTTCTTTAGAATATTAAAAGAAGTTATAAAAAACCAAAGAATAGGCATGACTCAACAAATAGTTGCAGTTAAAGATTGGGTTTTAAATGAGTCTGTTCAAAAAATGTTAGAACAAAGCTGCAACAATAATCCTCTGCCAAGAAGAATAGAAGTGGTTTGTTTATATAAAGATTTTACTGAAATGTGGGAAAGTTCATTATGTATGTATTCTGGGACTGAAGGACTTTTATGTAAAAGTCATGGTATAGGAACTTTGGCAAAATATTTAACAATTAATGGCAACGATCGAACATGGCAGCAGAAAAATTGTTTATATGAAAATTGTCCGGAATTCAAAGCTGGAAAATGCAAACCTATGGGATTGATGAAATGTTTTCCAATTATTGATATGTCTCCAAATCCATATCGATTTGAAACTAGAAGCATTAATACCATTATAGGTATCGAATCATCATTTTATGATTTGATGACATTAATGCGAGCTGCTCATATGGTAAAACAAATAGAGGCCGGTCGTGAACTTCCATTTGATGGATTGTTTGGGGCTAAGGTTTTTTTAATACAAAGAAAAGTTAAATCTGGTGGAAAAAATGTATTTATTACTGATATGGAACCAACCCCAGATTTTTCAACTTCTATTATGGAACCTATTAAAAGAGGATTGGCAGCTAAAGCAAAACAATCCAGAATGATAGGCGAGGCTGGATCTGTTTCGCTACTTGGTGATGCCAGTGACAGATTACTTGAAGCGTCACGACTGGCTTTAACAGATGCTACTGAAGCGGAAACTGTCCCATTAGATATAGACTCTCAACGCGAAATTGCTATCAATTTTGGATCCAATGCAGATGAGGAGTCTACCACTCAATCTATTATTATAGAAAAAAATATTATTCCAGAAGATTTAAGTAAAAAGGCTGCTGAAACATTATTGTCTCCTTCAGCATCGCCGGATAAATAATAAATTTTGCATAAGATGTTTTTTTTGTTCAACGTTTCGTTGGATAGTGAAAGTATAATCGATCGTCACGACTGGGACGCATCTAATAAAGTTAAATCGACACCTCATCTAAGACGCTGCCTGCAGCTTTCTTATCTGAGGGTACGATTTAATTTTATTAGATGCTATCGTGACTAGCTGTATTCGGGAGGATGGCCATTGCACACGTTATATTTTTTAGCTCGAAATCAATCGCAAAGCCCCGTCATAGTTCTAAACTGGCTTTCGACAACGTTAGGACCTCTTCAGAGGTAATCTCATACATAGTGATCTATGTATGAGATTCCTCCGAAAGGTCCAAACGTTAGTCGTCGCCGGTATTAGAACATGACAAGCTTTGCGATTGATTTCAGTGCTGCAAAATATAACTAACGGCTCGCACTCACTAATAATCTGAATCCGATCGATCAATCGAATGTGATCTTCGACATGATCGAACAGCTTCAGATTATTCTGGGTTCGTGTCGAGCCTTGCAACTGAGCCATCCTCCAGTCATTTAATCAATCTTAGTTATGCAAAAAAAAATAAATTTATTAAAAAGGGAATATAATTATGCCAAAAAAAACATTAAGCAGAGATTTCATGAAACCAGTTAAACCCGACAATCATTTAGCTCAAATAGTTGGAAATGGACTTTTAACCAGGCCGCAGATAACGCAAAAAATCTGGAATTATATTAAATTACATAATTTACAGAAAATATCTGATGGCAGGATAATAAAACCAGACCGCAAATTAAAACCAATTTTTAACAACAAAGCTACTGTTAGTATATTTAATATGTCGAATCTTATTAGAAATCATTTTGAAATTATTTAACATTAGAAGTATTGGGCGTTGTTTCGACGCTTGCGCTTATATAATAAGTAGACGACATTGAAAATCATGTTTCTCACGTTTAATTGCTCACGAGTACGTGGCAATTAAACTCTAGAAACATATTTTTCAATGAGCGTGTCGATTTTTAGTAATGTCAAAAAAAAGCAATATAGTTAAAAGTGCTAGATGTTTCGTCTAGTATGATTTTCTCTAAAAAAAATATAGGGAAAACCCCAATAGGCTCATCCAAACCCGTGCGGATTTGGATTCGCCCCTTAATTTTACACATTCAATATTAAGTATATTGCTTTAATTAGATGAAAGGAACACAATGCCGACATTTAATGCAAAAGTTTTATGTCACGCAGTAGTTAAAGTTAATGATGGAGTAGATCCTATTGAATTTATTAAAAATAACAATGAATATATCGTTGAACCGAAAAATGCGGATGGTTGCATTGTTGCATTTAAACCAAAAGAAGTTAATATTTTAAAAAGAGGTGAACTAACAGATGATAAACTATCTGATAAATTAGATCAATTTATCCATTTCTCATTTAGGGGTTCTTTAATTTGCGTTGATACTATTAATAGAACCGTAATTAGTTCTGGAAAAGCCAAGCCTGAAGAAATGACAGGACCTAAAGAAAAGGGTTATTGGCCATTAAATGTAGAAACATCTTAAATAAAGAAAAAGATTAATACAAGATTGTTTTGGTCAACGCTTCGTTGACTAGATAAATAATATAAACAATAGTTTAGACTCTCACGACCACTACCGGCGACCGCTCCTTGCATCAAAGGGCGTCACAAAATATTAATTGAACGTATTCACCAACGCTACGATGCTCCACGATCTACGTGTATGTCAGGTAAACCTGAAATACACTACGACTCGTTGCGCATCTACGCTCTCGATAGCCATTGAATATATCATCTTCTTGCGCTCATACGCTTACGCGATGGCTTAGAAGATGATACGAGCCTCGGTTTCATATCACTAAAGTTATATGAAACCTCGGTATGTCAAATGGCTATCATCGGGGTTCTACGTTCTCACCTGCACAGCCTTCAGTATCCTATCTCATAGCATAGCAATCCTCCACCTCTAAGAGGTGTTTGATTGCCATGCTTACACATTCGATAGGTCTTCCGGCTGTGTCGTGAACATTAATATTAAGTGGCGCTTTGAGACCTTTGATGCAAGACGCTTCCGCCGTACGTGGTCGTTCAAGTTAAACTATATCAAAATTAGTTGTATTATCTTTTTTAATTCATATTCAAAGGGGATGTAATGCATACATTATTTTATATTATATTATTATTCTTTTTTATAATTGGGTGCGTTGGTACTATTTTTATTCAAATAAAGATGTTGTTAAAAAAAGATAAATTTATATCAATGAGAGATAATGAAATTATTGACCTTAGAAAAGGTATAGATAAATTAGAAGAAAATATAGCTCAAAAAGAAACCTCAATTTTAACTCTTTATCAAAAAATAGAACAAGAATCTAAAAGAAAAAATGAATTACATACCAGGGTAGTTGAGTTGGAAGACGGCATTAAAAACGGCGTTGGTATAACATTAAGAAATGAAATCACTACCGTTAAGAGTGAATTTACTGATGTTGAACTGACTATTATGTCAAATGGAGTATACGAATTGATCCCTCATATTAGTAGAAATTTATCAGATTTTAAATTCTATATTTTATTAATTGAAAAGATTCAAAATATTGTCAAAAAAATGGATGAGTCCAAAAACCAAAATACGAAAGGTGTTTAAATGGATGTCGTATACGGATTGGTCGGCGTTGATTGTGAAACTACTGGACTTAATTATCAAAAAGATGAAATATTAGAAGTTACAGCCATTGAATTTAATGAATATGGACAAATTGGTAAAACCATATCTCAATTGTGTAAGCCAATGAGCGGATATATATCTCCTGAAGTTTCAAAAATAAATGGCATTACTTATGATATGGTAAGGGAATGTCCCAATTATTTAACTGACGGTATAAGAGATAAAATATCTGAATTTATAGGGTCAAGAACCGTGGTCGGGCATAATGTTATAGAGTTTGATTCTAAATTTATGAGAATAAATTTTAAAAAAGCTTATGATACTCTTTTAATGTGCAGATCAAAATTTAGTGGTGGAAACAAATTAAAAACAGCTTGTTTAAGGGTAAATATTAAATGGGATGATAAAGAATCCCATCGTTCAGAATACGATGTTAAAAAATGTATAGAATTATATTGTAAATTAAGGGAAATGGAAGAAAAGGAAAAAGCCAAAAAATCCGCTACCCCTTTATTTGCTATACCGGCCGAAGTGCAGGCCGTTTATAATAACAATCAAGAAATAATAAAAGAAACTATCGATTTGGATTCTTTAAATGATGTAAAAGTCGGCGTTATTTTAAATGAATCTGATAAAAAATTATTTGCTACTCAAACATATTCTTATTCGAGATTAAATCTGTTTAATCAATGCGCATTTAAATGGTATATGCAATATATAAAAGGATTCATAGAGCCTGAGCATGATTATTTTGTTACTGGCAAAATATGTCATAAAGTGGCGGAATGGACTGGTGAATGGTGCTATAAAGAAACTTTTAAAAATAAAATGGAAATATTTTTAACTCAACGTAAAATCAATTTTCAAGATGTTGTTTTACTTGAAGCGCTAGCCAAATTATATAATAAAAAAAATAAGGATATTACAGTCAGAGATTTTGCTGAATATGTAGCTAAAACACCTGGCGTGGTACCGACGTATTTTCCTGATATGAAAAATATAGGAGAATTAATTTATACAATCGATAAATCAATACCGGAAAACTCCTATGAAAGACTATCCATGCCGGATTTGTATACTTATAATAAAATAATAGAAAATGCTATTAATTACTATAAATGCACTAATCCGGAAATAATCAATGAATGTAAAAGAATAATGTCAAGATTTTATACTTTAAAAGATTTTTCATTAACACCAGGGGATTTAACTTTAACTGAAAAAAAATTAGTATTTGATAAAGAATGGAAACCATTAAAAGATTTTTATGCTAATAATGCCTTTTTCAGAGGCGTAATCGATGTGCTCAGTTATTTTGGGGAGTATGTCATTATAACGGATTATAAAACTTCTAGAAAAACCATGAATATTGAACAGTTAAAAGAAGATAGACAAACAATGACTTATGTTCTTTTAACTTATATGTTTTTGCCGCGAGGGAGTTTTAAAAAGATTATTGTAAGAATTGAATATATTAGATTTGGTGAAACTGTAGAATATGAAATAAATAATCCACAAGAAGTCGTGGACAGGGCATTACAATGGATTAACGATTCAATACAATCCATTGAAAAAGAGATGCTTAAAACTGACGGTACGGCTTTTATGCCTAAACGAAATGAATATTGTCATACCTGTTATCTTGGGGAAGATGGGAAGTGTCCATTATTTAATAAACAGATTGCAGGAAAATTAAATGACCCTTTTTCATGTTCAGTTTCAACAATAGATGAATGCAAAGCCGCGTGGAAACGTATAGAAACCAATAAGGCTGAATCTTCACGTTTAACGAAGCTTTGTAAAACTTTTGTTGAACAATGTGAAAATCCAATTAAAATAGATGACAATGCTTTGTTGGATTTTTATGCTGCAAAATATCGAGAATATGATGTTGAAAAAACCCTTAATTGGCTGCTTGGGGATAAAAAAATAGATATAACGAAAATTATTAAATATATCGGCATATCCGGAGCTGAAATTAAAAAACTTATGGAAGATGAAAGAATAGATATAACCCCAGAAGAATTGAATAACATTTCTAAAGTTAAACAAAAAATGATATTTGATGCGCTAGTTCCTGAAGAGATTAAAAGAAACGACATTAAAAAAGCATAGTTTCTTTGACATTACCGCCCCGAGGCGCGTGTCGCTATAGAGGGAAATTATGTGATTAAATGTGGGGTTACATATTCATTATATCTATATACTGTATTATTGATGGAAGTATTACATGCATAATAATAGATTTAAAAAAGCGACAAAAATTTAAAGAAAAATCTAAAAATAAAGGGGATCAATAATGATCCCCAATTTTTATTTAACAAAGGATATGTAAGATCATGGATAGTATCATTATTCCGCCCAACAGATTTTATATAGAAAATGATATTGCAACGGAATTAATTAAAAAATATAATATACAATATTTGCGTTTTGTTTATATTCGCGATATAGACGGGAGAATAGTTTTAATAGCTAAAAAATTAAATAATAATGAAATTCCATCAAATAGGTCATGGATGAAAATAAAAGGCAGATCTCACTTTCATACATTTACGCCTAAGGTGTTAAAACCATATATTGGAAAAAATATTAATTTATATTATGAAAATATATTTCCAGAACCAAATGAAATCTTTAGAATAAAACCAATAGATTTTATATTTAATTTTAGAACTCAAATATATAATAAAGAAACTCCATATTTTACAGCCAATAGCCAGATGGTGATTCCTAAAATATTTATTAAGAATTATATAGGTAAAAATATTTCTCATGATAAAATATGTTTTGATAATACAACCACGGAAAATATTAAATCTGGAAATTTGATTGTTCTTATTAAAGACCAATCAATACAAGATTTGGCTTATAATTTAGATGATTTTATATGTTTTGTAAGATCCGCTAAATTAACTAAAATGATGGATATAATAAAATCTTTTAATAAAATACTTATAAATTTTCAATATTCGTATTTTGTTAAAGAATGTAATGCTATTGTTTTTAAGGAGGATATTAATGCAGAATAATGAATTAAGCGAAAAATATGTAGAGTATGCGGAAATGTTAAATGAATTAACTACTAATGAATTAAAAGTCCAAAATATCAGAAGATTAGTAGATGAATTAAAAGGAAAAATAGCATCTTCTGAGAATGGCGATAGTTGCGGAATGGAATTGTCCGCTCATGCTTTTAAGCAATTATCAGAACGGTTAGAAAAACTATCTATGGAAAATAATAATATTTATAATGATGTATTTAATAAACCAAATAAATCAGAATGCTTACTCTTGCCGTCTAATTTAAAATGTTTTATTATTACTTTAATATCCGATGCCCACAAGAAAGGTGAATATCAAAAAGAATCTTCTAAAAATACTCCAGGAGGATTCGAATACAGATTTACCATTAATATAAAAAAATGGGGAACTGAAGATAAGGAACTGCATCTAGTATGTATTATTGAAAATTATACTATTAAAACTGGATATTTTAATTGGATATAAAGGAGCAATATGATAATCTCTTTATTTAAAAATGAGGGTTTTTTAATTGAATGTGACAATGTTGATTTGTTAGCTGATATGCAGGCGGTTATGGATGGTTATAAAATAAGAAATAAACCTCAAATAGTGGTTCCATTAAAAGCCGGAGCTTTAATTCTAAAATATAAAGATCACGGACTCTCTATGGATAGTATTACCACAAATTCTATAAATAAATTAATAGAAAATAATAAATTAAGAATTATTAACATTCAAAAAATTAAAGATCAATATGGAAAAGAAATAAAATTTGATTATGAATATAAGGGCAAATATACGCCAATGGCTCATCAAAAAATAATGTTTAATGCTATATATTATACCGATGCTGCGGCCATCATAGCCGATCCAGGTACGTGTAAAACAGGCCCCTATCTGTGGGCTATAGATAAAAGAATTAAAAAAGGAATAATTAAAAAGGCGCTTGTGGTCACTCTTTCAGATCTAAAAAAAAATATATTAGAAGAAATGTCTGTTCAAGTACCGGATCTTAAAGGCGTAATATTAAAAAATAAAGATCAATCTAATAAAATCTTAAATAAATTATTTAATGCTAAAAGAAGTTTAGATAAAAATATTGATTATAATATTTATATAGCTAATTATGAATCCATGTATTCATTAGTAGATTTAATAAATTCTGATTATTTTGATATGGTAGTGCTAGATGAGGCTCATAGAATAGGATTTCCCACTTCAAGACAAACTAAGGCCATAATAGAAACTTTTGAAAATTGTAAGTTCAAATATATAATAACAGGCACATTACATGCTAATAATATAATGTCATTTTTTATGCCATTTAGATTTTTAGGAGCCGACACCGTGCCTTACGCTAATTATTATGAATTTAGAAGGCATTATATGTATACCGTGGATCCTAATCAATATATCTGGGTGCCGTGTTCTGGGGCTAAAGAGACTGTTAAACAAATTACTGGAAATTTATCAGTAATGTTTAAAAAAGATGACTGCCTTGAATTGCCCCCGTTAATATATGAAAAATATTCTTGTCCCATGCATTCTAAACAAGAAAAATTATATACACAATTAAAAAATGACCTTGTTGCCGTTATAGATGATATGTGTTCAAAATGTAATAAACAATTTAAATGCGACAATTCTTGTGAGAGTCAAATTGTGGCTAAAAATTCATTAGTGCTTTCTGGTAAACTTTCTCAAATAGCTTCAGGGTTTTATATTAATACCAATATAGGTATAGATCCTGAAAGCGGATCTGAATATAATAATAGTAATATTATTACACTTGAAGAAAACCCAAAGATGCAATTATTAATTACTACACTTAATAATATTCCGGAAGGTTCTCAAGTAATCATATGGACTAATTATATTCATGCTTGTAAGCTTATTTCTGAAGCTCTGAATAAAGCCTTTGGCGAAGAATCGTATATAACGTGTTTTGGAAATGAAGATGCTTACGATCAAGTGAAAAAGTTTCAATCATCAAAAATATCATATATAGTGGCCAACCCTAAAAAAATGGGAGTTGGACAGAATATTCAATTTTCTCATTATCAAATATTTTATAGTAACTCCAGATCGTGGGTTATTAGAGACCAGGCTGAAGGTAGACAGCATAGGCAGGGTCAAAAAGAAAAAGTAACAGTTATTGATCTGATTACAGAAAATACTATGGATGAAGTAGCTTTAAAATCCTTGAAGGCCAAACAGGATCTTAATCTTACCCTGTCACAATTATCCAGAGTTTTAAAAAATTCTAAAGCAATCGATGCCATTATAAATAATCGATCTAGTTAGTTTTTAGCTATTGATTGGAGGGCTATGGCAAGAAAAGCTGTTGTTAATTTAAGTAAAAGTCAACTTGAAATGTATCAAAAAACGTATAAAACAGATATTGAAATAGCGAAAGCCGTTGGAGTGTCTCGGCAATGGATATATATATTAAGAAAAAAATATAATATATTACCTATTAAATCTAAAGATGTAAAAATAAATAGGAATAAAGCTATTTATACATCTTTTATGGCTGATACGAAAAGAAAAGAATTGGCACATAAACACAAGGTTTCATATATAACTATTTGTAGAATTATTAACAAAAACAAGGGGGAAGCGTGTTAATAAATAATAATGATTTTCTTAAAAAGGTATTATTATTTGCTGCTGAGGAACTATATAAAATTCAATTTGATTTTGATGCACTGATGCCCCATTTAGAAGATTCTATTAAAGATAAATCTAATTGGATTTCAGATACAATAGAACAATGGTTTGAACAAGTTCAAGAAAAATATCCTAAAGAATTTGGTAATACAGCCATTTGCGATGTTAATGATGTTCCTGAATTAACTAAAATAACCGAAAATAAGTCAAAAAATTTATCAAGTAAATTTTATAAACTTAAGATAGGTGAATGTTTTGATCTTGATAATTTTACTAAAATAACTAAAGTTATGGATGGTTGGATATACGATGGCGTTCATGGCGTGGCATTTATACCTAAACCATACGGAGCACCAGATGATGTTGATGAAGAGGGGTTAAATCAAGATGTCTGAAGAATCAAATCTTCAATCTAAAATACTTAATGATCTTAGATCGTTTGGTAAATATTGTGAATGTTTTAAAATAATCAAAGCAAGCGATAATGGGGAACCTGATATATTTTTTACTACAATATTAACCGGTGGCGTTTTATTAGAATTAAAACGCCTAACCGGCTCTGCTGAAAAACTTCAAATATTTAAAATAAATAAACTTAATAAATGCGGAACTAAAACATTTGTATGTCATTCGTGGCAAGAATGGGTATCTATTAAAAAAATATTAAATTTAGAAAAATTTACTGTAGAATTAGTTCATAAACATAAGTCTTCGTTATAATTAATTCAATTCTGAAATAACAATAATATAGGATTTATTCCTTTTTTTAAACTTGGAGGGTGTATGTATGGATTTGTAGAACCATGGATTACAGAATTACTTGATGTTCAATTTGATGCCTATAATATTGGCGATGGATTAATCGCCAACATTGTCAGTGCTGATAATTTTGAAAGAATTTTGCATATATTTTTACATATATTTAGTGATAGGACCAATATTAGAAATGGAAAAAATAGTATTGAAAGGCCAATAAAAATTAGTTCGAACGTAATCGGTATGCATCTATTACTTATGAGGTACTGGATTAATGAAGATATTCTTTACGCTTTAACAGATGGCCAAATTAAAGCCAGAGATAGCTTTGTGGCTTTTATGGAGATGCCTAATCCCAGATTTAATTTAGAACATATTAAAGATATGTTTATTCGTATAGCTATGGAGCATAGATTTGGTTTGCGTGACGGAATAAGACTTATTAATACCGAAGAGACACATACTACTGAATTAACAGATCAACATGATGCTATTGATGACGAGAGGGGGATTCTCGCCGAATTAAGGGATCAATATAATATTATTGATATTAATAATCCCAATGTTGGGGTTGTCCCTGACGCTTTAATTGAACACGTTCCTGTTGAACAAGCTCCTGTTGAACAAGGTATTAACATAGAACAGAAAGTCAACATGGATAAAAAACAAGAGAAAAACGAAAGTATAAAAAAGATTTTTATTGAAGATGTAATAACAAACGTACAAAAAATATATTCTTTATATCAATTCACTACCCCCAATAATAATTGTATAATATGCGATCAGACCCCCAATGAAATTAGAATGAATATATTATTTGATTTGGCAGATAAATTGAATAAAAATATTATAATGACTTTACATTATAATAGTGCATATCTTAAAATAATAAAAAAAAGTTATAATACTAAAGAGGTCGAACAGCACACATTGTTTATTGATACATGCCCTATATATTCTTCTGAAGAAAAGAAGTTTGTAAAATTGGTTAAAAATTCATATACTATATGCATGGGTACAATGACAATGCAGCCATTATTGGTATATGGAACGGATGTTAATAATGATGTTAATCTATTATACAAAAGTCATAAAACAGACGAATCTATCGAAAAAATAAAAAATGGAGAAAATTCTCCATATTATAAATATGATCAAATATTTAAAGATACCTACACAAATGTGGTGTGGGCTGTTAAAGATCGATGTGTTATTCACGTGCTTTGTCAGCAATGTTCTGAACGATTTATGGATACTATATTGATTGAACTCACAAAAAGAATAAATAATAAATTATCATATAAAGAATTGTTGGCAATAGATAAAGCATATTTCGACAATATGAATGCCAACAATATGGATTCATATATTAATTTCGCTTTAGAGAATTCAAAAAGAATATATGATGATATGAATAACGAGTTAAAAAAATTAAGAATCTCTTTTAACTCATATATGTCTCAAGCTATGGAAACCGCAAAAATTGCCCAAAGAATTGAAGATCAACTGTCAGCTTTTGACATGAATGGATTTGAGGCAAAAGAAAAAGAAAAGGCTATAAAAAATTATAAAGATACCATGGGAATAGACAAAGTTAAGTGTATATGTATTGAAGATAATAAAATACATATATACACAAAAAATTTATACGTTAAAGATCCTCGAAGTAAGAAATGGCATGACATTGGAACTTTCCATATTATTCTTGGAATGCTTGGGAAATCGTATGATACCTCCAATACTATTGCTATTTTTAATACCAAATATAATGGCATGGGTATGAATAATGATTTTCAGGCGCCCCATGTATATGGTGATGGCCACGTATGTCATGGAAATATGGCCGCATCAATGGTTGAATCTTATAAGCAAAGAAATCTATTTGAATTAATTTATCAAATCATAATATTCTTACAATCTGTTAATGTGGGAGATGCTGCCGGAGCTTATATCCATACTTGGCCTGAAGTAACCGAAGATATGGTTAAGCGCGATGAAGATGGCGCAACTTATGATGAGATTAGTGAAATAGAAAAAAAATGGGATAATCAACTGGCGGAAGCGTTGCCAATTCACATATAACAAGGAATAAGCAATGACGACACTTACTTTTGAAAATTCAACTGGATTGAATTTGAACAATTTTCCAGCAGAGCTTTTAATTTTGGCCACCAATGTAAGTACAAATGCAACTGGTCTGTTAACTATTGATGTCGATAATGGTTTGCTACCACGCTTCTCAGCAGATTTAAATGTTCTTAATCGCAATCTGATATTTTGTCAGATTAATGCTAACTCTATATATATACGAGATACTGAGCGGGCCATGAATCAAATGCAAAATATTGTTCGACAAAATGCTGAACAATTGCTGCAACCAGAACCAACGCGAGAGCCAATAGCTCCAGCACCAGCAACAGTTGCAATAATGAATGATCCTGACGAATCAGCGGAAGATAGTTTTGAAGTAATGAATAATGATAGACAATTTCCAATAAATCAATGTTTAGAAGAAGAAATTTTGCCTTTTATGGCAACAAAATTAAGAAATGCGTGCAGTCCAAATGCGGCAGCAATTCTGAATATTCTTAATCAACTTCAGGATTTAACATGTCGCACCATTATTCTTAAGAATAAATTAACCGAACTAACGAAAAATATAGTTCCAGAAGATAAAATAATAAAATTGAAGGAACAAATGGATCAATTGATAAGAGAAGACAATTTAATAGATAAAGTTCAAATAAATAAAGATACCGGATGGCTGTGGATTACTACCAAAAATCTTCAAACTGAAGAGTTGGAAGATGGCACCAAAAGAGATATTGGAGTTATGTTAATCCAATTAAATCTTAATGTTATGTTATCTACAGTAACACTTGAAAGTGAACATCTACTTCTAAAAATCTTTAATAAAACAAGATATGTATATGATAACGAAGCTGATTGTGAATTTGAAAGTGGCCATATTAGGCATGACGGCACAGTATGTTTAGGCAATGGATATGAGCCATTATTCGCATCGTTATCAAGAAATAATTTGTTACAGGCTATCGATCTTATCATCAAATTTATAAGAAACCCCGACATTGATGATGCGTGGGGAAAAATGATACTTCATTTTCCCGAGGTAGCATAAAATGAAAAATATAACGCAAGGCACCACTTATACTGTGCTTAAACCAGAAAAAAAGGTTCCTCCCACAATAACATTCACATCAAAAGCATTAAAGTGGATAGAGGCTATTATTGATAACCATGAAAATGAAGTTGGTTTTTATGGTATTGTGGAGGAAGATGAAGTGAATTATTCTTATCGTGTTGTGGATATATTCTATCCTAAACATCAATTAGCCACTTCAGCTACATGCGAGATATCTCCTGAAGGAGAGGCCGCAATAATGAATTGGCTTATTGAGCATAACAGAACAACGGACATTGCCAATATGATGTTGTGGGGGCATTCCCATCACACAATGGGAATTTCTCCGTCAGCTCAAGATGATAAACAGGCTATAGATAGAATGGAATCTACAAGACATAATATAATTCGAATTATAGTCAATAAAGAAAAATTAATGTCAGTTTCTTTCTTTGATTATAAAAAACAATTAAGATTTGACAATATTATATGGCAAGAAGAAAAAATAAGCGACGAAACTATTAATTTGGAAATGCTGAATAAAATTCGCGCTATTTTAGATTCCGACGCCGCACATGATAAAAAAATAGATGAAATAGATAAAGTTATGTACGTTGATGTTGAAATGGAAAACATCACTGCAAAAGTTAAAGAACTTAAAAAAATTAATATACCTGAAAATAATTATCAAAACAACCATCAAATATATGGTCGAGATTATAGCAATTATCCAACATTTGGTGGATGCCGTAAACATGGTAAAAATAAGAAAAATGATCTTCTTCAAACAGATGCTTTTGATGATTTTAATAATTACCCCCGCTCGACATCTGTTGAAAAAGAAGTAGAAGAATTAATGAGTGAATGGAATGGGATGGGGGAGTAATATGAATTATTCCCGCCAAGCCCAATTACTTGACCCACAACAAATCAAAAACAGATCTATTACTATTATAGGAGCCGGCGCTACTGGATCTTATATGGCATTATTCTTGGCCCAAATGGGCTGGGGAAATCAGCCTTTTAATCAAGGAGAACTAAAAGTATTTGATGGAGATGTGGTAGAAGAACATAACTTGGCCAACCAGGTTTATGAAAAAAGCCATATCGGAAAGCCTAAAGTCGAAGCGTTAAAAGAAGTAATTATTAGAAAATGCGGCTTCGAAATTCAGGTTTATAATCAGATGGTAACCGACAAAACACCAACTGATTTAATCCAATCAACATACGTTTTAATCCTGACAGACACCATGAAAAGCAGAAAAGAAATCTTTGAACATCACCTAAAAACACCATTCAATACCGACCTTGTTATTGAAACAAGAATGGGTTTACGAGATGGAAGGGTATATGCATTTAATCCTAACATGGGTGAACACGTCAAAGAATGGAAAGCCACTCTGTATGACGACAATGTCGCAGAAGCTTCCCTATGTGGTGCAAGTCAGTCGATTGTCTCTACGGTAGGATTTTTGTCGAGTCTTGCCACTGGAAGAATAATACAGCATTTTAATTACCAGTATGGCAGCGATAGTCTTAGAGGACCTAAGGGTAATAATGACTTCATGATGTGGAATGAAGTTCATTTTTCACTTTATCCTGAATGTTTTTATCTTAGACGATTTGGCACCAATGAACCGGTAGTAACTGCTTAATCGACAGGCATTATTAACTTTTTTTTGAAAGGCTTTACCATGATCGTAGTTAAAATCATGCAGCTGAACTGCCCGGTCGAAACTTATGCGCTCCAGCCTGGAGCTACTGTTCAAGATTTATTTGAAGAATCAAATAAAGAATATGTAGAGGGTGAAGTTACCCGTCGTCATCAGCGTGTTTCTGAAAATGACACTCTTTTTGACGGTGATGTAATCATGATTTCTAAAATGACGAAGGGAAATCAGGATTTGTTTGAGGTTGAAATTCTGCGCATTAGTGGTGGTGGACGCGTCCTTACTCTTACTGCGCAGCCGGGATATACCATCAAACAGGTTCTTGATCAGCTTCCTACAGAGGATCGCGCACAGTTTTTTCGTGCCGATGGAACATCTGCTTATGAATTTCGGCTGAGTGGAGCTGGAAGTTCAAGCGAACCTGTTCCTATGACATATGCACTGAATGCCCCTGCTGGTGGAAAAGTGCGTATTCTGTGCAGTCAGGTTGTTAAAGGTAATTAATTGGATACCGAACGTTAACTAAGGAAGGGAATAGTAATATTCCCCTCCTTATATTGTTAGGATAAACTATGGGTGCGTTATTGCATATACTACAATTTGGTGATAGTGAATGTACTACTTATGTGGTTGAAATTGCAAGCATATCGCATTGTAAGTTTCGATATCCAAAAGAATTACCAATCGCGCTTTCTACAAAAGATCGATATCCAAGTTTGGATATTCATCTTATGTCAGAAGCGAAAATTCAATTGTATTTGAATAGTAAAACTGTTTTTAGAGTTATCGAAGATGATGGGCCTGTTAAAGAGACCACTTCTTTAAAAGAATTTGAAAATTCCATCATTGAGTTGATTCAAGGAAACGGAATTACTGGTAGTTCAATGGACCCGCAATTAGAGACCCAAAGTGATACATAACAACTATTACCAAAAAAATAATAATAAGGCCCCGAAAGGGGCCTTGTTTTACCTATTATTTTTTTAGCTATTAGAAAGAAATATGGCTGAGCCTAGATGATTAATCTAAACCCAGCCACCGATCGCACAGGAGGGAACAAGGGTGGCCTTGCGATCTTAAATAGAAGCACTTAAAGAGCGAGGAGGTTTAACTTCAGGTAAACGATTTACTATTCCAGGATCAGAATTTGCCCCTGCTGCTGATGGCGGATCATCTGCCGTACTAGCACCCTGTGTATAAGTAGGTATTTGACCAGTAGCAATATTTTGAGGCGTAAGAGTTGGGGCAATGTCCGCTTCGATTAGATTCATTTCTTTTAAGTTGCGATAGACTTCTTCATAAAGACTGGGGGTGGAATTTTTCATAGCCAACATTCGTATTTTAAATTCTTCAGGATCAACTTTAGCCAATCTTGAAAATCTTTGGGTAAGTAATAAAATAAGATTAGGTACGGATATAGTTTGAGGGTCATGGCCTTTATTGACAGCCATATTCCCAACTTCCTGTTGAACCCCAGTAGCGTTTTGTTCAGAATTGATTTGTCTATCCTGATCGCGCTTAATTTGAGCCTCATTCTGGCTCACCTCAAGCCTTCTGGCCTGTTCTACCTGAGCATCTGCCCCATATAAGGCCTGAATTATTGTAGCGGCTCCTTGGGCTTCTGCCGACCCTTCAGCCTCTTTTATTTTAAGTTCTATTCTCTTGTCCAAATCATCTTCAATGCTTTTAAATTCCTTCTCTGGGTCAAGACCCAATTCCTTTTGAACCGTAGTTTTAGAAACTAAACTATCAGAATTAAGTTGTTCTGAAGCCTGTATCATAATTTTCTTTTTTTCCAAATCATCAGCCATCTTAAAATCAGACATTCTAAGAGATATTTTTGGTATATCCATAAATTTGGCTATATTTTTAACAACAAATTCAAGCAATAAATGCATATCATTTCTATGATTAAGAAAAGAGTTTTCCACCACCCTTAAAGACACATTACTTCCAGACCAGGATGCTCCACCACGTATGATTTCAGGTATCACGCCCATTCCTGTAATAATTGTGTTCTCAGTATCTCTGATTTCAGGAGAAATCATAAGAAGTCTGGCGTCACCACTGAAGTTCTGCATCCCAAGCGGTATAGGAACAATAGATATATAGTTTGGATCTGAGCGCCAACGCCTGATTTCTTGTTCAACTTTAGCGCGCCAATCACTTAAACTAATAGTAGCATGAGGGCTAACGTCGCCAACAGGCTGAGGAAATAAAATTCTTAAAGGAACGATATGATCAAAAGCGATCATTTCATTACCCTTTTTTAATACTTTTGTATGAAAAATATCTTTTAAAACAGCCATCACAGATGGGATGCCCCAGCCTCGTTCTGCAGGAACAATATATTGAGGACCTGAGCGTTTTAAATGAAAAACGTTATCAGCCATTAATTTTAATTGTTTACGTTTTTCAACAGCACTAATAATTTCAAGTCTTGTGCTATTAATAATATCCATATCACCGCGACGTATAGCAAATTGCAAATCTGGCGGTATTGTATAATAATAAAAATGATCTCCAGTAATAGAGTTATATTTAATATCAAGATAAAGCAAATCCCAATGCACCAAGCCTAATTTACTTATTTCTTTTGTATTAACATCACGGGCTTCCATTTCACCAACATAACCGCATTTTTTATCAGGGCATTTAGCTTTAAATTTAAAGTTTTCAAATTTTACTTGAAGCCCATCAGTAGTATATTGTTTTTTACAAAGCGGACATTTTAACATTCTTTTAAACGGATAATTAATAGATATTAAAGAATTGCCATAAGCGTGATAATCCATGCCGCACTGTTTCAATGATTTTAAAATATTCATTGAATTTTCAAGAATATTTTTCCATTTTTCTACTGTTTTATCGTCCTTTATTTTAGTCTCGCCCTCATCGTCGCCATAAATAAGAGAAGTAATGGGATATTCGGACATTTTGGTAATACACTGAGAAAGCAGTCCATCGCTTACTACATATGCTGCGATAAATTTTAATATACCTTTAATAGTGCGAGGGATAAACGTACTGGTCATATCAAGAAAAGGCGAATCATAACGTATAGATCCTCTTGAAAAAGAAACCTGAACGTTATTACCGGCCCCGCCAATTCCTTGACCACTCTCAGGTGAGGTTATTGAGGTTCCACCAATATCATCAAATTGTCCCATGATTACTCCTTTTAGGATCCATATGCAGCCGCAGATGCTTCTGCACTTAATAGCCGCCTTGCCTGAACATCAATAATATTATCTTCGATATTAATATTTTCACCTTTGACCAATTGGCTGAATCGCTCTAAAATTTTTGGCCATTGATCCTTCATATCTTGTGATACTGTTGCGCCTATTCTATCTTTAATCATATCCATAAGCGAAGGCGGGGGAGTGTAAATACCATCATCGTTTAATAAAACACAAATATACCTAATAATATCTCCACCAAATTTTCCTTCTCTATCAGGTCTGATATAATTCATCATTTTAACTGCATTAATAGCCATTCCTGGAGATGGTTTTTTTAAACATTCAAAATCAGCCATTGCTCCAGAAAATGCTAAAGCCAACTGGTTAAATTCATACCAATCAAAAAATGCTCTATCACTATTGCATAAATGACGTATTGCAAAAACCTTTTCTCTATTTAACCCTTCTAACACAACAGCATAATGTATCCATAATACATGTTCAATAGTTTCAGTTTCCCATTCCCACCAATTCGGACTTAAATTTTTATTTAAAAAATCATAAATAAACTCAACAGAACTTTTTTCATTATTAAAAACAGTATTGAAATTAACTATTCTTTCGTTCGGTTTTGCAGTAGAATTTTTAATTCTATCATTAATTTCATTTTTTATTTTTTCAACCTCATCTTTATTGCCCGATATTTCAGCATCATAAAGAGCGGTTGATAATTTTGTGGCCATAGTTATCTCTCAAGAACTTTAAGAAATACTTCTTTTTCTATAGAACTCATTCCTTTAACTACCCCTGCCGGATCGTTGATAAATTCTTTTTTAGTTTTAACATCAAGATATTCGCCCACTTTTTTAAACTCACCGGATAAATCGGAGGCTATTTTTTTTAAATCATTTTCAGTATAATCACCGATAATTTTATCAGAATCAAAATTAGAATGATTAAGACTGCCAAAAACAGTCATAATAGGATCTAATATCGATTTATCCCATTGATATTCTAAACCGGCCAGTTTATCAAACTCAAAAATTGAATCTACTGTGGTGTAGGCGCTTTGATTAGATGCTGCTGTTTTTATTTTATCTATCAATTCGTTCGTATTAACATTTTTATCATTAATTTTAATATCCTTATTAACACAGGCGTGTTTGCGCATATCCATATTTTTTTCAAAATCAGGAGATACGGATGAGCGATTCAGCATTGGTCTGGAATAATTTTTAATCCAGTCATAATCCAGATTAATTCGCAAATCACTTGCGCGTTTTTCAATAGCGGTGGCAAATGCGGATCGTTCTCTTGGATGAAATCTGGGAAGATAACGATCAAGATAGGCTGCTGTTTTTACGAGTTGATCTTTTGTTTCAATTGGATATTTCCCTTTAAGAGCATAATTCATATACGTTCTCCTTTTATTTAATTTATGTTGACCAGCCAATACATATTCCACCACTAAACGAAAGTTTTTTCGCTAATCCAGTAGTATCCGCGATGCCTGATACGCCAACATTTTCAGCCGCACTAAATCCTGAACCAGAAACAGTCCCAGTGCATGTTAAACTCCCGCCTATAGCGGCATTTAATTGAACAATAAGAGTTTTAATTGTTGCTATGGCTGTTCGAGCGTCTAATGTTGATAAAAATGTTCCAACATCAGCCGTTAAACTATCTTTTACTACAATATTTTCAAAAACAGAATCTAAACCAGTAGCAATTCCTCGAACGGAAGTTGATTCTACACTTGTAACGGATCCGGAACTTGTTATTACTTTTCCTAAATAAACACAATCGTCAGGATCTGGTTCTGGTAATGCATCGGTTGGCGATCGTATAATTATACTATCAACTACTTCATTAACTTGATTCCCTTTAGAAGCAGCCAAATCATCATATACTATATTCTCTGGAGTTCCATTAGAAACAAAACCAGTTTTCTTTCCTTCAGGATATATATCCCCATCTAAAGTATCAAGAATATGTTTTAAATAAATGTAAGTGGTGGTGTTTCCAGGGACGGTAACTTTTAATTCTGACTCAACAACAATAATGTCCCCATTTGGTGTTACCGCCAACCCCGAACCAACATTAATATATAAACCTGAAGCGGGTTTAGTTAAAATTAATCCATTAACAACTCTTCCAAAACCAATAGCATCACCCACTATCCCTTTGTTCGTGCGACGTATATTAGCCATCATGGCCGATTGAACAGACCATGGAGTAATTCCTTTAACATTACCTTCGGTGCCGTAATCTGTACCAAAGATTTCATTTAATCGTTGCTTTAAACCATTTTTAATATTGACTCGTCTCATTTTATTTTCCTTTGCTTAATTCATCAATATCGATCTGAGGCAGAGTTTTGGATGTAGATCCTGCCATATCGATTTTTGCTTGTGAATTATTATTATTATTAAGAGAATCTTGCCCAGCAAGCACAGGCTCAGGCAATTGATAAGCCAAACACCATTCATCTATATTTTCTTTAGGAAGTTGTTCGGCTATTAGTTCTGATAACGTATTTACGGAACCTATAAATTGATTTAACTTTGACCTGGATTCATTGATAAATTTCTGAGCCTTTTTCATTTCTTCACTTAGACCTGAAGCCATAGAATCATATGATTCAAGTTTTTCAAAAAGTTTTATAGAAGATTCCGGTCTTAATTCTTTTTTGCCCATTAAATAAGCTACAGCAACAAGACTTCTTTGAGTAGGATTTAATACTACAAGCTGTTCACGAGTCATAAATCACCCTCCTGTTAATTGTTAGTGGCCACCCATTAACTAACCGTATTACTATAATTATACAATTCAGTTGCATTGTTTTGGACTGAAATATTTTCAAATACGGAAAAGCGCTGATTAACATCCTCATTAATATCCATTATATTAGAAAACATTCCATCATAAGCATATATTCTAAAAATTTTAGGAGTAGGACTGGATCCTATATTTCCAGAAATAAATCTTGAACTTCTCCATTTTTCCAGACCCATAGATTTATTTGCTGTTCCTTCAGATATATTATTTATAATGCCATACCATTCAATATATTCGCTATCATTTTGTATAATTAATTTAAGAATATCTCCTATTGAAGCGTGGTTTGATAATTCTACAATATATCCTGGAGACAGTTCTGAAATAGTTATATTATTGCTATCAGTTATAGTGATAATTATAGACATATCTATAGGCCCGGTAGCCGGTGAAATATATTTAGGATTATTGGCTACAATAGAATAATAATCAAGAGGTATCACAAGTCTTGAATCTTTATAAAATCTAATAGCAGGAACTCCTGCCCAGCGTATTCTTTTATAAAAATTAGAAAAAATAGTTATAGGAGCAAAGTATTCTATATCAAATCTAGAAATAGTCAATCTGGAATCGGCGCTTAAATTAAAAAACTCTCGTATATACGGCAGTTCAAAATAAGGATCATTCACATAATATGGAACTAAGTTTTGATCATAAATTGGAAAAGTATTTCCATATTGATATATATCTATAAGTTGTGATTCTAATTGAATAAAACCATAAAAATTATTCAATTTTTTAGAATTAACTAAATCATTAAAAAGAGAAATTTCGGATGTATCATAATTTTCTTTATTGGCCTTAAAACATTGTATTTTTCCACTATCAGGGGAATGTATTATTCTGGATATTTTTATACCTGATTCATAAATATCATAAATACCATTAGGAGCCGGTTTAGAAACAAAATATCCATCATCATCGGATTGAATAGTATCAACAATATAGGCGCCATTGGGAGTAGGCTGTTTAATAATTACCGTAGCATTTCTTAAAATATTACCAGCACTATCGGACACGTGGCCTTCAATGGATTTAGATCTTAAATTAGCAACCATTAGTAGCTCCTTAATTATTTAGATACAAATTTAAAATAAGTCATGCCAAACCTTCTAGTAACTTCAAGTATAATATTTTTTTCAAAATCAAAGCCTTCATCAAAGGTTACTATTTCACCATCATAAGAAGCCCATGGAAAATTCATCCATTTATTAACAGCCTCGGCTTCTACTTCTTCATTCCCCCATAAATATTGTATCGTACTCTCATTATCATTTGTATAAGAAATTGGATATTTCTTTCTTTTAAGAACCCTGATTCTTAAATATATTTTTTTATTTTCATCAATAAATCGCTCTAAATCAGTGGGGGCTCCCTCAATATTACTTATATTAGATCTGATATCGATATATCTTGAAATAAGATTACCCGCGATCCCTTGCACGACCAGGCTGGTATATAATTGAAAAGACGTATTTTTATTCATTTGTTTTTGAGGATAACATATAGCAAATTGCCCATAATCTGAAGCCTCGATATTTCCGCTATCTATTGATGGCATGACGCCCATGGTAGCTGGATTATAATATATATACGCTTTATAATCTAAAGCCTCAGCTTTAATATAACAAATATGATATGTTTTATTTAACCTGGTATCAAATAATACTAAATTAGATTTACCATTAATGATATCGTTGGGTTCTCCAAAATGAACATAATCAGGAATTTTTTGATGAAGATCTTTTAAATATTTTAATTGTACCGAATAAATTAAAACGTCTTCAAAAAGTGCGCTTTCTGGTTGTAATGAACCTTTATCTACATACAAATAATCTAAAATATGAAGGCCAGCCACCTTATCAGTATTTGAATTAACCGGAGAAACCGGTCTCCAGTTTTCGCCTCTTATAACATCAAGTTTGGATTTATTATCCCACATTTCAATTACAATATCAGAAGAAGAATCTAATGAAGTTAAATCGTTATTTAAAATAGTATTTATATTTTCAGTATTTAAATCGGGCGTTGCGTTAACCATTGAATTGGCAAAACCTGAAAACATTCCACACAACCATCTTTTCATATCTGGAATTGAAGCGTTATCTTTTTGTTGTAGTGTAAAATTATTAAATAACGCTGATGTATTGATTTCACATATATATGAAGGGTTTTCATTATTAATATAAGAAAGCAATCTACTTTCAGCAAATTTCCATTTTCTATTATCGATTAATCCAACCACTTTAATATCTTTAGAAAAATATTGTTCTTCATTATCTTCTAAAACTCGTATATCATAAGTGCCGTATTTCCTAAATTCTGATAAGTCTTTTCCTGGTTTAGTTATTGCAATAAGAGCAAATTGATTATTAACCCATACCAAAGATGCCGGATATACAATAAAATTTTTTTGTGTTTCAATTATATTATTCATACCGCCACCAGAATTATAAGGCAAGGTTTTTATAATTCCTGAATCGGCGTATTGTGTTAATATATTATGCATTCCAAATGAATCGTCCGCAAAAGGAACATGGCGGCTATTTGCTTTGTTGTATCGTTTTGCATTCCCTGATCCAAATGCCTCCCACGATCCAGCTGGAATATATGATAATTTTTTTAATATCCATGTTTCTTTATAATCAGAAAAATTAGATAACAATCTTTCTGTATATGAACCTGGGCAATATGGAAATTCAATATTATAAATAGTTTCATATCCGCCATCTTTAGAACGAGATGTTCTAAAAGAATTGTTTTTTTCAACTATTTTTATATATCCATTAATACCGGAAAGTTTAATCATTGGATAAATTTTTTCATATTGTCTGGACGAATAAATACCAGTCCTGGTGAGAGCTGTGGTAAAATCATATTCATTATTAGCTATGGGATCCATTCCACCGCCCTCTAAGGCTTTAGGGGCGTTTATTGGATAATAATTGGAACAATATATATTAAGATAATTTTTAACACTTATTTCTAAACCATTAGTAATTGTTTTAGATATAAAACCTAGTCCATTAATTTTTATAACAGCGTCAGGCGTCGTAATTGGAGTTGAAGTATATTTATCCGCATATTTTGATATTGAAATAGGCAGTCTATAAACTGAATGATTGCCTTGACCAACTATCCCCAAAGTAGACGTCGTAGGTATCGTAACAGGTGCAGATGTTGTGATTGTAGTGGTAGTAGGAGTTACGATGTCGCGACCTATTAAATCATCAACACAGTCGTCCTGCCTTTTAAAAAAATTATCAATACTACCTCCAAATTTATTATAATAATCACTTTCTGTTAGTATATAATTATATTTATTTAATGGGTCATTTATAGTAAAAGTTTCAATGATATCAGTATTATAATCTTCTAATTGTATTAATTTATCTATTTCATTAATCATATTTTTAGAAGACTTAATTTTTAAAAAGATATCCGGATTATTATAAAAATCGGATTCACTGGCAAATTTAACAGGATCACCATTACTATTAACAAACATATATCCAACAACTTCTCCACCACACATCGGAACTGTTGTAAAATAAGGCTCGGTCATTACTACGGCAGAATGTCTTCTATTTCTTTCCGTATCAATATCAATTCCAGAATATAAATATTTGCCATCCACTTTTTTATGTACAATAAATTGATGAGAAGCGCTGCCTGGAGGAGCAAAAGGCTCGCCAGCATCAGGTTTATTTAACATATGTTTACAAACATTATATACAATTCTTGATTGATCATTTATCTCATCAGGAATCGAGCCGCTATTAAAAGTCATTTGGCCAGATCGCAGATGCGGTTCTCCCATGCGACTACCCCAATTGGCTATTACTTTAGCTGGCTCAAAAATACCATTACGAATAATATTTGGAAAAAACATTACAAAAGAATTCCATTCTTCAGGATATATTGACTGCCACTTTTCAGGATGATTTTCATCAGTTTCATAAAAATTAACTACACCATAATAAGGTGTATAACCTTGATTATAATAATGTATCGTATCGTTATAATAATCAATCCACTCGTTCTGTTGGGTAAAATAAGCATACCTGGGATTGCATATATTTATTTTTACATCAAATAATCTAACTATATCTATAGTAGAAGGGTCCCCAGTAAATATATGTTGAAATATTTCATAATGAGCTTCGTTGGGATCAAATAAATCCTCTTGGTACGCATTAATATCAACAGAGGCTTTATTTAATTCAAGAGTATTGGTTATACTCCAAGGATATGCAAAATAATATCTATCATAAAATTTAGCCTTACCTAAAGCACCAGTATTATCAGCATCATCTAAATGAATTAAATAACCCGACACACAAAATGCCGGCGCTCTCCAGAATTCATGTTTATAATCGAATATTGTAGTTTTTTCGTCTATAGAAACCCTCTGTTTATCAGAAACATTAAAATATTCTATCATATCAGATTCGGACCCTTTATTAGAAATAATAGAATATTGTTTTTTAGTTAATTCAAAAGTATTGGGAGCAAATTTTTGCCTTTGTATAAGAGAAAAGAAATCATAATTTTCATATATTCGAGTTACGTTTCCAAACTCCTGATAAAATATTTCCTGATCGCTAAAAAAAGATATATAACAAGAATGTGGATTCATCGTATTATTAAGTGGTGATTTATGAATAAAATCAGCAATCCACGCATAATAATCAGACGAATAACCTTTAGCGATATCGCTGGCTATAAATTTATTATCTTCAAAAAAGCTAGCAATAGCCTTTTGTTGTTGGGTTGTTTTTTGTGAATTAATAAGTTTCATAATTAGTTAGTGATCAAAGACCTTCCACCGAATTTAACGTTTTTAATTGGATTCCTATCCCCAGACGCACCTTTATTAAAAGTATCAGTTATATAAACAGATAACGTATGTGTGAGTTCGCTAAATCTAAATACATATCGTCCATCGCTGAATACATTACTGAATATATTGCCGAAACAATCAGGCTTTTTTGTAATTACTAATGTTCTAGTCGGTTCATCATAATAAGCTTCAAAATCTTGAACAAATATATCTTTTTTATCACTCATTATTTTATAATCAGCATCCACTATTTTCAAAGTAATGAGTATTTTTGATTCTCTTGCATATTCATCACGTTTAGAAACATCAGCATCAAATTGGCTGTACAAATCTTTTAAAATAATATTATTTGAGCTGGATACATACTGTTTATTAGAATAATCAGAATTTAATTTATCCTGATAAATCGCTTCTATATTATTGGGATTAAAAAAGAAATCATAAACCTCCAGCTCATATGGCCCTATATCTATAATATTATAATTAAAAACTCTGATATTACCAACAATATCATTCGCCTCAGTGATAAAAATATTATCTCCCGCATCAACTATAGGGGAGATTTTTTCTGGTTTAAAAGTTTTAGACATTATTGTTTCAATATCAAAAAGCTGGTCAACAAGAACTACGTCGGACAATACGGGGTCGGTATCAACCAATGATTTATATGTTTTAGTGTTATTTATATAAAGATGACTTGAAGTATCATAATTATATGTTAATGTATTATGGATCTCGTCTTGGGTTGTTACCAAGCAGGGAGAGAATGTTAAATTGCTATTAAACCTGGATAATATAGCCGAATTAGCTATTAAGTTACTTGTTAAATTATTTTTAGATAAATATAAATTACTTGATGAATGCGCGTTTCTATAAATAAAAAATGTATTAAAAGCATATACCACACCTTTAGGTATATCAAATACAGCATCCGAATTAAGTTGAACAATACAATTTGAATATTTAAATCTTATAATGTCCGTTACCGACGATGGGGCCAGATAATCCGCCAAAGCCGATTCGTCACTGTATATTTTTAAATCTTCATAAGTAATAGTATACTGTTTGGAACCTTCATCTATAAGTGAGGTTGTATAAATTAAAGAGGCTGGCCCATTTTCCAATTCAGGTAAATATGTTTTAATTACAACGGTTCTCGACGCTCTATCCAGTAATTTAAATACACCACTGAATTGCTGATTAGCTTCAACATTAATTTCTAAATTATACCCTTGAACATAAGCATTATTAGCAAGAAATTCGTTAATACCCCCAGTGCCTTCAATGCTGGGAAATTGATACTGTAATGGCAATGATGATAAAATATGTTTCCTTAAATGAATAACAAACGTAGGTGGGACGTTTGTAGAAAAGGAATTTACATTTATAATTACAGGATTAACCATTAAAGATCCAGTTCCATAAGCATCAAAATATTCAAAAGCGCCCCTATCCCACAAGGCAGGTTCTCTTTTACTTAAAGTTATATCAGTGTCGAATGCGTATTCTGAAATAGCAGATAAATCAATTGCAGTATCGTATGCAGAAAAATCAACACCCCTATTTAAATCAAAACTTCCATCTTCTACATTAACAAATTTAATAATAGTATTTCTATAGTTGGTATAATAAGTATATCTCTCAGTATAATAGCTAGGAAATCCATAATAATCATCAACAACATTGTTTAAATAATTAATATTATTATCTAATAACGCATATGCAATTACAAAATTTTGAAATATAGATTTTTGAATAATATTATTTTTGATATCAAATGGTATAGTATTTTCCCCACCCTGAACATATACTCTTGTAATATAAATCCCTCTAAGACAATGGTAGATAGTATTATTAAAAATGTTTCCTTTAATGCGGTCTATATATGGATCGGTTGTTCCTGTCCGAACGCCATCACCACTACAATTATATATAAGATTATTAATTATATAATCTTTACAATATAAAAAAGGAACTATGGATGCGTTTGAATAAATACCATGACCAGAATTTGAATTTGATATACCACAATTATAAATTATATTTCCAATAATAGTATGATTATTGCAACCAAACAATTGAATTCCATCCCCGCTATCATTAGAGATTATAAGACCTTCTATAATAATATTATTTATAGAATTAAATTTTAAAGCAAAATAATTATTCGCCCTGATGGTATATCCATTTTCAACATGGCCATTATGTCTCTGTCTGGAATTAACTTCATTTATAATATCATAAGGGGCGTAAATTCTTATAGTACAATCAGGAGTGGTTGTTACTGAATTAAGTTCAATAGGGCCTCTGTCAATACCGTCATTATATGCAACTACGTTAAGTTGAAGTTCTGATGAAGCCAAATTTTTTCCGGTAGGAAGTTTAGACCAAACAGAATTAGATATATCTGATAATAAAGAATAAATAGAATTAAATGGTTTTATTATATGTTTTACTTCACCAGAAATATTATCAATAGCCTTGCCATAATAATCGGTAACCATCCATTCATGTAAAGAAATCTTTTGTTTAATTAGGCACCCATTAACAAAATTTGATGAAATAATTTCATTACCCACGCCCATTTGTGGATGGATCTGATCTGTATAATTTCCATCACTATCCGCAAATGTTATAATACTTATATCTTCTTTAATTCTTATGCCAGAGGTTTTATTAATTGAATAATGTAATGTATCATCATGCGCAATTTTAATATCCTGATCTAATCCAATTCCATAATATACTTTATATGGTTGATACTCAAGAGCGCCACGATCCCAACGAGCATTTCTTGTAAGACCACAGGCGTCAATAGAAAAAGCATAATTACTACTAATATTAATATAACTGGGAAAGTTATGATTATTAGTAATAAATGGCATTGCATTAGACATTGCATATATATCATTTATATTTAAATGATAAATATTATTATCTTTATTTTCAAATAACATTGTAACATTAGAAATACATTCATTATGGATTCCTGCGCTGGCATCTTGACTTATACAATATCGTAAAAATATAGATGCATTATAATAATCTGAAATATACCCTGAAGGGGAATTGTTTTGAACTATGTTATTAAAAAGAATATCATTAGTTTCATTATATATTCCATATTTTCCACAATTAACTACAGTATTATTGCAAACAAAATCTGAACCGGAACACTTAATTCCGGTATCGGACTTATTAGCAATAATATTATTAATAATAACTGATTCTGTGGCGGAAGAAGCGTCAATTCCATTTGATCCACCCATAATCAAACAAGAAGTGACTTTTGATTCAATAGAATATGTATCAAAAATTACTCCGGTTCCTGGCTCTTGTGTTAGTATGATTAAGCCATCTATTATAATGTATGGAACCCCAATTTTAATACAATCTCCTGATGCTGGTTCTATTCTAACTTCATTAAAAACCTCAGCGTCAGTAATGTAACCCTTGTGTCTTTGAGAAGAATTACATTCATTAATATTATCTGATGGAGGATATATTCTTAAATAATAATTTTTATTTGAAGCATAATAATTATAAGCAATATTACTAATATCTACTTTGACCGTGTGAGCTAAATTACTTTTATACATCGGAATATTTATTTGACATCTTGCATCAATTAAAGAATTAAATAAACCACCATATCCATTTTTAAATAATGTCCGTAAATCAGAAATGGCTGCATTTAATTCTTCATAACTATGTTTAATTGAATTTAAAGCGACATTGCTTATATCGTTTGGAATGGCCCCATATACGGTTCTAACCTCCCACTGTTTATATGAATATTTTTTATATAAATAACATTTGTGATGAGCTGTCGCATGATAATCTACAGTGTCACCAATGCCTATGTTTCCGTCTTGATCGATACTAAATTCAGCAATTCCATTAATAATTGTAATAGTAGGATCTAATCCGGATTTTAAATCATCAGTAGTTTTACTAGATGAAAAATTAAAAATGAGTGGACTAACATTAGGAACACTGTCGGCCCCCATAGACCATTCTATTAAATCATCTGAGTCCATGCTGAGATAATCCATATCAATATCATAATTAGTCATTATATCGAAGCCATAAGAATATATTGGACGAACAAGACCTTTATTAAGTGCGGCAAAGTCGTGTCTAGCCAAATGATAGTTGTTATTATCAGGATCAAGAAAATTAATATCTATATTTTTATATCCGCTGGCTCCGGTTATATCATTTGAAATACAGTTTTCAAAAGCTCCATAATCACCTGCGCAACTATAGCCAACCGGAAGCGGATCTAATGAAACATCTACTTGAACAAGATTGTTTGTTAAAGACGCATCTGCGGAACTCACATTCCTGCTAATTCCGCATGTTAAAGCATTGGGCACAGTATTATTAGATGCTCCACCATTTACGATATCAATGCCGGTATCGGTATTATATATAATATTGTTAAAAATTTTAATATCAGTAGAGCCTGCAATTTGTTTAATACCATAATCCCCAGACGCTGCAGATCCTATAATTAAATTGCCATCTATTAAATTCAAAACACAACCTGTTTGAATTAAAATTCCAATTCCGACAGATTTAATAATTAAACCTTCTACGTTAACATAAGAATTATTTATAATTATTCCGCCGGCTGAAGATTCAATGCCAAAAGCGCTGGTACTATATATTCCAGAATGTCTTTGTTTTGTATTACATTGAGTAATAGTATTCCATGGGGTGGATATTACCATTTTATAATCTTGACTACACGACCAACCATTAATAGTTACATTACCAGCATCGAATCCGCCATCATTATAGCACCATATAAATAAATTTGCTTTATTGGTTATAAGATCAACTGATCCAAATTCATGAGCTATATTCAAACCAACAAAAGCGTCATGAAGATTGTGCGTTACCCTGGCTATACTGGCAACACTAACATTATCACAATCGTAACTATTATTTAATAATGATCCATACCTATCCCTGATTATCCAGGTATAATTATTGCCCTTTTCTGCAAGATAATATCCAGGTATTATAGGGGTTCCTGTGGTAGAAGTCGTAGTAGTGGTTGTGGTACCACCAGAAGCCAATATAATTTTATCACCAACACCGATACGATGGTCAATATCATGATTGGAAAATGTAATAATACTATTTTTAATAGATGCCGTTAAACCAACTGAAATAAAATTATCTGTAGATATTCCTAAAGAAAAATTAGCAATATTGTCTAAAGATGGTACAAAATAAACGCATCCTATACACCAATTGGAGACTGTTCTATAATTGCCTTCAAAATCATCATAAACACTATAATCACTATCAGTAGACAATATAACCGCATCGGTCATATCAAGAGAAGTAGCGAATGAAATATGATAATTATTAGGAAAATTATTTCTAAAAATTATTTTTTTATTAACTTGGTTATAAGATCCCTGAAACTTATACAATGATTCATCCTCAGACCAACAACTGTCTACTGTAATAAAATCAGGATCATAAATGGTGGCAGAATATCCCTTTTCCGTACTTCCTTGTTCAAGATTATTTTTTAATATAGCTTTATTAGTAAATTGTTCTTCAGGATGAATTTCAATATTAATACCACGTTTATTTTTAATTAAAGTATTATTATAAATAAAATGATAACCATTAACAGTACGAGAGGATATGTGACTGATATTAATACCATATTCTTTACATTTATAAATAAGGTTATTAACTATTACTATTTTTTCACTTTCTATATTATTACAATTTATACCATTTTTTCCACAAGAATATATGATATTATTTTTAATAATTTGATTATTACCACCTACGGTAATAATTATTCCATTTGCTTCAGATGACGTTATTTGCAACCCATCAATGACAACATTGTCTTTTGATATGGTTAAACCATCTATGGTCGTAGTCAGATTCCATAGCGTAAAATCTAACACTCCAGAATGACGCCTTCTTACGTTACATTCTTTAAAAATATCATAAGGAGTAGTTATAGTAAGAAATCTAGTAAAATCAAATTCTAATACAACATTAAAAGCAATTGGGTTAGTTTCTGTTCCATATGAACAATAAATGGTTGGTTTAAGATCTGATGTTATAAAACTGGAAGTGTTTATTAAACTGTAAATTAACGGATCACCCATACCACTATTATTGACAGTTTGATCCAAGTTATTAAAAATAGTTGTTATAGTTGTAATGGATGTAAGCGCTTTATTTTCAGGTATTTTACCCTGACCTGTTGAATCGTTTTTAGTTACCAACCAACTTGTATCAGTATATTTCTCATATAGAATATATTGTGAAGCATCAGACATTGTAACTAAACAGCCACTACATAAATACTGATTGGTTTGTGAAGTATCAAAATTCATTACACCATTAGTGATAGATGCAGAAGGAGTCCCTGTTTTTAAATCTAATATTGATCCTATAGCAACTTTTAATTCTCTAACATAATGATAAGCTCCTATAGGCCATGTGTTATCAATGCTATTATCGGAAACATCAGTAATAAAAGAATATATTAAATCATTGGATAAATCTTTTCCCATTCTTACAGCTTCATCAGAAGCTTTCGGATCAAGCCTATAATCATTATTTGATTCATCTTTAAATTGAATAGTAATATTAGGGTGACAATCGGTTCCGCCTGAAGAAGAATTGTCTTTAGTGATACAATTAAATAATTGTCCTGAACCAACAACTATATCGGCTATGGTACAGTTTTGAACAAGATTATTGGTTATTATTGAAGCATAAGAACCATTTATTATACCTTGTTCCGTAATACCTTTACCAATAATAGTATTATTATAAATATAACCAGTTACACTGGTAAATATAGCGCCCTTTTTCATGCCATAAATAATATTGCCTTTAATTATAACCGAACTGGGTGCGGCAATATTATCAAATATTGCGTATTGAGCATTAGTTAAAAGATTGTTTATGATCTTGATTCCATTTTTTAAGCCTACTATTAATCCATTAGTATTTCCTGAATTGCCATCTATCCACAAACCATCAATTTGCATATTGGCTATAGGTGTAATCCCATTAATACCATCAACCACCGATAATTTATATCCTCCAGGAATTCCTGAATGTTTCTGACGAGAATTGCATTCACTTTTTAAATCTATAGGAGCAAATATTTTAATATAATAATTAGAATCAGTAATCCATAAAGGGCCCGGATCTATCGAACTAGATACGGAATCATTCATTTCATAACATGCTATTCTTAAAATAGTGTTTAATTTTGTTAAATCATAAGCGCCAACAAGGGCATGTGCGCCATCTACTGCGGCTTTCAAACCTGAAAATGTTTTATTTATTGATATTAATGTTTCTTTTGTGACATTCTGAGCAAAAACTAGTTTGCCACCGACGCTCTGTAGAACTTCCCATTTAGTGGTTGAAATTTTTCTATTTAAAATAACTGAACCATGCGTAAAAGTTACCGTATCTCCAACCCCAATATATGGATGAGTTTGAGGATACGAAAATTCAAGTATTCCATTTTGAATATTTAATAAAACATCCAAGCCCTTGGCTGATTTGGTTATATATTCATCAGTATATGAGGTTTGTTTACCAACAGATATAGTTATAAAACCAGGATAGTTCTTAGTGCCATGAGAAAAAGCGGCTGAACCCCCAATGGGCGAAGCGAGGCTATGAGCTTTGTGCCCTATCATATTTTATTTCCTAATTATGGAGCAGGCGTGGTTCCTACTAATATATATGGAACAACTGGCCCTCTATGAGTAACCCTTGATGGATCGGTTGCATATGTTATACCGATTCCTCCCTCAAAAGCTTTAGCCTGAAATTTACAATTTTCTAAATTTCCAAAATTTTCAATCGTAGCATACCATCGTATCCAGGCTTCACCGCCACTAACCTCAACCTGATAAGGCAATCCCATCCAGGTGTCTTCAAAAGAATCGTTATCAATAGAAAACTCATTAATTTTAAAAGAGCGCATATTAGAAGAATCCGTAGCGCTTACTAAAGCAATATATTTATGTTTATCGATAAGTTTTGAAATAAATAGCCATAATTCTATCGTCCAAATATCAACATCAGATTGATAATACATAGTTACACTAATAGGGGCGACCGCCACATTGGCAACCAGATCCCACATAGTAATACTAACAGTTATAGTGTAAATGCTATGATCGTTTGCGATTGGAAGCTGATCGGTATCATCAATAACATTGTTGCCGTCAAAAGCCATGACGGTGTCAGAATTAAAGTTAATAACTTGAGGAATTTTCATGCCAATCTCCTTATATGATTTAAAAAAAATATTATGATTCTATATGCCGCCAAAAAGTACCATCAAATATAAACATCATTGCAATTTTATAACCAATACCAGCTCCCAGCGATCTGGCGCCCGGAGGTGTTCCAACATCGCCAAATTTAAATACATTATATGTACTCCCCGGGGCAACATAACTAATAAGAGTACATGTTTTTGTTATATCGGCCATACTAAATATTATCGTATCCCCCGATTTAAATCCACAACTTGGATCAATGCCATAAATGTTTTTAAAATCAAGAGTATTATCTAATAAATAAAAATTAGCATTTCTATTCAATGTCAAAAAATACCCTTTCACTGGTCCTACTTCTGTTTTGGTATAAGTTCCGGTTTGACCATTTGTTGATAATTCCCCACCATATGTTAAATTTTTTCCGGCAGTTATATTTCCGGCGGTTGCCGCAATATTACCATTATTAGATGTGATACTAAAGTTTGCTGTAACATTACCATGAGCATATACATCCCCATTGGTTGAAGTTATATTATCATGCACTGATAAAGCGCCGTTAGTTGAAGTTATATTACCAGGCACTGATAAAGCGCCGTTAGTTGAAGTTATATTATCATGCACTGATAAAGCGCCGTTAGTTGAAGTTATATTACCATGTACTGATAAATTACCGGCATTGGATGTTATATCCCCCTCAGAAATAATTAAACCTGTTGAAATTCGAGTAGATATTATTGTAACAATTGACGCGCCAGTAAATTCAACAGAGGCCGCCGTATCAACAGATTGATCAATAGAATGTAAATACTTCCAAGTTGTTTCAGATATACTATTTGGAAACTTTAGGTTTATTAATTGAGTAATTGCAAAATCAGTAAGAGAAGGTAATGTAGTAGCATAAGTATTAACTAAATCTCTAAAAGTTACAAAATCATCATGAAATGCAGCGATAGATCCTACGCCTTGAACTAAACAAAGAGAAAAATAACCCTCATCTGCGCTAATATAATTATCTCCTCCGATATTAATTCTATTTACACAATCAATATAATTTGCTTTTATATAACTAAGAGGAGACTCGCTTCCTAACGAGGCTAAAACACCATCAATAGTTCCACTAATTAAATCGGAACCCGCGCCTGAAATAGGGAAAGAGAATTGATTGGATGCAACTTTAGAAAATCCATAATTACATAAAATATCTTTATCAAATATGTATTTAACTACTGAGGTCTGCATACTGTCTCCTTATTGTCCCTGGTTTAATATTAGTGTTAAATTGGTTAATATTATAGAAGTGCTAGATGACCAATCAGTCCTATTAAATTCTATATCCGAACCTGAACGTATTTTGCCGGCTGTTCCTTTTATAAGCATATCATTATGAGGCAATCCTGTTACAGTCCCATCAATAGTAAAATATGTAACTTTTCCAGGCCGACTTGCTGAACCTCTAAGATCAAAAGTACCATCTGAACTCTTGAATTTATATGCAGCAAGCGCGTCTGTACCAATGGAAATAATATCCGCAAATCCTATTGTACACAATCCCACGTCATTTTTATCATAAAAAATTATTTGATGTTGAGCGCCAACGCCAATCATTAAGGCATCACGAAGAAGCTTAAGCATGTTTTGGCGCATATTAACGTCAAGTTGCATAGAACACCTCTTAATTAATTATATAATAAAATCTTACAAATAGGTTATCTTTTAATTCTTAAAACACCATTTACTAACTCAAAATCGTCCGTACTGAAGTTAAGAATAACATGCTGATGACCGTCGGTTATCTGCAATGGGGCGTCTACCGTGACAGGCATATGGTCATTAAAGAATGGCATTGTACTGCCAGTCCTGCCCTCATCAGTTATTGGAACTTGTGGTATATTATTAATATCTAAAAAATATTCATTATCATCCGCGTTGAGCTCTTCAAGAATAAGAAGTTGGCTCAAAATATAATTCTGTTTAGATAATATTAACGCGCTTTCACTCAATCTGGGCAATTTAGTAGTTTCAACATGAGATACCACATAACGCTTATAATCATCTGCGTTAACTATCAAATCTTTAGGTCTGACCAATGGATAATTAGAAAGTCTGGCTCTTTTAGTGTCCTGAACATTTTCCCATTCTTTTTGTAAATCTGATTTCTTAGGATCTGAATCAAACGACATTTGAACGCTGATAGGCTGATAGTATCCAACTACAAAACCAGAACCCTTGCAGGTATCGCAATGAGATCTGACACGCTGTTGACGCTGAGGCGACCAACAAGTGGGGCACCTGGCTCCAAACGATTTGCGCTTTATAATTAAACAGGGTTCACCGCAATAATGCTGATATAAAAGTTCTTCTGCATAGCGCATGGTTTCATGAATACCATCACTATACATTCCGATAAAGACTTTATCTGAAAAGAATTGATTAGTTGGATGGGCTTTTTCTATAGCTAAAACCTTGTAATAACTATCCTGATTAAAATCATATTGTCTTAATTGGTGTGTATATGAAAGCGGTCCAACGGCGCCATCTATTTCAACAGGGTTGCCTTGCGCATCAAGAACAGGCAGATAATCAGAAACAGGATCTCTGCTCCAATGAATCTGAAACTTATAGTCATCCACAGATTCGCCTATTGGAGGCGAAGACGTGGTAGTTGTAGGAGAAGATGTGGTGGTAGTCGTTGTTGGGGGCGCAGGGGTGGTGGTTGGAGTGGGCTGAAGATCCCATTCAATGTAAAAAAAGTTTTCTTTGGTTTTTATGACTTCTACTGAGGAAAAAACCATACACCACCCATTAAGTTATTTATTATAATTATACTAATATAACAACCAAAAAAGCTATGAATAACTAATAAAACACGCCCTGCTCATCCCATTTTTTAAACAAATCTTCAAACGAACATTTCTGATTATTTAAAACAAATTGCCTGATAGATTCGGAAGATTGAACACCAAGCTTGGCTACATTTTCCCACAATTTATATGTTTCACCAATACTGTCTTTTCTGTCTTTTAATCCATTAGCCACAACTTCTGAAGCTATATCATAAGAACACCCGACTACCGCTTCTTGTTTTAATCTGGCAATAATTCCAGATTTATTAGATGGTTTGCCCATAAATTTATCACAAATAGTATTTAATGCTTTTTCTCCACCTATACAATACGCCTGTTGCATACAATTACGATACCATAAATCCATAGACCATTGATAGCTTCTTTTACCATTATAATGAATATGATTTGTAGTTGGAACTACAAAATTACGATATCCAAACAGCCAACTTTTAAAAGTTACAAAGGGTTCTCTTCCTCCATACCCTCGTTGCCCTGGATGATACCCCCCTATTTTATCCCATGTTTCATGTTTAATCATAAAAAAGCCATGACCACTGCCCGCTATAGGATAAGCCTCTTCAGAAATCTTTTTATGATTATAAGTACCATGAAAATGCTGCCATAAATACCAATCAGGAGATCCTTTTTGCCATTCACGATATAAGTATTGGAAACATCGTGTATTTGGGATAAAATTAAATGCATTATCATGCGGGATCCCAGTCCATGTAATTGGGGCGTGGACAAGTCCGGCGTCTTCATATTTATCTATTACTTTTATACATTCAGTAAAAATATTCGGATGTACAATTACATGGCTATCGGTAAAGCAAAGATATTTTCCTTTTGCTAAAGCTGCAGCATCATTAGCAGCCGGTCCATTGGCCGGTATTTTGGATATAATTAATTGGGAATTATGAAATTTATGAAAGTCTTTGCAATCAATAAGTCCAGAGGCGCTTGAAATTGCCTGTTCAGTTGAATTGTTTGCGCATATTATAAATTCATGTGTTAGTTTGGAACATGTTAAAGTTATAGCCAAATTATTTAACGTAAAATATAAATGCGGCCAATCTTCTGCGTATGGTATACAAACAGAAACATCAATGTTGGAATTTTCCATTATTTTATTCCTTCTACCCTAAAATCTCTTAATCCCATACCATGAGATAATCCGATACCAATATGTTTAATTTTGAATCCTATATTTGACATGGCCTCAGCCATAATAGTTCCAGTCCATCCGCTTTTATGGCCCCAAATTTCTCCGTATTTATTTCGTGAACCAAAATCCTCGCCAAAAATACAATAAATATATCCTTTAACATTTTTATTGTTAATTATATAATGCTCATATGCGCCAATAACATCTGGCCCTTCTACAATTAAACAACCCCCGGATTTTAATAATAAAAAACAATCTTTTAATGTTTTTATAACTTCAAGGCGATTTATATGTTCTAAACTATGATAAGCGGTAATAGTTTCAAAGCTTTCTAATTTAAATATATTTCCAATATTTTGTATTTTTCCAAGTATATTTGTGTTTCGGCCATTTTTAACAATTTTAATACAATCAAAATTAATATAATTGGGTAATAATTGTTCCCCAGATCCTAAATTCAATTTCATATTTTATTTCTTTTGTAACATTGACATAATCTCAATATCGATATTTATTTTTTCTGATATTTTTTGAACTTTTACTAAAACTCCAGGAGCATACCAATCCACTCTATTATAAATTATTTTATTATCTTTAAAAATATTTTCGACATCAACAGTTGTATATCTCCAATAATCATGAGGATAAGAATGATAAGGAAATCCAGGGCTTCGTGTACTTATTAAAATTATTCCGTTATTTTTACATAATTGAAACATATTATTAAGAGCGAGTTTCCAATCTTCGCAATGTTCTAATGTTTCTGTAGATATGACTAAATCGAAACTATTCTTTTGAAAAACATCTAAAAGATTATTAACATTTATAATTTTATCTACATTTTTTCCATCTTGAACATCTATTCCAATATATTTTATAGGTTTAAAAGATTCAACATGAGATCTTAATGAACCATTAACATTTCTAGAACCCACCTCTAATACCATTTTATTAAAGCAATCTTCATGCAATAAAACCTCTTTTCCAAAATCTAAAACACATTTGTTCATATTTTACCCCTGAGTCCCATTATTACCTTGTCTGTAAAATAATGCTTTAATATTTTTTTTGTATTCTGATAAAATTTTTCTATTCCATTATTACAACCTTGTGAATGACATAAGCTCCCTTTATTGTTTTTATCCCACCAAAAACCATTAGTAGTTATTAAATATTGAGCATTACATTTAAACATTCTGCCATGAGCTAAATTTTTTTTGTAATGATTTTCATCGTTCCATACCATAACAACAGAACCGTCTATTTTTTCTAAATCTTCTAAAAAGGAAATATTTTTAATTATTATGTCATCATGACAAAATAAAACATCGCTTTTTTTATTCCATATATTTTTTACAAAATAATCATAACAATGAAATTCTAATCCTATATTTTCAATTATAACACAAGGTATATTAAAACAATTGCCGGATCTATGACCAACAATATAAACATTATCGCATAATGAAAATGGTTTAATACAATCTTCAAAATAATACCAACCAGCTATACATATTTGCATTTTTATCTCTTTGATGCTTCTATTAATGCTTCATTAAATAATTTCTCTCCAAAATGTTCTTTTATAGGAGCCAGATTTAATTCTAATTCGTTGAAATTTATTATATAGTTCACAATGCGATCCATTAAAATTACAGGATGGGGAATTTTACGATCAAAATGATGAAGCCATTTTAATTGAGGTAAACAAATTACCCTTCTTCCGGCTTTTCTATATTTTTCGTGAATAATCCCCTCTTCGGCCCCTCCAAATCCTTTGCATTTAGGATTAAATCCTAACCAACCTTTTTTGCTTGTCATAAAACACCCACAACCCATTCCCCATATATCAAATAGAGTTTCTGGGACAACTTGGCTACAATTAGACCAAATCCCCCACATTTGGCTCCTCCAAACTGGCTCCCAACTACACGTATAATTTTTCATATCATTGTAAAGCAATGGGCCATGATACAAATCATCCGATATAGGTAAATTAATAAGAGCGTTGGGGGCAAGCAAAACATGAGAATCAATCACTAACACCATTTCTCCTTTAGCAAGTTCAAATACTTTATTTTTAGCATAACTTGGACCATTTGTTTCTATACATTTTTCATATCTTACAATACCGACCCCTTGGTTTTTAATAAATTTTTCTAATTCATGATCTCCAAAATTGTCTATAACAAGAATTTCGCAATTTTCTAAAGAATGATACATTCTGAGCGCCTGAATAGTAAAATAACATTCTGAAAAATTATTATAACTAGGCATACCTATTGTCAATTTAAATTCCAAAATAACCCTCCTATTTTTTACAATATTTTTTAACATATTTTGCTAATTTATAAACATTTTTTAAATCTTCTTTTAAAAATCCTAATGCCGTATTGCAATAATGACATAATATGCCTCTATTTTTTTTAGTTTTATGATCATGATCCACATGGATCTTTTTAGAATTTAATTGTCTTAAATCTCTTCCACATACTAAACATTTATTATTTTGTTTTAAAATCATTTCTTTTTTTTGTCGCAGCGTAATTCCATGCGATTTCATACAATTATAATTTGTATAATATAATTTAATTTTAATTGGATGTTTTTTACGATATTTTTTCATATATAATGTTTTTTCAGCTAGATGCTTTTTGTTATAAATATTTACTCTTAAATTACATAGATTTCTATGGGATTCACGATATCGCCTGCTTCTTAATAAGGCTTCTTTTAAATGATTTTTTTGATAATTTTTTGAACGAATACTATCACATTTTTTACACCATGAAAAAAGGCCATCTTTTGATCTTTTCCTTTTACTAAATTTATCAATATTTTTAATAACTTTGCATTTAGTACATTTTTTAGTTTTCATTTTTATTTACAATATTTTTTAATATAATTTGCTAATTTATAAATTTTTTTTAAATCTTCTCCAAGCATACCAAGGGCTCCGTTGCACCAAGCGCACAAAACCCCTCTAACATTTTTTGTTTTATGATCATGGTCAATATGAGTATTTTTAGAATTTTTAAAAATTTTTCCACAAGATAAACATTTATTATTTTGATTTAAAATCATTTTATTTTTTTGTTCAATATTAATATTATAATTTCTTTTTAAATTATAATTTTTTCTATATTTAATAATTGATTTCTTATGATTTTTACAATACTGTTTCATATATAATGATTTATTTTTTTTTTTTTGATTTTATTGCGGAATTATTAACAGAAGACTCCATAAAAAAACCACCCCTTTGAAAAAAAAGCCCTGCCTAAATATAATATCAGGCAGGGCTCGTGTTAAACTATTTGTTTAGGTTAATGAACCACTACCATTGCGGGAGTTAACGTTCTGAAGATAAGATATCCTTCAGTTGTATTTATTTCTTCCGCCCTGGCAACAACTTCATAAGTTCCATCAATCTGGTTCGTTTCGGCAGATATAAGTTGACCCAGAGAATCGGGGTCAACTGACACCACCAACCTATCTCCCTGATTAATAATACCATCATATCCCGTCGCTGAAACCTTACAACGAATTCCATAACTTTCCATGGTAGTAATACGACCAACGGAAGCGTCATAGCCTTCATATTTATTATAAGGTTTAGAACCTATTACCAACTTATTAACCTTTGAAGGAGTAAAAGGGATAATATTTGCTAATGAACCATCACTTCTTACTCTTGCCCAACGACCAATATGTTCATAGAATGTTTGATCAATTGGTCTCGTAACCCTTTCGACCAGATGCATTAGCGTAAGAATTTGAAGTTCATAACGAATACCATCATCATCCTCAGGAACTGGAGGGGCTTCTGTAGTAGTCGTTGTGGTCGTTGGACCAGGAGTAGTGGTAGTTGTGGTACCAGGAGCAGCTGTCGTAGTCGTCGTAGTAGGAGCAGCTGTCGTAGTCGTCGTAGTAGGAGCAGCTGTCGTAGTCGTCGTAGTAGGAGCAGCTGTCGTAGTCGTCGTA